CAATTATTAAATATTACAGACAAAAAAAATGAGCTAGAGGTTGCTCAGACATTAGGCACTCTTACACAAAAAGAACTGAGAGATGAACAGCTTAAGGTCCAGCTTCAAGATATGCGCGTGAAAACCGCTAATGAAAGACTCTCTACAGTTAGTAAAGAGATAGATAAGATTGAAGGGATTAAGGGTAACCTTAAAGCTGTAGAAGCTATAGAAGGAGCAATTTCAAAAGCCTCTGCGGCGACAGTAAACAATACTGATGATTTTAAAAAACTTATAGCAGATACACTTGTTGGTTTAGGAAAAGAGAGAACAGAAGCGGAAAACATTGCTGACAGGTTATTAGCTGGATCAGAGAGTGCTGATGAACTCAAAGAATCTGCTCTCGAAACTGCTGACCGACTTGGTACAGCTAAAAACAATGCTTTAGATCTTGTGGGAGCTTTACAACAAGCTGCTGACGCTGCTAGCAGGGTTAAGATTTTGGATGAAGGCGGTGTTCAGCTTGCAGCTGCGAAGAAACAGAATGAATTTAGGGTAAAAGAAATTGATTTACAAAATCGACTCAATGAAGCTCAAAACGAAAACAATCAACCTCTTATTGATTCTCTTAACAAACAATTAAAACAGTTAGATATAGATAGGTTTAGCGACCCTGCAATAAAAGCTTTAAGAAATCAAGGCCGTGAAAATGCTGCACTATCAGCAGGAAATCAAATCTTAAGCGTATCTGGCGTAGAAAATAAAGCCGTAAAACAAGCTCTTGGACTGGTGGCTGAAGGGAAAGTTGACTTGGACTTAGGAAACAGGGCAACGACAGCTAAAAGAATAGAAACCGCTCTTGGAGAATCATTGAAGGCAAGTGGTATGTCCAAAGAGGATATTGAAAAAAACTTGCTAAAAGCTAATACGGCTGAGTTAATAAAGCACTTTGATTTGGTAAAACAGATTGACCAAGCTAGAAAAACTTCCCTAGAAACCTCTAAGAAGGAGCAACTTATGCAAGAGAAGTCTCTACAACAATCTAGAGATCAACTCGACATTGACACAAGAAGCGTTGAAATTAGATTGAAACGTTTGAATAATGGTATTCAAGAAAGTCGTGAGGCAGCAATGGCGCAAAAGGCGTTTGAAGCGCAACAGTTTAAGAAGATGGGACTAGGCGAAAAATCCGCTTTATCCCAAGAAGATTTTAAAACTATCCAAAATAATGAAGACTTAACTCCAGCAAGCGCTCTTGAAAAAGCTAGACTAGAAAGCAGCTTTGAAGATAGAATGAAGAAGAAGCTGGTGAAGGATGATGCAGTTATTAATTCTGATTTCTTAGATAAAATGGTTGATTCTTCTGTCCAGTTTAGAGATAACTTTGTATCAGCGTTTGCAGAAGGTATAAAAAGTGTAGATGATCTTGAAGATGCATTGCTAAATGCGGCTGATCAGTTTTTGAAAGCCATGACCAAAAACTTTATCGATAAGTTTATGAATCAAGCTGCGAGTGAAGGTCTTGGGGGTGGAGGTTCTAAAGGTGGAGGTTCTGGGGGTGGAGGGTTTATGGGGTTTGTTAAAGGTATTGGTTCACTCTTCGGCTTCGCTGATGGAGGCAAAGTTCGCGGTGGCTCTGGTAGCCGTGATGATGTTCCAGCTATGCTAATGGGTGGAGAATTCGTCATGAATAAAAAAGCTGTTCAGCGTTATGGATCAGGATTCATGGAAGCTATAAACTCTGGATCTGTTCGTGGTTTTGCTCGCGGAGGTCAAGTTAGAGATGAAGAGGGTATGTTTACGACCCCGGGTATGAATGGCGCTGGAGCTATTGTTGGAATGAGAGACCTTATGTCTTTTGCCACTCAAACCCCAGTAGCTATGAATAGAGATACTTTGACTAATAATGGAGCTTTTCTTGATGCTGAAAGTGGTAGGATGACCATGTTTGGCCGAAGGAATAATCCTCAATTCCAAAAGGTTCAAGATGCAAAAAAGCAAGCTTTTTCTTTAGCGTTACAAGAAGCAGAGGCTCACAGACAAGCCAAGGAGCAAGAAGTTAAACTGGGTGACATGCTAGCAGCAGCCGTTATTAGTTCTGTTGTTAGTTTCGGGGCTACAAAACTAGGCATGAAAGCAGGACTGAGCGAAGGAATGTCGGGGCTTATAGGGTCTGGGTTAGGTAACTTTGCTGGAACTAAGATTACTGGCGCTCCTGCTTCTGGTGGGGCGTTCGGGGCTGCGGGGGCAACTGGAGATTTAATGAATATATTTTCAGGTGATGAAGATAAAGGTGGAAATTCTGAAAGTTATTTTGATGTAGGTGGTGCGGGTTCAGGAACAGGTCTGCCTTCTGATGGCCCTATGGGGTCGATGCTGCCCGGACATAATACAATGCCTCGTCGGGCGACAGGAGGCTTAATCCCTGCTGCTGGAGGAGTTGATACGGTTCCCGCAATGCTTTCAGGTGGAGAGTTCGTAATGAACGCTGCCGCCACAAGGAACATTGGAGCAGGTAATTTACAAGCACTGAACTCTGGGGCTGGAACTGGTGATAATACAGACTTAGTTGCTAAACTTGATGAGTTAATTACTGCAACTGAGACATCTCAATCTACAGGTGATATCAACATAACAATCAATGGCCCTAATGGAGCCGAAAATCAAACAGCTGAAGACGCTACAGAAACACAAAAACAGCTGTCTGAAAAAATTAAGGTTGCCGTTAAGCAGGTGATTGCAGATGAACAAAGATTAGGAGGACAACTTAGAAGGTAATGTTTGGATCAAGATTAAATGACGAAGTAGCTGTCGCCATAGATGGATACGAAATTTCTGGCGTAAGCTCTATAGACTTTTCATATTCTAATAGTGCAAATATCGTTAAGCCTCTCGGCTCTAAGAAAGGGTTAACTACTGTTGGTGGGGCTACACAACAAAAAGTTTCTATTTCTTCGCATATGATATATAATGATCCACTTTTGGATTATACTGGAAATGATATATCATTAATAAATCAGCAGGGCGTTATGAGTGGCAATATTAGATATTCAGATATTGCATACAGATTTTCTGAAGGATACTTAGATTCTTATTCTGTCAATTGTGCTGTAGGCACAGTGCCAAAAGTTAACGCTTCTATTTTGGTTTATGATGAGTTTCTATCAGGTAGCGAAGTACTAAGTGATGCTGGAATACCCAGCGATATTTCTATAACATCTCAAGGATCTATAAATGTAACTTGTGATAATTCTACAACAAATAGGGTTATTGGTTTTGATTACTCTATTAAATCTAATAGGAAACCTCACTTCTCAATAGGTAGTGAAACTCCTGCTTCTGTCGAGCTTATCCTTCCTTTGGAATTTACAGCTCAGGTTCAAATTGAAGTTGATGAAGCTTTTCCAGAAAGCTCTTTTAGCTTTTTAGAAAACAGAGAAAACAAAACTGTTGTTTTTGATATCAACAGGAAAGATGGTTCGAATCTTCAAGAGTTGACGATTCCTAACGCTACGCTAGTAAGTGAATCTATATCGGCTTCTGATAATGGTTCTGCTATTTTAAATTTAAATTATATTGGTCATGGCTTCTGATTTATTTTACAACAGAGACTCAAATATTTCTGGAGTTACAATTCGGTCTGATTATTCAGGTCTTAGTCTAACTCCTGTCTATGGTTCTAAAGCTTCTTTCAAATCTAAGAATTTTATGTATGAGGTTGATGATTTTCAAATCAACTCCATACCTCACTCAATGAATAGTTTAGAGGTTCAGTATGATGTGCGGTATGACTTAAATGAAGCCAACACTCAAAAACTAGCTGCATTTATCGAGAGTAAAAATGGAAACCAATTGTTTGAGTTTAATATAGATAATAGTGGAATTTATAAATCCATGTCTGGAGTGTCTGACAACTATGCGATTAATCATGTCAACAACCAGCATTATGAAGTCGCTGTTTCTTATTCTGTAGATCAAGCTCCAAATTTATTTAATTGGTCTGGGATGAATTTTGTTAATTTAGATTTCCAAAACTACGCTTTCTCTACCTCTTATAAAAAGTTTGATGTTGTTTTTACTGGCATAAGTTCCAATAATCTCAATAACTATTATTACTGTACGGAAACTCACTCGTCCACTGTTGATAATTGCCCAACGGGAGCTAACTCGGCATGGTCTCAGAATTTCTTTTTTAAGCCTGATATTGGTTTACAGAATGACGTTCAATTGAAAAATGAAGTCTTAGATTTTAAAAACTCTTTTAAGCAGAGAGTTAAAACAAGGGATAATAACGCTTCATTTCAACTTAAGTATGACTTCACAGATATCAGCGACAAACAACTTAAGTGTATGCTACACTTCTTAGAGAACAAGGCTGGATACAGAAGGTTTAGACATGATATAGAATCGGTCTATAATAGACCAAAAGTTATGTATTGCCCAGAGTGGAATCATACATGGAAGTATTTCAACGCGCACGATTTATCCGTGACGTTAGTAGAAGATGTTTTAGGTGTAATCCCAACAGGAAGTTAAAATGGCTAGAAATATTTTAAAGAGTAACAATTCAATTGTGATTGCTGGGCAAAGACCAGCGTTTACTACTGGTAATAGAACTGGGAGCGATATGAGTGGCGCTTATATGAGTGCTGTTCAAAGCGTAGGTGTCGGTTTTTCTCAGCAAAGGCAAAAGTCAAAGCAGGTTGGGTCTAAGGGTTTAGCTATTAACGATATAACTAGGATGCCAGATGTTGATTTGTCTATAAGTTATTACTATACCCCAGCGATGTTAAACGAAAACATGTTAGGCTTGATAAACGACCAAACGGGGAGTAGTAAGTCTGATTTTTTTAGTGGGTACGACAATCAGGATCAGAATTTTTATATAGTTAATCATCAAGATCAAGGTTCGGATATGATCGTGAATGGAGGTTCAGAAGTAGGCAGTTTGACCACTGATGCTGAAATTATTTCTGTTGGTAACGCTTTTTTAACAAACTATTCTTTAGGTTTTTCTGTAGGTTCTCTACCTGTAGTTTCTACCTCTTACAAATGTTCGAATATAGCAATTAATCAAGGAGTTTTTCCTTCATTTCTATCTATAAGTGGGGATGTGCTTGATGCAACTGCGAGTGCAATCTCTCTTGAGCCATTAGCTTTAGGAGGAATAACTGATGGTTCACCAGATTATAGCGTAACTACTTCAGAAGGGGTTGAGATTCAAGTTAATTACGTTACCGCTGGCCAAATATGGGAGCTAGAAGTGGATTTTGGAGGGTCTCCACCTACCGCAATCTACCAGTCAAGTGTGACTAACCAACTCAACCCAAACGGAATCACTCTTAGTTCTACAGGTACAATTGATCTTGGAGGTGATATAGGTGAAGTTATAAGAACTAACGTTACCTTAACGAGTCCAGACTTAAATGTAGAAAACCCCGCCATTAATCTCTCTTCTGGAAACAACAATAACGTTGGGTCTACAAACTTAGAAGATGCATTTATAAATGGGTTTGGAGATTATACAGGTGTAAACAGGTTTGATCCACCTCTATGCTCCCCTACAAAAGTAAACTCAACTCTTCAAAATCTACAGATAGGTGGAGCGCCTATTAGTGGAGACGCTCATTTGCAGTCGTTTTCATTCAGTATTCCAATCAATAGAGTTGATCTATTCGGCCTTGGTAGTGATTACCCTTACGGAAGAAAGGTTCAGTACCCGCTTACCTCTTCTGTGAATGTAGAATTTTTAGTTTCAGGTTTAGCGACTGGAGAGATATCTAATTTAATTATAGCTGAGTCTGGTTATGATTTTGACGTAGGTATTGTAGACACTGGTAATGATTTCACTCACACGTTTTCATTTTCTGATCTGAAGCTTGAAAGCTCTTCTTATCAGATGAACGTTAATAATCAAATGACATACTCCTTGTCATTCAGTCACGAAATAACTAATTAATCATACTCAATCTTAACATTCTTACTCTCGTAAGTCTGTTTCTTCTCTGCCATGTGTCGTTGACCATTTCTCTTGGCAGCGTAATCATCGAAGTATTTTTGTTTAACTGGATCTTTTCCTCCAGATTTTTCTGCTCGTCTTTGACTCATCTCCGCTGAGTAATCAAGCATGTCACCTACAGTACCCTTCTTTCCTCCTGTACTGTCCGTAAACTGCCTTTGGCTAAATGGGTCAATATTGGAGTCGATAGAAGCGTTAGGGGCAAAATAGACCCGTTTCCACTCAGTCCCAAAATCATCTACATAAATATGCTCTTCATTCATAGATTGAAAAACGTCTTTATGCTCATTTGTGTCAGGATGCTTGTAGGTATATAAGGGCATGTTTTATTATAAATAAAAACGGGGGCGTTTCCACCCCCGTTTTTTAATTGATTTTAATTTTACTGGGTTTTAATCTTCCTTTTTTAGGTAGGTCTATAACCAGTAATCCATTATCCATTTTACAGGTAATAGCTTCTGTGTCTACCTTCTTGAAAAGTTGGACAGAAAGATTCTTCTTTCGATCTTTAGGCTTTGTCTCAATCGTAAGCTTATCTTCGGTAGCTTCAATATCGACATCTTTCTTTGAAAAGCCAGCAAGCTCAACTTTTAACTCGAAAGAGTCCCCTTTGTCTTCAATATAGTTTTGGCTTTTAAAACTCTGGTCATTAAATAAGTCGTATAATAATGTATTAATCATACAAACCCTTTAACAAGATCTATGCCATATCGAAATCCTTGGAAATACGGGACAAAATGACATCCACAGTGTTTTTGTAAGTCAACTTGTCTGCCAACTTTTGTCCCTCTGTGTTAACTTGTCCCACTTTCTTCTCAGCTTGTTCCATCGCCTTGATCACATCATCCTCTTTCCAATCATAAAAAGTCCCTTGATTAAATGGAGACCCTTTCTTGAAAAAGACGTTATCATAACAATCCACTTCTCCCGAAGGCTCAACCAAGATGCAATTATCTTTAGTAGCCCAATCTTTATGAGATGTGGCATTAAGAATAATGCTCCATTTGCCGAGGCAAGTTGCATTAAAAGCAGGGAGATTCCAGCCTTCTGCTCCAGATAAACCTGTAAGATCAATATCGATTGCATTTAAAAACTCATTAACTTCAGAATTCTTTTCTAAATGAGGCAAAAAGTTGATATTAGAATATCTCTGTCCACCTAAAACAGAATTAATAGTCTTGTCCATGTCCTCCTTTTTGTAGAAGGGGTTAGTGACCAAACAAGATAGTTGATACTTTGGATCATTCCCATACTTCTTTAACCAAGCTTGAATAATTCTAGAAGTATGCTTTCTATGTTCAAACTTGCCCATTAAACCAAAATGGGTAATGCCACTCAGGTATTCTTTTTTTGTTTCTTTGAAGTCTTTGTCGAAACCCAATGGGCAGAATACGCCGCCAAACAAGTCAGAAGCACAGGAAGAACTAAAGAATGTCTCGTTTTGAGATTCAGAAATTTTCTTTTCAATGTCTGTCGGCTGATTGCATTCATAAAAGCTTAACAAATATTGTTTACAATTTTTTCTGTTCTCAGACCCATTTAAATGCCAAATTTTCAAACTTGGAATATCTTCGCTGAGATAATTGTACCTATTATTTAAACCATCCTCGATTTTTTTAAGTAAATCGCTATCAGCGTCATACGCTTTTAGGTCAACATTACCTGCTGGCCAAATCCCAACGTCATGACCCCTATCGAAAAGCTCTCGGATAATATTAAAAGAAACATTACCGAGGCTTAACGAGTTTATAGGGGCTTCAACTAAGATCTTCATTAAAAGGGAGGCTCATCGTCAGATCCAAACCCAGCGTTAGCGGTAGGAGTGGCAGTATCAGACCCAGATTTAGAAGGTTGACTATCTTCTTTCTTACCAGAATTTAAGAATTGAATATTATTTCCTCTGATAAAATATTTTGATTGAGGTTTGCCAGTATCCTTGTTTTCCCAAGTGTCCATAGCAAGCTCACCAGAGAACACAAACTCACGACCTTTTGTAAGGTATTTAGATGCGATTTCAGAGAGTTTATCCCAAACCTCAAGATCAATGAAGCATTTGGTTTTTGCGTTGCTTGGAGAGATTCCAACACGGAGGCGCGTTACCGACTTCCCGCCATTAAGTTGACGAGTCTCTGGATCTTTTACAAGATACCCTACTGATGTAATGCTATTATACATAATTTTCTGATTGCTTTTTGAATTTCAACAAACACCGATTGTGAATGTTGATTACGCCTTGAATGCTCATATCGAGTGATTTCGCTATCTTTCTCCAAGGTGTAAGCTTATTAGACACGCCATTATATCGCATGTCAATAATTTTTTCCATTCTTTTGTCTTTTTCTTTCTGTAGAAATGATTTAAACAAAGAAAAGACCTCATTATTTTCATGCATCTCTAGGTCACCTTTAGAATGAGGCTGCTTCAGAATATCCTCTAAAGAGCATTTTTGAAATTTCTTATTTCTGGTCAATGTGTTCAAACACTTCCATTTTGCCTCGTTAGCTAAGTATGTTGCAAATTTAGCGCCCCTTGACGAGTCATACTTCATTACCGAGTTGTATATTGTAAACTCTTTATCCTCCAGAAGAGAGTCTCTTTCGGCAGTATTTCTGCTTCCTGACATGAACTTATCCACCATATCGTGATAAATACCCGAATGTCTTTCGATTATTTCGATCAGACTGTTGCTGTCCTGATCTTCTTTAACCCTGTCTATTAATTCTTGATCTGTTTCCATCTTTTAAAAATGCCTTATAATATATAATAATATAATATAATATAAAATAATATACGTTACCCTTTACCTATTCGTCATACAAATCAGAAGCCTTTCTTCAAAGATTACGAATCCTCGCGGAAACAGATCGTATAACGATATTATATCGGTATTGAAAACAGTGTCAACAAAAAAAAATGAAAAAATTTTAGCTAGACAAGAGACGAATATCAGTTAATAGTGTAACTAACGCTACTATGATTTTCGAAGAGCAAATATCGAGGAAGCCTGACCATTATCCTTGGGCAGGAGAGTTTATTGAGGCAATGCATAATGGGTTCTGGACCGATAAAGAATTCAGTTTTACTTCTGATCTACAAGACTTTAATGTGGTATTAAGTGAACAAGAGAAGGAGATCATAGTTAGGACACTTTCAGCCATTGGGCAGATCGAAGTTGCTGTTAAAAAATTCTGGAGCAAGCTAGGAGATAACCTCCCCCACCCTTCTTTTAGTGATCTCGGGTTTGTCATGGCTAATGTCGAAGTTATTCACAATAACGCTTACGAGCGCCTTTTGGAAGTTCTTGGATTAGAAGAAGTTTTTGAAGAGAATCTTAAACTTGACTTTATTGAAGGCCGAGTGAACTACCTTCGGAAATATACGCATAAATTTTACAAGAATAGTAAGAAGCAATATGTTTACGCTTTAATCTTATTCACCCTTTTTGTAGAGAACGTGTCTCTGTTTTCTCAATTTTACATTATTAACCACTTTGCTCGCTTTAAGAATGTTCTTAAGGATACTGATCAACAGGTTAAGTATACTCGCAATGAGGAGAACGTTCACGCTTTAGTTGGAATGAAAATTATCAACACCATTCGAGAAGAGCATCCTGAGCTTTTTGACGGGGAGTTGGAAGAGCGTATTCTCGACGAAGCTCAACAAGCTTTTAAAGCTGAGAGTAAAATGATTGATTGGATGGTTAACGGCATTCAAGAGAAGGGTCTTAGCGCCCCCATCCTAAAAGAATTCATTAAAAATAGGATCAATGATTCTTTACAAAAAATTGGCTTTAAACAAGCTTTCGATGTTGACAAAAATCTACTGAAAGATACAATCTGGTTTGAAGAGGAGTTGCTTGGTAATAATGCCACCGACTTCTTTCATTCTCGACCAGTCGAGTATTCAAAAAATTCACAGACGTTCAACGCAGAGGACTTGTTCTAAATGACTAATTACTATTGGCTAAATGATGACTCAAGACTATTTCTTGAGAGAGGCTACCTAAAGAAAGGCGAAACTCCAGAGAAAAGAATTCGTGATATTGCAGAGACTGCTGAAGTATATCTCGGTATAGACGGTTTTGCTGATAAGTTTGAGGGTTATATGAATCAGGGATTTTATTCCTTAGCTTCCCCTGTTTGGTCTAACTTTGGTCGTGATCGGGGCTTACCCATATCTTGCAATGGAGTTTATGTTCCTGACAGAATGGATGGCATTTTAGCTAAACAGTCTGAGGTAGGCATGCAGACTAAGCATGGATCAGGGACTTCTGCTTACTTTGGTGATCTTCGTGAGCGTGGCGCATCAATTAATTCTGGTGGTGAATCATCTGGGGCAGTGCATTTTATGGAACTGTTCGATAAGGTTGCTGCTGTTGTTTCTCAAGGAAATGTCCGTCGTGGTTCCTTCGCTGCTTATCTCCCTATTGAGCATCCTGATGTAAAAGAGTTTCTCCGCATCAAGAGTGAGGGTAATGCGATTCAAGACATGTCTTTCGCTGTAACCATTACAGATGAATGGATGAAATCAATGATTGGGGGTGACTCTGACAAGCGTCAGATTTGGGCTTTAATCATCAAGAAGAGATTTGAAACTGGTTATCCATACTTATTCTTCCAAGATACCGCCAACAATAACGCACCAGAATGTTATCAAGACAAAGACATGAAGATATATGCTTCTAATCTTTGTAATGAGATCAGCTTACCATCAAAAGAAGATGAATCTTTTGTTTGTTGTTTATCCTCTCTGAATCTAGTTAGATGGGATGACATTGTAAAGACTGACGCTGTTGAGACGTTAGTTGCGTTTCTTGATGCAGTGATGGAGGAATATATCCTAAAAACAAAGCGTATTCCATTCATGGAGTCTTCTCATAACTTTGCCAAGCGTCACAGAGCTTTAGGCATGGGAGTTCTTGGTTGGCACTCTTATCTACAAAGCAAGATGATTGGGTTTGAAAGTATGGAGGCTAAAATGCAGAATAGTTCTATTTGGAAGACTATCCGTAACCGTGCAGATGAAGCTACATCAGAATTGGCGCGAGATTTAGGAGAGCCTATGTATTGTGAGGGGTATGGTCGTCGAAATACGACTACCCTAGCTATCGCTCCAACCACAAGTAGCTCGTTTATCTTGGGTCAGGTTTCTCCATCTATCGAACCTCTGAATGGCAATTATTTCACTAAAAATCTAGCTAAAGGAAAATTCACCTTCAAAAACCCTTACCTCAAAAAACTTCTATCTGAAAAAGGTCAGGATAATCAAGACACTTGGATGAGCATCCTTGAAACTGGTGGTTCTGTTCAGCACTTACTCTTCCTTTCGGACAAAGAAAAGGATGTATTCAAGACTTTTGGGGAAATAAGTCAAAAAGAAATTGTTATTCAAGCAGCTCAAAGGCAAAAGTATATTGACCAAGGGCAATCTCTGAATATTATGGTGGCTCCAAAAATCCCTGCAAAAGAAGTCAGTGACTTAATGATTTATGGCTGGGAGAACGGATTGAAGGGGTTTTATTACCAGAGAAGTGCCAATCCTAGTCAAGAATTAGCAAGATCCATGATGGAATGTAAATCTTGTGAAGGTTGATTTCATTTATATCTAAAATAAGTGTAAAGGAAAATACAATGGAGTTGGACTTTTCTAAGAAAATTAAAGAACTTTTGGAGCGATCTGAAGCTGCAAGGCGTAGTGGGCCAAAAAGTGGAGCGCAAACTCCTGCAAAACCATCAGAGCGCAAAAAAGGTTCTAGTAAGAATAAGAAGGGTTCTGCTGGAGGTAAAGGAGGTTCAATTACATTTTCTGCAAAAGTTATTACTTCTCTTAAAAATAAAGTTAAAGAACATAACGACAAACACTCTAAAAAAGTCACCCTTGGCCAACTAAAGAAAATTTATCGTCGTGGCGCTGGCGCTTTTTCTTCCAGCCACCGCCCCGGAAAGACTAGAGGTCAGTGGGCTATGGCTCGCGTTAATATGTTCCTTAAAATGGTTAGGGGAGGTAAAGTTAAAAAGTCTTACCGTGCTGCTGATCAAGACGTAGCAAAAGGTTCTGAAGAGTATTACCTTGAAAAAGAAGGTGAAGCTTTTGTTGATTTTGCCGATATTGAGTTTGATATAGCTCACCTTGATCTAGTTATGGTTGGGGCTAATGAGTGGGAGCAAGATGATTCAACAGAAGATCTTGAGTTTTCAGAGGCTGAAAAAAAAACTTTAAATAAGCCCTTCCGACTAAAAGACGGTAAAAAGAAGTATGGGGTTTATGTCAAAAACCCAAAGACTGGTAATGTGATTATGGTCAAGTTTGGTGATCCCAACATGGAAATCAAACGTGATGACCCAGCTCGTCGTCGCAGCTTTAGAGCTAGACATAAATGCGATACCGCTAAAGATAAAACGACTCCTCGTTATTGGAGTTGCAGGTTTTGGTCGAAAAAGCCTGTCAGCCAGATGGTTTCTAATGAAGTCCTAGCTTGGGATGAAGAAGAAGTTTATAGTGAGTGGGTTTGGGATGATGAAGGTTTCGCTGATCATCAAGATTTATTAAATGCTTTCCCTTTCTTAGAAAGTGTACGAGAAATTGTTGAAGAAGAAGAAGTTTAGGCTATAATCATGCATTGCATGAAGCCTAGAGTATCTATAATAACTTCTATTTACAAAGCTTCTGATTTTCTGTATGATTTCCTGATTGATGCAAAACGTCAATTTATTTTTCCAGAATCAGAAGTTTTACTTCTAGATGCTAATCCTGAAGGTTATGAGCAGGACTATGAAATTATAAAACCATTTTTAAATCTACACCCATTTAAATATTCCAAGATTGGAGAGTGTAATGTTTATGAAGCTTGGAATAAAGGTATAGAATTGTCCTCAAGCGATATTATCTGTAATTGGAATGTAGATGACAGAAGAGAGGTAACTTCACTAAAGAAGCAAGTTCACTTTTTAGAAAATAATCCAGATTCTGATGTTTGCTATGGTACTGTTAATGTCAGTTCAGAACCTAACGAGGTTTTTGAATATTCAAACAGCACTAAAATATGGCCTTGTTTAGATGGCTCTATAGAGAACCAAATGTTAAATAATTCTCCTCATTGTTTTCCTGTATGGAGAAAATCTATACACGATAGGTTTGGTCTCTTCGACACTTCTTATTTTTCAAGTGCTGACTACGATATGTGGTTCAGAGTTTTAATTGGAGGGGGGAAGCTAAGCAAAATGGACGATATTATCGGTTTATATTACGCAAACCCGAATTCGATTTCTAGAAAAAAAGAAACACTTGAAAAGGCTGTTAACGAAGTCATGGAGATAAGACGAAAATATTCATGAAAAAAATAATTTCTTATTCACTTTGGGGCGATAATCCTAAATATTGCGTTGGGGCTGTTAAAAATGCAGAACTCAGGAAGCGTTTTTATCCAGATTGGATATCTAGATTTTATGTTCATAAAAACGTTGATAAAACGTATGTAGATCAATTAAAATCTGTAGAAGGCACAGAGGTTATCATAAAAACTAATAAAGCTGACTGGACTGGAATGTTTTGGAGGTTTGAAGCCATTTCTGACAATGATGTTTCTATCATGATCTGTAGGGATACAGATAGCAGACTCTCTCTTAGGGAATCTTCAGCTGTAAAAGAGTTTGAAGAAAGCGGGATGGTTTTTCATATTATGAGAGATCACCCTTATCATAATGCATTTGTTCTTGGTGGGATGTTTGGTGTCAAAAAAGGTTTGATAGATGATATGAAAGATTTATGTGATGATTTCTATCAAACAGATGATTACGGCACAGATTATAAATTTTTTAACTCAATCAAAAATAGGATACCTGCATTCCTAACAATGGTTCACGATGAGTTTAGGGGTGGTCTAAATTTCCCCACAGAAAGAGTGGGGTTAGAATTTGTCGGTGAGGTTTATGATGAAAATGAAAACTATATAGAAGAACATAAAACACCCTTAATGAACTCCCTAAAATGAATAATATACTCATTACAGGTTCTTCTGGCTATATAGGTTCTCATCTTTTAAAAAAGATACAGAGTTGTTTTTTAACTGATGTTTGCGGCTTAGATAAAGAAAACCCTGATAAGGTTTATCCCGATAAATTTTATTATGGAGACATTAGGAATGATAAGTATGTAAAATACAAAGACCCCTTTGAATGCGTTATTCATTTGGCGGCTGAAATGAGAGTTGGCGAGTCGGTAAAAGATCCTATATTATATTACGAGACCAATGTTTTGGGTACTTTAAATGTTTTAAAAAATATTAAAACTAAACATTTTATTTTCGCATCAACTGGAGCGGCAGAAGGTTTAGCTTCCCCATATGGGCTTTCTAAAAAAGCAGCAGAAGAAATAGTTATTCAATATTGCACCGAAAACAATATTGATTATACAATATTTAGATTTTACAATGTGATTGGTTCGGATGGCATTTCTATTAAAAATCCTGATGGATTATTTTACAATCTTTTAAAATCAAAAGACACAGGAGTATTTACAATTTTTGGGAACGACTACGATACTGAAGATGGAACCTGCATAAGAGATTATGTTCATGTGAACGAAATCTGTGAATCGATAATTTCTGCTGTAGAAAAACCAGCTAATCAAATTGAAAATTTAGGGCATGGAAGAGGAACCTCTGTGCTAGAGATGTTTAACATTTTTAGAAAAGTGAATAATCTTAATGTGTCTTTGCAATATGGCCCTCGTAGAAAAGGCGACATTGCAATAAGTGTCTTAAAAAACAAAAGCTCATACATTAAAGATATTTATTCTATAGAAGATTTATTGACGTTATGAAATTGTTCAATATAGATTGTCATATATCAGTAATATCTGACATAAAAAATATATTTGAATCTTTGGGTAATCAAGTAGATCATTGGTCTTTATCTGGTCATCGTTGGGTTTTTGATTTTGATAAATGTAAATCTCCAATTATCAATGAAGCTAATTGGACGAACTTAAATCAAGAAATGGTTGATCAATTTTATGACCATCATAAAGAAGATTTAGACAGTTATGACGCTTTTATATGCGCTTACCCACCGTGTTTTTTAAAGCTGTTTGAAAAATTCAACAAACCCATAATAGTAATAGCGGCGACGAGGTACGATCACCCATTCACTAATGATCAAACAAGGCTTGACTGGCTGGAGGACTCTTTAAAGAACAATAAAAATTTAATACTGACGGCAAATAATCAGTTTGATCAAAAATATTGTGAACATTTTTTAGGAAACAAGTGGGAGTGGATACCCAGCCTGTGCGACTATACAGAATCCAAGTATAATCCAAAAAAACAACAATCAATATTATTTAGCAAATTCAATGCTGACTTAGGATCGAATGTGTTACACCAGTCAAGCTTAGGAAATTATTCTTGGAAAGATTTATATTCCTACAAGAGCATTATCCATATGCCCTACAATATCTCAACTATGTCTATATTTGAGCAATATCAGGCTGGAGTTCCGTTAAATATTCCTAGTCTAAACTTTTTATTAGAACTCATAGATCAGGGTTATCCAGTGTTGACAGAGATAACATTCCCCACGAATGACCCAAAAAGAAATCGGGAAAAGTTCCTAAAAAAAGAATGGTTACAATATTCGGACTTTTATAATGGGACGGTGAAATGCAATTACCTTGACAAAAATTTTAAATTGAAATATAATGTAGCCAACACATCTAACAAAGATTCCATTTTTTCTAAATGGGAAAAAATCCTAGAGAAAATAAAATGAGTGGACAGATAAATAGAGGCAGTCAGTTAGGAGAATTAATTTTTAATTTGGTCAAAAACAAAGATTACAAAAAGTTTCTAGAAATAGGGACTTGGAACGGCCAAGGAAGCACAAAATGTTTTATAGACGCTTTATTGGAAAGAGACGATGATTACTCATTCACTTCTATCGAAGCAGATATTGGATTTTACGATCAAGCAGTAAATTTCCATAAAAATAATTTGTCGTCTAAAATTAAAATTATACATGGCACTATAATCAATGATTCAGATCTAATCCAGCCAAACTCTAACGAGGAAAAGAAATGGTTAGATAACGATTTAAAAAATTATAAAAATTGCCGAAATGTATGGGGAGATATACAAACAGAATTCGATGTTGTCCTTTTGGATGGAGGAGAATTTTCTACACATCAAGAGTTTTTAAAATTAAAAGACTCAACAAAAGTTTTCATATTAGACGATACAAAAATGGCCAAAACTAGTCAAGTATTGAAGGATTTAAGTGATGACCCTAGCTGGGCTTTAAATTGCTCTTCAAAAGATAGGAATGGTTTTGCGATCTTTACTAAAAAATGAATACGTTACAGATAAATAAAATCTCCAAACTGCATAACGGTAAGGATATTTTTTTCTGTAAAACTGATTTTATAGAGGAAGCTTTTATTAAAATACAGAACACTAAAAATGATGTAATATTTATTTCTGGGAATAGTGATTACTGCATAGATAACAGCTTGGTCAAAAAAGCCCCCAAAAATATAAAAAAATGGTTTTGCCAAAACAGGCTTTCTGATGATGGTTTACTAGAGTCCATTCCGATAGGAATAGAGAACGCAGTTCCATGTTCGATTGATGGTCATGGATACGTTTGGCCTCACGCAATAGAAAAGCCATCTATAATTAATCGTTTAAAAAACGAAGCTATACAAAACTGCATTAATTTGATCTATTCTAATTTTAATGTAAATACTAATCCAGCTCATAGAAATGAAATAAAACAATACATATCTAAATTAGATCACATAACTAAAGAAGAGTGTACTCTAAATTACGAGGATTTCGTAAAGGGTATATTGTCTCATGAAGCTGTCTTATGCCCTCAAGGTAATGGGGAAGGAGATAATCATAGAATATACGAAACACTTCATTTAGGAAAAGTTCCAATAACTTTTAATAACAAACAATTCAAATACTTACATCATAAATTTCCAGTTGTATTAATTGAAAATATCAAAGAGTTGAGTGATAAATATCTCATCGAAAATAAGATACGCGAAGCTCAGAGTAAATTCGATGATAAATATTTAGATGCAAATTACTGGATTGACAAAATAAAAAATGAAGCGCAAAAACGTAATACTACTAGGTAAAGGCTCTTTGGCTATAAAAATAGCAGAATGGTTTAAAAACAATCACAACTTAGTCGCTGTGATTCCAGATATGCCAGAGCCTGATTGGTCAGACTCTCTTGTAAATTGGTGCAAGAATAATAACGTTAAGTTTATAGAATCTGGAAATCACGAAGATTTAGATGCAGATATTACTATTGATTTGGCAATGTCTGTTTTCTATGGTAAAATTATAAAAAAATCTTTCATTTCTAGGTGTGACTCGATTATAAATCTTCATAATGCTCCTCTACCTAAATACAGAGGTGTTCGCCCAATAAACTGGGCGCTTAAAAATAAGGAAAGAGAGCATGGCGTAACTATACATAAAATTCACGAAGGTATTGATGATGGAGATATATTAGGATTAGTTAAATACCCTATTTATCCTGAGATTGAAGAAGTGGGCGATGTGTACAAAAAAGCTTTAGATTATGGATGGCTACTTTTCAAAGATGTAGCAACAAAGCTTGATTATTGCCTCTCGACTGCATCTCCACAATCTGAAGAATTTACCTACTATTCTAACAAGCAAAATCACCTGCTAGGTGATAGATCTAACTTCACAAGACAATGATAAGTGTAGATGTAGTTTGCTGGGATTCTAATCTGTATGTTCCACCGATATGGAATGACATACAAGCTCAGTCCTTAAACAATCATCCTGAATTTAGAATAAATAACATATTCACTACCGCACCTAGTCACGGACTAAATCAAACGCTTTTCAGAGAATCTCAGGCAGACATTCTTATTTCCATATGCCCAGATCAACACCCTTTCGGTTTTTCTGTTCAAGATATTCAAAAATATAAAAAGATAGTATTTATTGAAGTCGAACCTATTTATAATACAAATGCTATGAGCTTAGCTGCTCATAATAGATTTATATCTGAATGCAAAGGCGTTATTAGAGAGGACGATGTGATTTACTATTGCTCCAACCTAGACAGGGATCTTAGTCAAATGCCTTGCGTGAAAAAATCTTGGCATTCAGGTTTAAACTTATTTTTTCCTGAAAAACCCGCAAGAGAAAATAAAAAAATGCAGATAATCACCGATGCATCAGTAATTAACGCATGGAATGGTAGAAAATATTTTTTTGATAAATTCAACTCAATAGAAAATTTAACTAAAATAATGCATGTGGAATCACCAGATTGGGGATCTACAAGTCAATTAATATCAGAATCTAAAATATATCTAATCCCCCCACACCCATTAATTATCCACTGGCTTAGGTTTTCTAGAGCTTTACATTTAGGAGCTTTACCAGTTGTTGTTAACTATGATGGATGGCTTGAGGATAAAAATATCCAAAACGCTTATGAAGATATAATTAATGAAAACGGCAAAACTTGTTTATTAACTAATTTGGGCGAATTTGACAAAACTATCGAACTACTAAGAGATGAAGACTATGTAGATTCTTTATTAGACAATATTTATAATAAAGATTTATACGAATATAGTATCGAAAGTGTGTGGAATAATTTGTATAAACATTTAAAATCTTGTATATGAAAATAGGGATTATAGGAATGGGTTACTGGGGGAAGATCATCCTTAGAAATTTAATCGAACTGGGTTACTCAGATATAATCGTCTGTGAACAAAGAGAGATAGATTGGTCATCCATAGGTTCTAAATTCCATGTTGAAAAAGATTACAAAAAATTAGAGTGTGATAAGGTCTTTGTTCTCACTCCAGCAACAACTCACTACGAGATTTGCGATCACTTCTTATCTAAGGGCGTTGATGTTTTTTGCGAAAAACCTTTAGACCAGAATATCGATAGGTGTAAAAAACTTTTTGAGCTAGCTCGTAAGAAAAATGCGATTTTGTTTGTGGACTGGTTATTCTCTTTCAATCCTGCTGTGCATCAAATCAAGTCCCTAATAAAACAGCTTGGAAAACCAACCAATATTATAGCGAACCGAATGAACTTTGGTCCAGAAAGATTTGATGTAAATGCTAGGTGGGATTTGGCATCTCACGATGTCTCAATCGCTTGTTTTCTTCTAGATGAAAATCCTGAAAGCGTAAAGTGGTTGGATTTTAAAAGAAACGCAAAATCCAAACAAGATGACAGTGTTGTAGGGATTTTATCTTTTGAGCAAACATGTGTTCAAATTAATGCAAGCTGGTCTTACAACATAAAAAATAGACTATATACGATTGAATTTGATGAAGGGTTTTTATATTGGGATGATTCTAACCAGTCTATCTTATTCAACTCTGAACAGATTAATGTTAGTAAGCAGTCTCCACTACACAATTCAATAAATGAATTTTTCTCTAGGAAGTCAAATGAAGAACTTACCGAAGTAATCACTAATATTTTAAATAAATGAACGTACAATTTAATGATTTAAAAAGCCAATGGAACTTGATTAAAAATGATTGTTTAAGTGACATAAATTCACTTTTTGAAAACTCAAATTTTATTCTTGGTAAGCAGGTTAATGAATTCGAAAAAGAATTCGCTCAGTTTATTGGTTGTAAATATGCTATTGGCGTATCAAATGGAACTGATGCCATCAAATTAGCAGCACAATCCCTAAATTTAAAAGGTAAAAATTTATTTATAATACCATCAAACACTTTTGTAGCAACCATTTTTGGGGTCGAACAAGCTTATCCAGAGGCGACTTTTGAAATGATTGATTGTAATGAATACCATCAGTTAGATATGGATTTGCTGGAATCTAGGTTGTCTGCTGTTGGTCATGAATACGATAATGTAGTTGTTGTGCCTGTCCATCTTTATGGCTATACTGTTGACATGGATAAGCTGCAATCCATTACAAATAATTACAATTGCCTTGTTTTAGAAGACGCATCTCAATCTCATGGGGCAGAATATAAAAATCAAAAAACAGGTTCTATTGGAGATGTTTCCGCTTTCTCTTTATACCCGGGTAAAAATTTAGGTGCAGCGGGAGATGCGGGAGTAATAACAACTAACAATTCCGACATTTATCATAAATTACTAAAATTGAGAAATCTTGGGTCATCAAAAAAATACATACATACGTTAAAAGGATTTAATAATAGGCTTGATACTATACAAGCGATAATATTAAAACACAAATTAAAATTTTTAGATGAATGGAATCAAGCTAGAAGAGATGTCGTGAAGCTATTTGAATCTAAGATAACTAACTCTTCGATTGTTAAACCTAAAACGCCAAAAAACTGCCTTCCAGTTCACCATATTTATCCTATTTTAACTGATGATCGACAGGGTTTTATAAACTACTTAAACGAAAAAGGTATCCAAAGCGGAATCCACTATCCAATTATAATAAACAAAATGGAAATGTATTCAGATAAGTTCAGTTTACATAATAACGCTTATGAGTTTAGCCAAAAAATGGTTAGTCTGCCAATACATCCATTTTTAAATGATAATCAGGTTGAATATATTTGCGATCAAATAAATAAATATTGATAAACATTTCACATGAATTATAATACTCAGAAATAATGAACGGTTTTGAGGAGACATACTACGGAAAAAAAATTGATCATATGGACATTCTAAATATTGAAGATGCTAAAAAATGGCTATCAGGAAGAGAATGCATTGTCGTTACTGGTGTTACTGGTCAGGATGGTAGTCATATGGTAGATTTTCTTCTTAAAAATACCGATTATATTGTTTTTGGTTGCGTTCGTCGTTTGAGTGTTTACAATCACGATAATATTTCTCACATCAAAAGTGATAGATTTAGGTTGATTAATTTTGATCTTACTGACGCAAACCTCATCTCCAGAACAGTTGAGTCTTTAAAGCCAAAATATTTTATTAATCTTGCTGCTCAAAGTTTTGTTGGAAGCAGCTGGGATTTTGCTTTACAAACTTGGGAGACAAACTCTACTTCAGTTTTAAATATACTTGAATCTATTAGAATCCATTGTCCTTCTTGCAGATTCTATCAAGCTGGCTCCTCAGAAGAGTTTGGAGACGTTTTGCATTCTCCGCAATCAGAGTGTCACCCTTTACGCCCAAGAAGTCCATATGGAGCTTCTAAAGCCGCTGCGAGACAATTGATAAAAGTTTGGCGAGATTCTTATGATTTGTACGCTATTCAGGGTTGGTTATTCAATCACGAAGGCACTCGTCGAGGGGAAGAGTTTGTTACTCGCAAAATTACTAAGAACGTAGCTCGTATTCAAAAAGAATATGCTAGCGGAGAGTTTAAACCTCTAGAATTGGGCAACGTAGATGCCATGCGAGATTGGAGTGACGCTGAAGATTTCGTCGAAGGTATTTGGTTAATGCTTAATCAAGAAAAACCTAAAGAATATGTTCTTTCTTCAAATGAAACTCACACTATTCGGGAGTTTGTAGAGGAAGCGTTTAATTTTGCTGGCTTTGGTTCCGAGAAGTGTCGTTGGGATGGTCATGGGGTCAATGAGAAATATTACCACGAAGATAAGATTCTAGTACAGATCAACACAGACTTTTATCGCCCCGCTGAAGTTGAGCTTCTTTTGGGGGATTCTAATTTAGCTAGAAAAGAATTAGGTTGGAAGCCAAAAACAGATTTTTTAGGTTTAGTGAGAAAAATGGTTGCACACGATATTGATCTATGCTAGGATAACTTTATGCCAAGAGGTAAAAAGCAATGCCCTAGCTGCGAAGATTTTGTCGCAACTAGGGCTTCTTGTTGTGGTTGTGGTCATATCTTTACAAAAAAGAAAGTTGGCGAATCTAAAAAGGCAAAACCTAAGACTGGCAAACCCAAGATAAGCAAAATAGACATCTTAAAAAGGCTAGTTGAAGACCCTAAAAATAATAAAAGATTTTTTTATGCTAGGGAGATGAAGATGCTGAATGATTTAGTGGACCTCTATTCACTTGAATTCATGAATGTGGTCAACCTCGGTAGGAGATTTGAATCCTTAGCTTACTTTAAACATTCAAAAGTTAAGGAGAAGCTTGACAGGAGGTTCAGAGAGTTTAATTATGTGACAGACAAGTCACGATACCCCGAATACAATCTAGGTGAAAAAAGCGGCGAAGATCGATTCGTCAAAAGAAAGAAGAGAACAGTAAAAGACTTTTTAGAAGAAGAATAATATGGCTAATAAAAAAACAATAGGAACACTCGACTCCAAAAATCTAGTTGGTAATTTTTTGAAGAATAATAAAGAAGATCACTTTAACTATGAAGAGCAGGTAAACTACAGGGTATCAAGCGGATCTCTGGAGTTCGATCATCATCTTGATGGAGGCTTTGGCCCCGGGTTGCATAGGTTTGTCGGAATGAATGAAGGGGGGAAGACTTCAGCCTCTTTAGAGGTGATGAAGAACTTCTTAAAGATGCCTAAATCAAAAGGGGTTTACTTCAAAGCAGAAGGTAGACTTTCTGACGAAATGATTAAGAGGTGTGGAGTAAAGTTTGTCTTCAATCATGAAGAGTGGGAGGAAGGCACATGCTTTGTGTTTGAGTCTAATATTTACGAGACTGTAGTGGATTTAATGCGCCAACTGGTATCCTCAAATGACGAGAAAAATAAATATTGTTTTGTTCTAGACTCTGTTGATGGGTTAATCAAGAAAGCTGATAATGCGAAAACGTTTGAAGACGCTGTTCAAGTAGCTGGAGGAGCAAACATTGCAGCTACATTTATGAAGAAAATGTCAATAGCTCTTGGGAAAAGGGGTCATATGGCGATCTTCGTTTCTCAGGTTAGAGCAGATATTAAGCTAGACCCATACTCAAAAGCTCCCGTTCGCCAGACAACCGCGACAGGTGGCAATGCTCTACTTCACTTCGCCAACTGGATCATTGAGTTTGAGCCTCGCTTCGGTGGAGATCAGATACTACTTAATCCATCTGTCAAAAAGATGGACCCCAAGACTAATCCAGCTATTGGACATTACGCTAAAGTCGTTGTAAAAAAATCTCCAAACGAAAAGACTAATACTCGGATATCTTACCCGATACGTTATGGAAGAACTGGTGGTAATTCAATCTGGGTAGAGAAAGAGGTTGTTGGAACTCTTGAAGCTTGGGAGTTCATCAAAAAGGCTGGAGCTTGGATTTCGATCACAGAAGATTTTAGAGAAGTTCTTTCTGAAGGAGGCTTTTCGCTTCCTGAAAAAGTTCAGGGGGAGAATAAGTTATTTTCTTTGATTGAAGATGACTCAGCTCTCTGTCAATATTTAGTAGCATATTTTAAGAAAATGTTTAGCGGTCAAGAATGAAATTTTACTCTACAGACGGCAAGTTAAGAAACCTCAAAAATCCCAGAAAATATCATATAGATTGGGAAGCTTCTAGTCGCAGTAAGTTTCAGAAAAGCGTTAAAGATTTCCTCTATCCATACTGGAGTAGCGATGTTGTTTTTGAAGAGTTTAAGGTTGTTGGTAGTCGATTGTCATTAGACTTTTACAATGCTAATAAAAAAATAGCTATTGAAGTTCAGGGCGCTCAACACACCAAATATGTCAAACATTTTCATAAGAACAGATTTAAGTTTTTAGACCAACTTAAAAGAGATCAAAAAAAGCTCGACTTCTGCGAGATGAACGATATAAAACTGGTAGAGATATACCCAAATGACACTGTGGATCAGTCATTTTTTGAAAACCAAGATATTTACCTATGAGCAAAGATGAAGAAGCATTCTCAATCCCAAGTGGATTTGTGGAGAAACTGTATGAAATTTCTGGAGATTCCGATAAGCACAAGGGAGTTATTATGATTGCAGCCAATGAATCTGGCGATCCAATTATTTACACCAAATTTGATTCTATGATAACCGAATTAGGTTTAACTAAAGCTCTTAGTCAGTACCTTGATAGAATAGAAAAAGAAAACGAACAGCCTAATGATCTATAGCTACGAATTAGAAAAACAGCTTTTAGCTGGACTACTAAAAGACCCACCCTCCCTTATTGAGATTTCTAATTTCATTAGCCATAAGGATTTTTATTCTGAAGCTTCTTTTTTACATGCTACCATTTTCAGGGTAATTAAACAATCTGTTGATGCGGGGGAGGAGCTAGATAATATTATTTTGGCTCAAAGGGTTAATGAAGTTGGACTCAGCTTTGAAGGAAATATCAATGCTGCTGATTACATTAAGTCTCTCGCTATGCGATCTGTTCCTTCAGGGAATTTGATTAAAACAGCAAAGGAGCTTAAGAAGTTCTCCATCAGAAGAGAGATCGTAGAGTCTTCAGAGTTGATCTCAAAGAAGATGAAGGGGATGGCTCCAGAGTCCACTTATAGAGAGATTGTCGAAACAGCCGATCAGATCTACAACTCTAAGATTAACCTGTTTGATATTGGAAGCGATATTCCTGAAAATATCTATGAAGATATGGAGCATATGATCGAGGAGCGAGGTAATAATCCAATCGAAGAGTTTGGAATGATGGGGCCGCATGATAAAGTAAATGATATTTACGGTTCTCTTTTACGCCCGGGTAATATCACCGTCATTGTCGCTCGTTCTGGAGTTGGCAAGACTCAGTTCTGTATGGATTATGCAACTAAGGTTGCGCTAAAATACGATGTTCCAGTTTTGCATTTTGATAATGGTGAAATGAGCAAAGAGGAACTGATCATGCGTCAGTGTGCGGCTCATTCTGGAGTCCCAATGCATCTTCTTGAAAGTGGCAAATGGAGACAAGCTGGGCAGGATGTGGTGGATAAAGTTAGATCTGTATGGCCAAAAATAAGTAAATTAAAATTTTATTATTACAATGTGGGTGGGATGGATGTTGATGTAATGATTAATACTCTTAAAAGATTTTACTATTCAACTGTTGGCAGAGGAAACAAAATGGTTTTCTCTTTCGATTATATTAAAACAACTAACGATTCTACAGGCAACAAGAATGAGTGGCAGATTGTTGGTGAGATGGTAGACAAGTTTAAGAGATGCATCCAGAAGGAAGTTCTTGAAAACGGAGATCCAGTTATCCCAATGATCACTTCTGTTCAGTCAAACAGGAGCGGTATCACAACTAACAGAAACTCACAAAACATTATTGATGACGAAAGTATTGTATCTCTCTCTGATCGAATCACACAGTTCTGTTCCCACATGTTCATCATTAGGCGTAAGACGGAGGATGAGATACAGTTGGAGGGCCAGCGGTTTGGCACTCATAAGATGATCAGTGTTAAGTATAGAAGTTTGGGTAGAGACATAGCTGGAGCTATTGAACCAGTCCAAGTTGAAGATTCCCTTAGAAAGAACTTTATCAATTTAGACTTCAATAATTTTAATATTACGGAGTGTGGCGACTTGAGAGATATTGTCGCTGTACAAAATGGAAATCCACAATTAGATGACAGTATACCAGATGCACCAGCAAGGCAAAACAGAAACGACATCCCAGAACTTGGTTCCTTCTGAAGAGTTTGAGAAGGTCTTAATTTCAATAGGTTATAAACTTATCGATTGTGGTGATCACTGGAGATCGCAAGCTTTATATCGTAATGGGGACAATGCTACCGCTTTAAAAATTTATAAAAATACAGGAGTCTGGATGGACTTTGTAGAACCTAAAGGATCTTTACCTTTTGATGCTTTAGTTCGAATGACTGTGGGAGATGACCACAAGGTCTCTGAAACTTTAAAAAAAATAAAAAGCGATAAAGTTTATGTCGCCCAAAAAGTAGACAGAATAGAAATGGAACAAATTTATCCAGAAGATTGCTTAGACAAACTTTTCCCAAATTACAAGTTTTACAAAGATCGTGGGATCTCAGAGGAAACTCAAAGAGCTTTTAAAATTGGCTTGGCTGGAGTAGGCAAAATGTACCGTAGGATGGTCTTCCCCATCTACAACCAAGACAATCATATTATTGGTTTCTCTGGTCGGAAGATAGACGATCATAACGATTTTCCTAAATGGAAGCATATCGGTAAAAAGAATACTTGGGTATACCCTGCATGCATTCAGGACAATGAGTGCAGTGCAGAAATCGACCGTCGCAGTCAAGTTATCTTGGTTGAGAGTATAGGTGATGCAATGGCTTTATATGATCAAGGCGTTAAAAACGTTTTAGTTTTGTTTGGGCTTTCTGCTAGCTCTAATATTATTAATTATTTGTCTAGCAAAGTCTTAGACGATATTTACATTTCAACTAATAATGATTCTAAATCCTCACAGAATAGAGGATTGATAGCTGCGATTAAGAACTATCTGAAGCTAGCAAAGTATTTTGATTTAGATAATCTTACTATCAAACTTCCTCAAAATGGAAATGATTTTGGAGAAATGTATCAGAGTGGCTATAATATCAATAACTGGCTTAGTAGGCATATAGACCAACAAGAGCAAAAAGATTATATTAGTAATTTTGTCTCTAAGAATCCAACCTTATTCACTAAGACGGAAAGTAAAATGGCCAAAAAAATAAATGATTGAACCTAAAACAGCTTTATCCGCGAGTAGAATTAAGACTGCCCAAGGTTGTTCTTGGTTGTATTGGTGCAAGTATAAGCTGAAGCTCCCTGATACTAGCAATGACGGAGCGAAAAGGGGTTCTATCTGTCACTTAATATTTGAACTCTTAGGAGAGAAAAAACGAAAGTCTCATTATGACAAAATCATGGAGGCTCAAGATGTTTTCGCCGTACCTTCTATTGAGCGTTTAATAATGAAGCATGCTCGTCGCGAAGAAGTTGATGACGAGGATAATATTCAATTAATCAAAGAGATGACCTTTAACGGTCTTAACTACGATTTCTTTGGTGGAGATTTAGACAAGCCTACAAAAGGACTTTCTGAGCAGGACTTCGATATTGTAAAGAACGATGGTCAGATAGCTTACAGGATCAGAGGCTTTATTGACAAACTCTTTTTGTATAAAAAACAAAAGTTTGCTTTGATTAGAGACTTCAAGACTAGCAAGGATGTTTTCAAAGGTAAAGATCTTGAAGACAACATGCAGGATTTGATGTATAGCTTGGCTACAAAACATCTGTATCCAGAATACGAAAACAAGCAGAGCGAATTTTTATTCTTAAAATTTGAGTTAGATCCAGACGCAAAAAAAAGTGGAGTGATGAGAATGGCTCCTTTGAGCGACGAGGATCTTTTCGGGTTTGAATTACAGTTAACCGAGATTCAAAAGTATCTTGACAGCTTCTCTGAAGATGATGCCCTAGCTAATATGGCTTCAGATCAAGGTTTTCCTTCGGATAAATCATTTAGCGGTAGACTTCTCTGTGGTTTTGCGACCCAAAAAGGAGAACTAAAAAAAGATGGAACAAAAAAGTGGCACTGTGCCATGAAGTTTGATTTCTTTTATTACGTTTTTAAAAATGCAAATGGCCAAATTGTAGGCTCCTGCTTTGAGGAGGAGTTTTCGGAGGATGCTGTTCCAGAGGGATGCACCCACGAAATTCAATATTATAAGGGTTGCCCGTCTCATTGTTCTTGATCTTTGTTCAGAGTTGTGTAGAATGAGGGAGTAATGATCCCAGTATTTAAATCTACATACTCGTATGGCAAAAGTATCTTGACTCTCAAAGGCGAGTCAGAAGATTGTGGTTCAGACTCCCTGATCGAAATGTGCCTTGATAATGGGATCAAGGATGTTATTCTGGTGGAGGATAACCTTACGAGTTTTATGAAGGCATTTAAAGTCTGTTTGGATAACGATTTGAATTTGTATTACGGATTGAGACTCACCTTCTGCAATGATATGAAGGAGGATTCCAAAAGCTCTAGTCATAAAAATATTATCTTCGCAAAGAATGACGAAGGTTGTAAGTTGCTAAATAAAATTTATTCTTGTGCTTTTACGGAGGGAGATGGCTGCATAGACTACGCTGCATTCAAAGAGTATTGGGACAGTTCAGCCCTATCCTTTGTGGTTCCCTTTTACGACAGTTATCTTTACGAGAATAATTTTCATCAAAAAAACTGTATCCCTAATCTAGAAGGACTAAATCCTGTTTTCTGGAGTGAAGACAACTCTCTCCCTTTCGACCACCTACTAAATGCTAAGCTTGAAGAAGCTGTAAAAAGAAAGCAATATAAGGTTGTCAAGACGAAGACCATACTTTACAAAGAGAAGAAGGATGTCGAAGCTCTCCAAACATACAAGATTCTTTCGAATAGATCCTTTGGTAAAGAATCAACCCTTAGTAGCCCAAACTTAAGTCATTTTGGAAGCGAAGAGTTTTGTCTGGAAAGTTACCTTGAACAGTCATGAATGATCAATTATTGAGATTTGACAAGAAGCAGAAGTATCTAGTGTTAGACACAGAAACTGAAGGCTTAAATTTGATCAAGTCAAAACCATACCAAGTGTCTTGGATTATAGCTCAAGGAGATACCATCTTAGAGAAGAATAATAGGTATATTTGGTGGGAAGACTTAAAGATGTCTGAAGATGCAGCTAGAATTACAAGATTTGATAAAGATTTTTATAAATCACAAGCTGAAGATCCGAAAGTGGTTTGGGATGACTTCTCTAAAGAGCTTTACAATCCAGAATACAGGGTTGTTGGTCAGAATCTCTTAGGATTTGATGTGTATATGATTAATGTCTGGAGAAAGTTGATGGGCTTGGGGTCTGATCATTCTTATGTGAACAGAATTATAGATACTCTTAGTTTGGCTAGAGCTATAGCAAAAGAGGATAAGCCTGATTTTGACAACTTCATATGTTGGCAGTACGGTTGGAACAGTTTTTTCCAACGGGGCTTGCGAACAGGGCAAGCAGCACTACTAAAAAAGTACAATATTCCTCATGATAAGAATAGATTGCATGATGCTCTTTACGATATTGAAATGAACTTCAAGATTTTCAGAAAGCAGTTATTTAATATAGAGCTATGAGATACAAAAATCCATTTCCAGCTGGAGTAAAGCTGCCAGAGATTGTAGTCCCAAAAGAAATTCTTGATGAATTGGGTTTAGAGGAGGGCAGTCCAAACAAAGAGATCCTATACGAGCTTTCTAGAAAAGGTTTGAGGGAGAAGGGAATTACTAAACTCTCAAACAGTAAGGAGTACTATGATCGGACGATTATGGAGCTTGAGATTTTTGAAGAGTTAGGATTTATTGATTATATCCTTCTCAACTGGGATGTACTCTACTATTGTAAAAAGCAAGATATCCCGACAGGCGCTGGTCGAGGATCTGCGGCAGGTTCATTAGTCCTGTATCTTTTAGGTGTAACAAATATTGACCCAATTGAATATGACTTATTTTTTGAAAGATTCGTATCTAGAAGTAGAGCAAAACAAATTGAGCATGGCGGTGAAATTTTTCTTGACGGCTCTCTTCTTGCTGACGTTGACAACGATATTTCTTATAATCGCAGGAGTGAAGTCGTTGAGTATATTGAGAAAAAATATAAAGGGCGAACGTCCAAAATCTTAACTTTGAATACACTTAGCGGTAAGCTCTGCATGAAGGAGTGCGGTAAAATTGTATCTGAACTTAAGGAGATGGATGTAAATCAAATTAGCGACAGTATTCCAAAGCAGTTTGGAAAGGTGGCTAAATTAAAGGTAGCTTATGAAGAGAGCGAGTCATTTAAGAAACATGCAGACAATAATCCTAAAGCATTTAAGATAGCTAGAAAACTGGAAGGTCTAGTGAAAAATACTGGAGTGCATCCTTCAGGGATTTCTATTTGTTACTATCAACAGTCAGACATCATGCCCCTGCAAAAGACTAATGATGGATCTTTAGTTTCAGGTTACGATATGGATGATGTTGCTAGCTTGAGTGTCAAGTTTGACATTCTGGGCTTGAGGACTTTATCAGTTGTTAATGATGTTTGCGAAAGGTTAGGTCTGGATGTAAATGATATTGATCCTCACGACCCTTTGATTTATACAGCCTTGTCTGACCTGCAAAACCCTCAAGGGCTGTTTCAGATCGAAGCGGATACAAACTTCAAAGTATGCCAAAAGATTGCGCCAAGAAATCTTGAGCAACTTTCCGCTGTGGTAGCTATTGCTAGACCCGGAGCGTTAGACTTCAAAGATCGCTATGCTGAATACGCTAAGACTGGAGAGTCTCAATCAGTGCATGAGTTCTTTGATTCTGTTCTAGACTACACGGGGGGTATTCCTCTTTATCAGGAGCAATTAATGAAGATGGCTGTGAAGGTCGGGTTCAGCTTAGACGATTCAGAACAGCTTCGTCGTATTGTCGGCAAGAAGAAGATTGATCAAATGCCAGCGTGGAAGGCTAAGATTAGCGAGAAGGTTAGCCAGCTTGAAAATCCAGATCCTGTTATAGCTGATGTTCTGTGGAAGGTAGCTGAAGACTCAGCAAACTACTCATTCAACAAATCCCACTCAATTAGTTATGCGTATTTGGCAGCTATTACAGTTTATTTAAAATTTAAATATCCAAAAGAATTCTTTTTAAGTCTTTTGAGGTTCGCTAAGTTTGAGCCAAATAGCCATGAAGAAATAGCAAAGATATCTCAGGAGTTAGCTAATTTTGATATTACGCTTCTACCGCCAGATCTCAACAAATCAGATATTGACTTCAAGATTGAGGGTAAGGACATCAGATATGGTCTTAATTCAATCAAGGGCGTTTCTGAGAAGGTTTTGATTAATCTTCTAGATTTCAGAGAGGGTTCTTTTGCAAACAAGTATGAGGTGTTTGTGGTAGCGAAGCAGGTTGGTCTTAATATCGGTGTATTATCTAGTCTAATTCAAGCTGGTCTTTTGGAATCTTTTGTTGATGGCAATCGTTCCGATTTAGTTTTGGAGGCTCAAGTTTTTAATGCCTTAACAGATAGAGAGAAAAGGAACTTCATAGCGTTAGGCGAGAACTATAATTACAATATAATAGACTCGATTAATGATGTCATAACTAATGAAATGGTTGCAGATGACAACAAAAAGATTTTCAGAGATACCAGAATCAATACTCTAAAGAAAAAGTGGGAGCCTTACAAGGAGATTTGCAGACTCAATAAACACTCTATTAAGTATGCGAACTGGTATTTCGAAACTAAGCTTTTGGGTTACAGTTACTCTTATAGCATCAGGGATATATTTAAGCACCCTGAAGATTACCAATGCTCTGAATCCGTGAAGATGGCGGGTGACAGATCTGAAGTGAGATGTGTTGGCGTATTAGCTGACATAACTAAGAGAACAAGCAGAAACGGCAATAAATACGCTAGGTTAGAACTTCATGACGAAAAAGGCGCAATTAATGCGTTATTTATGGATAGTAATAGAGAATCACGCTTGACAGATTACCTTGATGCTGGTAATAAATTGCCCAAGAAAGACGATGTGGTCATACTTACGGGGAGTAAGGGTGATGACATAATATTTGCCAACACAATAAATACTTTAAAAGATAAGATTTATATGAAGCTTTCTCAGGTAAAATAAGCGTAACTATATATGATGTCTCTAACCGATTACAATCTGACTCCAAAAGCAAAAAAAGCTATAAAGGACGCTAAATTTTTCGCTAAATCAAATGACCATGCTCTAATTAGGATACCTCACTTATTCTACGGTTGCTTATGCAACCTTTCTGATAGAGTTCGACTTTTGCTTGAGAGCAGGGGTATTGAATACTCATCTAAAGAATATATAAAAGATTTTAAAAGTTTTTGCATTAACAATGAAGGCTACTTCTCAAGATCCAAAAACGAAAATGCTTGGCATTCTGAACTCAATGATGTTATATCTGATGCCAAGTCATTCGCTGACGATAATGAGGACTTTTTTATTGGAGTAGATCACATACTGTACTGCATTTTATCTTCTCAATTCTGTAAGGCTATAGAATCAGATTCCTGCGATGTTTTGAGCATGTCTGAGGTTCTCCTTGAATTGATTATAGATGCTAATTTAGCAATCCCTAAATCGGAAGTTTTTTCTCTTGAATCTAAGCCTTCAGAAGAGTTTTTAGACTTACTCAAGACATCTATGGGGAATGAGCCTTCTGGATTCTTATCTGAGTACTGCGTGAATCTTAATGATCAAGCTAAGCAAGAAAATCAAGTCCCTATAACCTCAAGAGATGAGGAGATAGATAGTTTGATTGAGATTTTGTCAAAAAAGAATAAAAGTAATGCTGTATTACTGGGAGATTCGGGAGTTGGTAAAACAGCAATTGCTGAAGGGCTAGCTCAAAAAATAGTTAGGGATGAAGTTCCAGCCCATATCAGCTTGTGTACCGTATACAGCGTTGATATGGCATCTATGGTAGCTGGCACTCAATACAGAGGTCAGTTTGAGGAGAGATTCAAAGGCTTACTGAAAGATGTCGAATCTCACCCTGAAGTAATCTTATTTATTGATGAAATTCATACCTTGATGGGCGCTGGTAACTCCAGCGAGAACGGTATAGACGCTTCAAATATGCTCAAACCTGCTCTTGCCAGAGGGGACGTTAAATGCATAGGGGCTACAACCTTCAAAGAGTACGAAAAGTCTTTTGGGAAAGACCCCGCTCTTAAAAGAAGGTTCGATAAGGTCGAGGTAAAAGAGCCAACAAAAGACCAAACGCATCTTATGATTAATAATAGTATTTCATACTATGAAAATTTTCATAGAGTTAAATACTCAAGAAAAAACATTCAAGATATATTAGATCTTAGCGAAATCTATTTATCGAATAAGAAGTTTCCTGAGAAAGCTTTTGATATTATCGACCAAGTTGGAGCTAAAGCAAAAATCGATCAGGACTACCCCACTGAAGGCTTGGTTAATATTAGAGAAAGGTTTTCTACAAAGGGCAAAGATTCAGACACTGAGGAAGAATCAGGAAGATTAATTAAAGAATACATTAAAGATTTAGTCTCTTATATAGATAAAGAAGACAAGAAAAGAAAAGTTTCAAGGAATCATATTCTTGAGGTTTTCGAAAAAAAGACGGGCATACCTAAAAAAATAATTGGAGAAAGTAACAAATCTTTTTCTAATTTTAAAAAGAAGATGCGGTCAGAAATATTTGGGCAAGAGGAAGCTTTAGATAGAATTTACAACATCCTCTCTTCTGTAAAGGTGGGACTAAACGATCCAAATAAACCTTTGGCTAACTTCCTATTTGTCGGCCCAACTAGCGTTGGCAAGACATTTACAGCCAAGAATATTTCCAAACACTTTTTTGGTAACAAGAATTCATTCCTTCAAATCAATATGAGTGAATACCAAGATAAGACTGGCATCTCTAAATTGCTTGGAGCAAATGCTGGCTATGTTGGCCATGAAGATGGGGGAATCCTAAGTGAATTTGTTATAGATAATCCAAACTCTGTTATTTTGTTTGATGAGATTGAGAAGTGTGATCCCAAAATTCTAGATCTACTCCTGCATCTACTCGACGAAGGTTACATCTCAGACAGCTTCAATAGACGTATTGACTTCTCAAAATGCATTATTGTGATGACAACAAACATTGGCCACAAAGAAGCCACAAAAAACACAATGGGGTTTATGTCTGAAAATAATGAGCAGGATTCTTATAAAGAAAGTTTGAGTAAATATCTACGACCAGAGCTAATAGCTAGAATACAAAATACCTTAATCTTCAATACGCTAAATGATGAGATTATGGCGAATATTGTGGGTGTAGAAATAAAAAAGATTAAAAATCGTTTATCTGACAAAGGCATTAATCTTTCTGTTCCCAAGGCAATCCAGAAGTTTCTAGTTGAGGAAATTAAAGCTAAAAAACTAAATGCTAGGAACATAAAAGCTCTAGTTGTGAAGCTAATTCAGTTTCCATTAGCCTCATTTATGATGGATGAAGAAAAAAATAAGAAATTATCACTAAAAATTGTTGACAAAACCATCAAAGTTTACTAATATACAAATATGAGTAAGTCAGTTCTAAAAGCTATTCGTAATTCAAAAGGCCGTTTTTTCGGTCTTTACACCAAGCAGGGCGAATCTCTTAACGCTCAGCTTCAGTCTGAAACAGATCAAACAATTGTGATCTATGATCGCAATTTTAATCGTACCCGCCGTTTAGCGAAGACCAGTATCGCTGGAGTTCGTTCAGATTCTCGCACCTTTGGTCGAGTTCGTTAATTTTAATAGGTAATATTGGGTTGTAGCCATAACGCAAGACCCGTCCCTTTAAAAGGGGCGGGTTTTTGTTATAATACATTGTGAAAAGCGATTTTATATTTAAGGATAGGTTATACACCTTGCCATCTAGCGGTAGGGTAACAGGCGCTGAGACTAAAATAATTAAAAAAATTATATCTTTCTCTAAATGTAATATTAAAATAGATAATCTTTTATTGGTATGTGTTGAAGAAGATTATGATTTCTACCATATATACAGTGGATCTAATATATTTGATTTAAAATTATCATTAGACCATGAAAGTGAAAAATTTAATAGAGAGATAAAAAATACAAAGCTTTGCAAGTCTAAGTCTGTTCCAAAATATGTGGATAGTGGAGTGGTTAAAGTGGGAGATAAAATATCATATTTAATTTGCGAATCCAATAGATCAGAATCTTTATTTGATTATGGGAGATCTCACCTATCATCTAATTTAGATTTATTTGCTGATTTCTATTGTGACTTTGCTTCAAACAGCAATTATAAATTACTGTACAAAACCCTACTATCCGACTTAATGAAAGAAGCGGATATTAATTCTGTTTTCGACCTAGACCAAAAGTCTTATATACAGAATAATTCTGATTACGATAAATGCGAAACTATAATTAATGAATTAATATCGGATATCTCAAGCAGATTAAACGTTTTGCCTAAAATTTACACAGGTAATATAATCGGGGATTTCGATAAAAACTCAGTCTTTACTGAGGGGAATAATTTTTCATTCAAAGATCTTAGGTATGGATGCAAGGGTCATGTGTATTCTGACATAGCTAACATTACTTTATATTACGGATTTAGTAAGCCTGTAGAAAAAACTCTTCTACAGAAAATTACTCAAAAAATGTCTTTAACTGCTGACAATAACCTATACAATCAATTTTATGAATTGGAGTTAAGGAGGAAAGCTCTTCATTACCTTCTTCAATATCTCAAAGAGGTGTATATTTATGAATCCTCTAGGATTGAAGTGATTATCAATCTAATTGATTCTTTCGCTCAAAGTTTTGACAGGATCTGTAAGATACCAATAATCAGAGATAACAGGGAGTTTATTGTAAGTAATATCGCGGAGCCAATAATAGAATCTGACACTAAAGATTAATTATTGAATTGTGAGTCATTTTATATATCATCGTTTATGATTGTTCAGCTTTACAAACCTAACCCCAGAAATACTGGTTGCGCTTTTAGTTGCGATATTGGTAGCGCCAACCAGAAAGGCGAACCTTGTGTTTATGTCAGGGCAGTTAGGCAGTTTTCTTGGGATGACAAAAAGAAGACTGGTTCTTTCTCTCAAAATTCGAAAAACCCAGAGGCTTCGATTTCAATTAAATTAAACGAGGTCGAAATTGGAGGTTTGATTCACGCTATTGAAAAAAATACCGAGTTCAAAGCTTACCATTCTTACGAGGATAACAAGACTCAAATCTCATTTAAACCGTGGGAGAGAAATGGACGACCAAACGCTTTTTCTTTTGGTATTATTAGAAATTCTACAAACAAGTTTGGTATAGGGGTAGAAATGTCAGAGGCTTACTGTTTGCTTGAATTTTTCAAGTTCGCACTGCAAGAGCTTTACGCTTACCGTTTGACTAAAAACGAAGAAATTAAATCACGACAGTGAAAAAAAAAGTTTTAATTCACTCTAATTCCTGCAAAGCCTTTACGGGGTTTGGCAAGAATAAGAAGAATATCATGCGTTACCTATATAATACAGGTAAGTATGAGTTGATTGAGTTGGCTAATGGGTTGGAGTGGTCCAACCCCCTACTATCTTTAATGCCTTGGAAAGCTGTGGGAGCTTTGCCCCCCAGACAATCCTTACAGGGTATGAATCAAGATATGCAAAGAGCGGAAGGTTATGGTCTATCTGCTGTTGACCGCGCTGTAAAAGAATTTAAGCCCGATGTTTATATCGGCATAGAGGATATTTGGGCTTTTAAAGATTACCATCATAAGCCTTGGTGGAATAAGATCAACTGTATGATCTGGACTACCTTAGATAGTTTGCCAATTCTTCCTCAAGCTATAGAATACGCGCCAAAAACAAAAAACTATTATGTCTGGGCTAGCTTTGCAGAAAAAGCAATGAGTCAACTCGGATACGACCATGTAAAGACTCTCCGAGGCTCTCTAGAGTATGATAATTTTGTTCGCCTGTCAGATGAAGATCGTTTAAAACTAAGAGAGCGTCATGGCTTGTCTGATGAGTTTATTATAGGTTTTGTATTCAGAAACCAACTCCGCAAGTCAGTACCAAACTTACTTGAAGGGTTCAAAGCATTTAAGAAAAATAATCCAGATTCAAAAGCTAAACTATTACTACATACTCATTGGGTAGAAGGTTGGGATATCAGCAAGCTTATCGCTGAGAAAGGTTTAGACTTTTCAGACATTTTAACAACTTATGTTTGCTATAAATGCAATACTTATACAGTTAAGCCTTACGAAGGGCAAGAAAAAGGCTGCAAAAACTGTGGTTCCGAGAAGTCTGTAAATACAACTAACACTCGCAAAGGTGTGGATGAAAAACAGTTGAATGAAATTTACAATCTTATGGATTTATATTGCCACCCGTTCACAAGCGGGGGTCAAGAAATCCCTATTCAAGAAGCTAAACTTACTGAGCTTGTAACTTTAGTTACTGATTATTCATGCGGGGAGGATAATTGTACTAAAGAAAGCGGTGGCATTCCACTCGATTGGAGCGAGTACAGGGAACCCGGGACTCAATTTATTAAAGCGTCAACTTGCCCAACATCAATCAGCCGTGAGATAGAGAATGCTTACAAAATGTCCCCCTCACAAAAAAGTGAGATGGGTAAGATGGCTCGACAGTGGACTATTGAAAACTTCTCGACTGAGGTTATTGGCAAACAATTAGAAGAGATAATCGACAACATGCCAGATGTTGATTACGACTACGATTCTAAATTAAGAGATTACGACCCAGAGTACGAAATTGGAAAACATACTGATTTAACAGAGTTCTTAGTGGATATCTACAAAAACATATTAGATGAGGACGTAGACGCAAACTCTTCAGGCGTAAAGCATTGGACAGATAAGATGAAATCTGGGACTAAAGCAGAGGAAATTATACAACATTTTAGAAATGTAGCTCAGCAGCAAATACAAAAAAGTCAAATCCCATCCTTACAGGACTTGCTTGGCGATGAAGATAAAGGCTCTAGAATTGCTATAGTAATTCCACAGTCTGAAGTCGATGTCTTACTGGTTAATTCACTAATGAAGAGGTTCAAAAAACAGTATTCTGACTACAATATTTATGTATTCACTAACCCAGAATATTTCGATCTAATTGAGGATAGCCCTTATGTACACAAAGTTCTTAGGTATTCGAAAGAGATGGAGAATACCTTTGTCCTAGAAGGCGCTGGGCAATCAGAAGGTTTATTTAGTGCAGCTTTTTATCCTCATGCAACAACCCAAAAATCCGTATGCTTTACGCATAAAGGAATCACTAAACACGAATTCTCTTTTATATAATGTCCCACTTACTACACGAATATGCAAAGAGTTTAGGGGTTAAAGTTTCTAAACCCGATCTTCAACAACACTTCTTCCCCTGTTTGGATAAAAAGTATATTTTGTTTTATAACCGCGAGCGGCAAGCCTCTAAAATATACAAACACTACTCTACAATATTTCAGTTACTGAGAGAGACTCTAGATGATCATGGCATAAAAATTTATCAAATTGGTGGTGAAAATGCAATCGCGGGAGTAAACAGACATTTAAGTTGCAGTTTAAAAAACGAAGCTTATATCGTCGCCAAGAGTATGTTGTATTTGGGTCCAGATAGCCACTTATCCCAATACGCAAGTAGTCAAGATGTTAAAACTATAACATTACATGGCAATAATTATGCTAGCAGCACCAAGCCATTTTGGGGTAGTTTCAAAAATAAAGCTTGTTTAGAGCCTGATTGGAATTCTAACCCATGTTTTTCGGCTGAAGACCCCCAAAGACAGATTGATTCAATTAAACCAGAGGAAGTTTGCAAAAAAATATTAGAATTTTGCGGCTTGGGTCATTTAAAATTTAATTTTAAAACAATTAATATTGGTGATTCTTATGATCAAAAAATTGTTGAGGTAGTCCCCACGGCAATAACTAAAGGTTTGCCCAAAAGTTTTTTTATTCGTATCGATTATGGCGTAGAGGAAGAGGCTCTTTTATATTACTGCGCTAATCATGAAGTTATATTGGTTACAGACCAGTTACCACAAATTAGTATGCTCATGCAGTTTCGTGAGAATGTAAAAAGAATCCTTTATATTGTTCAAGATAAGAACGATACAATCCCTGAAGAGTACTTTGAATACCTTAAAAAGTTAGGGATAGACTTTATTCTACTTTCAGACAAAGAGGACGAGTTACCCTTCTTAAGAAATAAATACTTTGAAACCCAAGTCCACCCTCAGTATGATCAAAAGGAGCCTATTGCTTGTTCTGATAATGCAAAATTTTTAACTAATAAAAAAATCATTGAGGGAGATAAGGTCTACATGAGTTACGCTCATTACAAAAAAGGACTTGACTCTTGTGATAAAGTATTGGATACTCCTGAATACTGGGAAGAGTCCAAACACTTCTATATTTATGAGCAAGAAAAAAGTAGCTAAGAAAGCCACCAAGAAAAAACTATTCGGACCCGATCTTTACAAGAGGGATGAGCATGGTCTCCTAGAGAATGTTGATTACGTCTTTAATGAAGATGGTTCGGTAAATTGGCGAGCTATGATTAAACCTGAGTTTCTTTACCCAAATCGGGATTGGTTTAATTATAGGAACAAGCCTGTACCAGACTCTTCTGAAGGTTTAGCTGACAATCAGTTACTCATCATGCTTGGGGGTATTAAAGAACTAGCTCGACTTAGGGGTTTTGAGAATGTGTCATTTGAGATTGATAATGTATCTGAGAGTTACGTTGTCGCTTCTTGCGAAATCCTTTGGTCTCCTAATTATGAGAGCGGAAAAGAGCGGGTTGGTTATCAAGACGTAGCTAACGCTACACTAGATAATACAGATTCATTTGCTTCAAAATTTTTGGAGACGATAGCTTGCAACAGAGCTTTCGTACGTTGCGTTCGCAACTTTTTGAATATCCATATTGTAGGCGCAGATGAGATTGATAAGTCCAAAGGCGCTAATAATAGCATCTCTGTGGAGTCTGTGGAGGCAGCGGCTACTACACCTATTGGCCTTTTACAAAAAACTTTACTGTCTAAAAAGGGCGTATCCTCATTTGAAGATTTTATTGAAATGTTGAAGGTGTTTTGGAAGAACGAAACTTATAAAAATGAGGACGTTGCAAAATGGAAGTCTTGGAAAGATATCCCAAGTAAAGAGATTCGTAAGCTCATTGGGCTTTTACACAAATGATTAAAAGAATAGTTAGTGCAGAGCAGTTTAAAAAAGCTGCTGACGATATTTCTGAATATTTAAACCTAGAGGCGGAAGGTAACAACTATCATTATCTTCTCCCAAATGGAGTTGAATCGATGAAGAAAGCTTTTGCCCATGATAAGATGTTGGTTTTCAATGTATTTATGTGGGCTAACCTAAATGATTCAGGTAAATATGATGCAACTATAATCTTTCTAAAGGAGAGAAGCCCAAGGCATGGGTTAGAAATATTCTCAGAATACGTCTGGCTTTCGAGTAACCCTCATGCTGGCTATAAACTATTAATTACAGCGATAAAATACGCTAGAGATAATGGTTTTGAACATATACAAATGGGTTGCTCTGAAAAATCCCCAAACAAAGACAAAGTAAAAAGCCTTTATAGAAGGCTTGGATTCATCAAAGATTCAGAAAGTTACATAGCAAAATTATGAGCGGAAAAACTTGCAAAAAAATAAGAAAAGCACTATCATTAATCAATGAAGACCCGACATCAAGAAGGAACTACAGAAGATTCAAGCGCCAGTACCAACGTGTCTCATCTAAACATAAATCAGACTTCATTAAAGCAACAGAGGGACTCTTCCAGTGAATGGTCTAGACTGAAGGCTGGAGGCTGTTGGATTAAAAACAGCAAAAAAGGTGAGACTTATTTATCTGGCTCTGCCACCCTCAGTGAAGAATCTTTAAAAAAGATTGCTGAAAATGGCGGGAAGTTAAATTTTCACATCTATAAGAACGCTTACCAAGAGGGTAATCAGCCCACTTATAACTTCTACATACTTTGATTCTTATCCCTGAGTCTTTGGTTCTCCTCTCTCAAGAATTTGATTTCGACTTTCAATTCTGTGACTTGGACGGTCAGTTCACTTATTTGAACTCTCATAGCTTCTTTTTCTTCAGAAGAGCTGATAAGCAGGGCTTCTAGCTTGCTTACTCTATCAATTAGGTTACTAAGCAGAACTCCCTCTGTTTGGTAGTCTAATTCTTTTATCTGATGTTCGGCTTTTAGCCTCTTACCCATGTAATTCCACAAAGCTCCTCCGAATAATGCTGATACTACGGATGAGATAATTGTCCAATGATCCATAGATTTAATTACACAATTTATTTTAATTAATATTAAAATATTTCAAAAAATTTGATTTAGGTGTAATTAAAATCAAATGGGGGAAACAGATAAAAATCTTGAAGAAGCTACATCTTTGGCTTTAAAATACTGCAACCCAGATGATAGCGAAATCATCTCTGATCTTGACAGACATTTGCGAGAGGCAGCTTGGACACTACTCGAAAGAATTAATAATTTAGAGAGTCAAGAATGTGTTTGTGAGGGGTGTGCATCTAAGGCCGCAGAAGAGGTAGAAGAAGTTGAATCTACCCCTGAAGAGCAGGAAGAAAACCCAGAAGTAGAAGGTGAATCTTCAGATGATTCTAACCTGCAAAAGCTTATAGAAACAGATAAAAATAATAAGAGGCTAACAAAAAAATCCAAAAACGTTGCAGTGGGGGCTGGAATTATAGCTGCTACAACTCAAAAAATGGCAGCAATGGGAACTGCTGGAGTAATGACGATTGCAAGCGGGACATATTTCCAAGCCAAAGCAGCGAAAACGGAAGGTATAGAGATAGCTGTTGTTACAGAGCAAGAATATGGAGCATTTTCCAAATTCAATAGGTTTACTGAGTCAGTTTTAGGCATTTCGACCTTCGAAGGCATTAGAGAATACGCTGAAAAAGGCTATGGCGACATTAAAGGTTCTAACCCTTCTTCTGAGGAGAGCGAAGAAAAAGATGAGCTTGCTGAAGATGAGAGAATAAAAAGAGACAAGGAATTACTTGAAGCAAGGGAGGATCTCAAAATTAATTCCAATGAGCCTCCTACTGATCCTCCCAAACTATCTGATTATTAATCATGGAAGAAATATTCGACAAAATTTTAGCGCCCTATATGTCCTCGCTGCCTGAATTTGTAATCGCGGTAATGGGCATAGTCGGGACACTTGCGTTTTTCGCGCCAGAAGATAGCAAGTTAAGTAGATTGCTTAACAAAATCACTGGAAGATTGTCAAAATTTAAAGACTACTTACTTAAAAAACTTAAAAAATGAAAAAATTAATACCCCTGCTATTACCAATATTTGTTATATCCTGCTTTTGTAAAGCAGCTATTGTCACCTTTACAGGTGGGACAGCAGACTTAGAATCAGGTGGCACTATCATCACAACTACAACTTCTCAAAATTATGGGGTCATTAGCTATCAAGAACAATCTGTTATCCTTGAATATGTTTCACCCACCGAAGATTGGAGTTTTCAGACTGTAGGTGATTATTATGATGTGGGGAATGATGTCATTCACGGTCATTGGACCGCAATCTCTGCTATAGAGATATCTCTTCAAAATAACAACCCTTTCGATTTACAGTATTTTCAAATAACTTCGAATACTTCTGTTGGTGGGCAACCAGCTACAAATGAAGAAAATATAGGTATTCAAGGCTACTTAAATGGTTCTTCTGTTACGGAGATATACGCTTTACCCAGCGTAGATTGGGGTGCAGCAAGCACTAGAGATGTTTTCCTGCCCAGCTCTTTTGATAACGTCGATAAAGTAGTTATCTTTGATAGGGGTGTATCAGGAACTCACACTGGAAATTCAAGCTGTCCTGAGTGCGGTAATTCAGGTTTCTGTTTTGGGATGGATAATTTTGTGTTTGATGAAGCTGTTCCCAATTCTCTTGTTCAAGGTAATGGGACTACATTACCAGTAGTCCCAGAAGCTAATTCTTTACTTTTTTTAACTTTATCTTTGCTACCTCTACTCAGAAGGAGGCGCTAATTATTGATTGTAAAGTTCTCGCTCTAACTTCCTATAACGAGCGTCTGAATGCCAAACTTCGTTAGTTTGGGGAGTGTAAACCCCTTCCTCAGTCTGAATCGGCTGACCCGCCTTGAGCTTCAAGGAAGACGGCTGATATATGTTTAAACTGCTTGTTTTCGGTGAGGAGCTGCCCCCGCAAGAAGTCAGCACGATCATTGGACTCATTGTCGCCAATAGCGCGTAGCCTTTCAATTTCTTCGATAAATTCATTTTTCTGTTTATTATGCTTTTCTGTGATTTCAAAAAACGCAAGTTTGTTCCTCAAGGCGAGATACAACTCAATGCTTTTTAAGATAGATTTGACCAGAGACATTACTTTGTTTGTTTTTTACTGTTAAAAATCTCTTTTTCCCCATCATCTTCTACAACTTTTACTGAGCCAGAGACATATTTGGCACAATTAATTGCTTCATCCTTTAAAAGGTAAGAGTGATGATATTTTTTTCTTTTATCGTATACACGATATTTTACTAATTCTTGATTCATTATGGTTTGAATTCTAAAGTTATATTCGCTACAAATGTTTTATCGTCAGAGATCATTCCTTCAATTAGACACTTACCTTCTCGCAAGGAAACGCGCTTTCCGTCAAAAAGATACTTCTGTTCATCAATACTGATTTGAGTAACACAAACATTTTTACCTGATTCAACGTTGATTATATCATAATCTACAATTTTGTCTTGCAGATGTTTGCTGAGATCATTTGTGCCTACTACTTTAAGCTGTTTTTTCATCTTTTCTGTATTATACCATAGGACAGTTTGGTCCTTATTATTTAATATTATAGCTCTTTTATCGTATCTATCTATCCATTTTTTATAAAAATCTACTTTAAATGTCCTTCTAATCTCTGACTTAAAGTATTTTCCATTTTTTTGTCGGACATGATCTAATATTCCATGAAAAGCTTTTATTTTGGTTGAATTTGAGCCGCGCCTATTACTAAATAAAAACTGTATATGATTATAATTTTCACGTTCTTTTAAAAAAACGTAACAAATATCGTCGCAGTAGTAAATCTCACAATCGCTACAGAACTCGTTAAAGTACCTTTTAGCTGCTGCTACCCTCATAGTTCTAGATCCAGAACAAAAAAAGTTATAAGGCTTAGATCTCAAACAGAAATCGAGAAAGTCATCCCAAGCCTCTTCTTTGTGGATTAATTGTTTAATTATCATTTCTACAGGTTATAATAGTAGAAAAGGTGTAATATTAAACATGGCGGTTGAAGGAAAAAATGAAGTAGCAAGAAGTCTATTGGATTTGCAGCCAACTGCAATTCTAGAACTGTATAAACTGTTTCCAGATACGGTGGATTCACCCTCTACCTTCTTGAGTTTTCATGGGGGTTCCATTTTCGGTGAAAATGTAATTTGGCAAGGTGTACAATACATGCCGATCCCTGTAGAAGCTGGGGGTTTCGGGGTGTTTGGAGATGGAACTTTGCCAAGACCTAAAATTAAAGTTGGCAACAATAACAAGATTGTTAGCTATTTTTTAGCTAAATATAAAGATTTTAAAAACGCCCAATTATTTAGAAAAAAAGTTTTTGTAAAACATTTAGATGATGTGAATTTTGAGGGGGCTAACCCTTTTGGATTAGCAAACTCTGATTCTGAAATTTCAGAAGAGAAGTATTACATAGGTCAGAAAACACAAGAAAACAAATCTTTTGTTGAGTTTGAATTAAATTTACCCTTAGATCTAGATAACTTCGATGTTAATCATAGGACTGTAAATGCCAAATATTGTTATTGGCAGTATAGGGGGTTAGGATGTCAGTATAAAGGTTTACCAGTAGAGAGGGAAGATGGATCGGCTTTCACTGACACCAATAATAACTTTATAACCTTAAATACTAACGAAGAATTTAATTTCGAAAATCGATTTTATCAACACGATTCTGTTTATTCTGTTGGTGAATCCGTTTTTATTGAAGATAAATCAATTATTTTGAGTACAAATGAACTTGATGAACCTATATTCCATAGAACTTGGTATGTATGCTCACAAGATAATTCAGGGCAGCATCCAGAAGGCAACCCCTCATTTTGGCAGAAAGATGGTTGTACCAAAAAGATAGAGGCTTGTCAAAAGCGTTTTTCTAGTAAAAGTTTAGTAAAAAAATTCATTGGAGATGAAGAGGCGACATCTGATTATTTAAATTTACACAAAACAGGTGCAGCTTCATTTGCTACGATTGATGCGAATGCGACAGGAGCTTTTACTGGAGACTTTTGGACTTTATCAATGTGGGTTCGCGGAGAAGAACAACACTTTACACAGGGATATATAGACGACAGCCACAATATTCATTTCAATGCTATAACATACACGCTCAAGTGGCGCAACCCCGTTGTTTTTGCGACTCATGAATTACCGAGAACAGAACAAGTTGGCGATGGTGAGTTTGATGAGGGTAATGAGTTCAAGCCAAATCAAAATGGCACGTTTGGCGATGCTAATAGTTTAGTCAGAGCGAACTTACACTTTTCAAGCCGCATAGGTGAAGATCAAGGTGTTTACTTAGATTTAGCCACGCCTACAGAAGATGGGACAAAAAACAAATTAACTCAAGTCCCAAGTAAAATAGCATCTAAAGATAAGTTCCATTGCCTTGTTTTTAGAAAAGAGTTTGATTCGACAAACAATAAATCAACAATAGATATTCTAGTCAATCCTCAAAAAAACCAATATGGGCATACTGTTTACTCCAACAAATCAAGAATAAATATTGATAACGGTACGGCTGGAGTTGATCTTATTTCGTTATTCTCTGACAAAACAGGCGAGTTGGATGACTCGATTTGTTTTGGGGGCGATATAGCCCAAGCTTGCCTTTGGTCAGGCAGACTTAATGACGATGAAGTTTGTCACATAGGGTCTACAAATTCAGTATCAGATTTAGAAGTGTTTTTAACTGATGATGGTTTACAAAAAGCGACTCGTAATTACTGCGATTATCTCCCTCTAAGATACAATGAGGCGACTGGTTACTTATCCCCTCTTACAGGTTCGGATAGGCTTTGTTTTTGGTATGATATGCAGACAGGGTTAAGCTCTAGTAAGCTTATTCTTATAGACGAGTCTCATAATAATCACGATATGACGGGTTTTGGAACGACAGGAGAATTTGAAAAACGTACGATAGAATATAAAAAAGGTGAATTTATAGAGTTCGTTCCCAACCAAAACGCTCAATTTAAACTTCCCTTCGGGGGGTTCCCCGGAACAGATGGATTCGATTATAGATCTCAAGGATCTCAAAACAATATATAAATATGAAAGATGCTTTACAAGTGATAGTTGATGAGTCGGAATCTAACCCTTTTATAGAAATATGTGGTTTTTTAGGGTTCGATAGAAAAAAAGAGACTTATGTAGTCCAGAATGAAAAAAATATATCCCAAGACCCTTCAGAGTATTTCATGATTGATCCTCTTAATTATTTAATTTTTAAAGAGAAGTATGATTTATTAGCGGTTTACCATAGCCACATCAATGCAGATGCTGAACCATCAGAGTTTGACGTAAAAATGTCAAATAATTGCTGCATACCATTTTTAATATATAGTATTGAAACTAAAAAATTCAATCTTTTTGAGCCGCAAAATCTAGAAACAGATGTAAATATATATAATAGGTTTAAGGAGGATTATGACAATTATTAGATTACATGGGATTTTAGCTCAAAAGTACGGCGAGGCGTTCGAAATGGACATTGGTAAGTCTAGAGATGTTATTAGAGCTATTGACGCTAATAGGGATGGTTTTAGAAAAACTATAGTAGATTTACAAAAAGAAGGTTTCTCATACGAAATTTTAGTTAATAAAAAAAGACTTAATAAAAATGAGTTTTTAAATAGTAAAAAACCACAAGAGATAGATCTTGTGCCGTTTATTGTTGGGTCTGGTATCCACTTATTAGTAGCTGTAACTGTAGCAGTGGTTTCAGCTGCAATCCAGTATGCTTTAATGGACCCCGGCACTATTGATGGGGGATCAATGACTGTAGGTAAAGATAGCGGTTCGATGATGTTTGCCACTAGCCAAATTAATCTTACCGCTCAAGGCTCCCCTCTTCCTATTGGTTACGGTAGGTTAAAAGTTGGGTCAAGCGTGGTTCAAGCTTCAGTTAAGTCGCTTCCACAGACGGCGGATTCTTTTGAGAGTATGACTAATAACCCTTTTGAAACCACCTACGATGAAGGCTTTGACATTTTTGACTCAAAACGGAAATCATGAATCATTTATCTAGAAAGAAAAAACTCTACGGGGCAGGTTCGAAAAAGCCTAAAGTAAAACCTGCTGTCCTGCTTCCCCCTAAAATAGGAGAGTATCAATTCGAATCTTCTTTCAGTTATGTTGAAACTTTAGATTTAATATCGGATGGGCCAATTGAGGGTTTAGTAAATAATAAAGGGAGCCTTTTGTTTAAAAACGAGCAGTCTAAAGGTGTTTATCTTAATGAGACTCCAGTTTCTACATCCGAAGGCACAGAAGAAGAGCCTGAACATGAGCGATCCCTAAAAAATGATACTTCCGTTTCCAAAGATATACAAACTTTTGCGAACTTAATATCAGGAAAATCTCTAATTGCTCATGTTACACATGTAGAAACCGATAACGTTGGCCCGTTTGGTGTAGGCGCACACAAGCAGTATTTCTTAACATTAAGAGATTTGGTTGTAGGGGAGCGAACGCCGATTCTTTTTGGCTTTGACGCAAATTTTTTTCCTGATGCGGATGGTGATGGAATTCCTGAGTTGTTCACCGAGCTAACTAAAAGTTTTAGCTTAACCACCAGATCATATGTGTATATTACGGACATAAATGATAGAAAGGAAAACTACTTTGCGATATTCATGAACAAGAATACAATAAATAATTCTGATTTATTTGTATGTTTGTCTAAGTTTGACTATAAAAAGTTTAGGGATCGCAGTAATCCATTTGAGAAGAATGACGGACTCCTTCGTTGCGCTAATGAGATTATTAAAAAGAAGTTCAATCTCACTGGAGTAGCCCTTAACATGCTTAAGCAGGAGCCTCCAGCAGCGCACATATTAACTCAGATTTTAGAAGCTTACGATAGTTATGGCCCGACTTCTGACGGGGGTGAACCCTCAAACCCTTTTATGAGAAAGCTTATAATGCATAAACTACAAAAGGTGTTTTCAAATCTTTCTGTAGGAAAGGGCGAAGTTTTTAAAATAGATGAGGTAGCAAGCGGTGAGATCTCAGCTAAAGAATTGATTCGTGATCTTTTGGAGGTGATATGGAGAGTTGGTTACATGATTATGTATATTCCAGATAGGGATATATTACATGGTATAGGAGAGGCTCAATTCACAGACCCAAGGGAGGTTTCTCTTATACCTACCGAGGCTGACGGCAAATATTCACCGATGTATGGCCGAAGAGAATACAATGATTTGTTGATTCCGATCTGTGATGCAGATGGAAAACTCGAACAAAACGCTGATATATTAGGAGCCGCATTTATAATTGTCAGGCTTCCGTGGAGGGGGGCAAGTGTAAACCCATACTCAATTGAACCAGCTACTTTCGATGTTGATGGGTTATCAACACTAAAAAAGATTACAAAGTTAACGGTGGCTCAAGTACGACAAAACGCTGATATTAGTAATTTTAGATATAATTATAATAATGTTTTAATTGAATCTAGAAACGGGGAAGAGTATCAAGAACCATTTAGATTTTTTAATAAAATTTATATTGATAAAACTATAAACAAGGCGATTTATGGGCCTTATAGATCGTTTGGTCAAGTTCAAAGGGTAGATGGTTCATTTTTCACCAAATCCACTTTAGCGATACGTGGGCCAAGTTCAATAGGTTTTAATGAGGGTGAGATGGGGCCAGACCCTGATCCGGGAGAAAAACCATTTCGAGGTAATGACGGGCTTCCTATCGGGGAAGGCAGTAATGATAATGCGCGTCTAACTAACGCAGATTATAATTCATGGAGCGAGGATGGAAATTCATTCGGTCTAGATGAGGCGGAGTCGCCATCAGTTTATTACGTCAATAACCCAAATGTCTCTGAAGTTTTTGTTACATTAAAAGTGGATGCTCTTCGTGATACAGCAGAAGGACTCTTAAGGGGTGGAGATCCTGAAAGCAATGATTCGTTTAAGGCTGGAGACAAATTGCCAGCTATTTTGAACATTCAGATTGAAGTGGGTAAAGTTACCTCCGAAGGATTACAGAAACCAACATTAACAAAAAATTATAGGATTGCAGCCCTTATAGAAGGAACAACCCTTATTGATATAGGTAACCCAGATAACACAAACAGACCCAATGAAACTAAATCCGTTTCTGAACTTAGTGGCGGCGTACCAAAAAGTTCTCCTCTTGATAACGTTTTCGGGCCGCAGCTTGAATTTAAGGGCGGCGCTGACTTAGCTACGCCATTCCCACTGCCAAGAGTCAATGACTACTCATTAAACAATTCTTACTCTTCCCCAGAAAAACGGTATGTTAAAGTAAGAAAGTTGTCAACGGAGACGTTTTCAGTCTTAATATCTAAGGATGTAGCGGTTCAAAAAGTAACGGAGATTATTCCTGTTAATTTAACTTATCCATTTTCCGCTATTATAGGGACAAAGATTGATTCCAAAAGCTTTGGTCGCTTACCATCAAGATCTTTCGATGCTAGATTAAAATTAATTCAAATTCCATCAAACTATCACCCAACTGAAGAATTCCACAGAAGAAAAGATAAAAGGTATTATGATACTACGTCTGAATTCGAAAATGCTTCAAAAGAAAAGAAATCCATATATCAAGGAGACTGGAATGGGGCATTTAAAATTGGTTGGACTGACAATCCAGCTTGGATTCTATACGATCTTCTGACGAATACTCGATACGGTTTAGGCAGATATTTAGAGGAGAATGACATTAATAAATGGGAACTTTACAAGATTGGCAGATTCTGTGATGCTGTAGATTCAAATGGCGACTTTGAAGGAGTCCCAGATGGCAGGGGAGGTTTAGAGCCTAGATACTCTTGTAATATAATGCTCAACAGTAATGAAAAAGTTTTTGATTCTATACAGCTCATATCAAAATTATTTAGGGGGCAAACTTTCTTTAGAGCTTCAGAAGTCTCATTCGTTGATGAAAGAATAAAATCTCCCATAGCTACATTTAGCAATAATAATGTAAAAGATGGGGCATTTAATTACTCAAACCTAAGAAGGGATCAACAATTCAACACCGCCGAGGTCTCCTATTTAGATAGATTTGAAAACTTCACTCCGAAAGTTGAAGTTGTTGAGGATGAGGAGGATATTAGAAGCAGGGGTGTATTTAAAAACAGGATCGATGGTTTGGGTGTGACATCTAGGGCTATGGCTAGAAGAATTGGCCAACATTTAATTTACAGGACCATTAAAGAAAATCAAAGGGTAGCATTCATTTCTGGTTTAGAAGCTTTACTGTGTCAGCCCGGGGATCTTATTATTGTTGACGACGACTTAAAAAACGAAAAATCTAACTTCGGTAAGGTTCTTAGTGTTGATGCAGCTAATCAATATATTCAATTAAGTGGTCCATTTTTTTCTGACTCTATGACTGGGATATTAACCGTATATAACCCCACGGGAGAAAACTCAATCGAACATCTGGGCGATATCGCTCAAACAAAAAGAGCCAGAACAGATACTTTTACTATTACTAGTTCGCCAGCACCCTCCTTTAATATTTACACTGGATTATATAATTTTTCAGGGTACACAGATGGTTATACAGATACTAATATTGAATCATTAAGACTGTTTTCTGAGTATGCTTTGTATACAGGTACTGGAGACAACATGTTATACTTTGGCACAGGTTATACAGGTTGGACATTTGCAACAGGTCTTGAAGAAGTACATAGGTCTTTTGTAGCTAAATCAACAGGTGTTCAGAATCTGGATCAATTAAATACTGGATTTATTTCGTCTTATAATAATGGTGTGCCTGACAAAAGAGGAGGAACAGATATTGATATTTCAGGCTTATTGAGTGGCGATCTTAACGAGTTAAATACTAGGGGTATCCTAGAGTCAGAAATAGCTCAAAATTCACAACCTCATATTACAACTTTTAATGTTACAACAGCTGGCGTTGGTGATGGATTCGGCTTTGCGAGCGGGGTAGATAATCCTGAAGTTTTGCCGTTTATCAAGTTGGGTAGCCCATATAGATTTGATTTAAAAGATGGGGATAACACCTTATATAAGATTGACTCGATTAAAGAAAATAATCCTAACGAATATTTAGTATCTGCGGCTAAGTTTGATACTGGTAAGTTTTCATTAATTGAAAACAGTATATCTTTGGATAGGAAAGAAAATACATACGACTTTAATGTAGCAACTCAGATTGGTGACACAATTTTCAAGAACTTGAGTGCGCCATCAGGTTTATCTCTTATTACTGGTGAAGGCACAGAAACATCCTCTTTCTTTATAAGTGGCGATTGGTCTGGGTCAGCAGAAGATGAAAGTTATGAAGTGGTTCTAAGTCGCCCTAATGGTGGGAGAGTCTCAGTTAATGTGCCAGACAAAAACGTTAAGTTTGATAATTTATTTTCTATAGGAAACTACGCTTTAAGTGTAAAGGCTATTGGGAATTCTGTAGGATCGACAAAAACCTCAGATTCGGAGTTCTCAACCGAAAGCATATTCGTCCTTCACCAAGAGCTAGAAGAATTCGACAGATCTTTTATAACAAATATAACATTTAAATAAATGCCTTTATACGAATTTCAGCCATCTTTTACTGTCGATCAAACGGATTTGAGTTTAACATCTACAGGTAGCGGAGTACACCTTAACAAAGCTGTTACTGTCAATTTAGGCATCTTGGATAGGGTTAGTGGAGTTGTAGAGAGCAATACAGACTTGTTATCAAACTCTTATATTAATAATATTAATGTAGATATTCTTAACATTGATGGGACTGTCAAGCATCAAAATTTCCTTACTGATTACAAGTCTAATCTATTTACTATAACAGAGTATGATAATATCAATGTCTTTGGCCAATACACCAAGGATTTTGGCATAAGAGCTACTGTTTTGGAAAGTTCTCAGACTCACACCTCTGAATTTTATCTTTATGGTAATACTCTTGAATTTAGTGGTATAACAATTAGAGATTCAACAGGTACGACCTCTCATACTGGATCTCAAAGCAGTAAGACGGCTGTAAATGCGACTGGTCAGACTGGGATTTTAACTAGTACTATCACATTCAATAATGATAAACTTTACACATCTTTTGACAAAGTAGACATTTACAGTTCTACTGGATCGGATGCGTTCGTTAATCAGAGCGGCCTCACCCCAGTTTTTTCGCGTAACTTAAATAACGCGCCTATTCAATCATTTAATATTCCAGAGGGTATATTACCTCCCGATACTGGTATATATCTCCACTTTGTTCCCTATAGTCAGGTTGGCCAAGGTGAAGCTTGGACCGTTGGTCCATACACTTTTAAAAATAACCCTGTAGCTTCTAACCCTTTTGTCACCGAAGTCACCAGCGGTGACATTACAGGAGCTTTGGGCTTCACACCCTTAAGTGGTGTTTCGAGTTCCGTTAGAACGGTCACCGCTGGCGGCAATACCCTTGACTCTAGTGAGACGTTAGCGTTTACGGCGGGTTCGAATATGCAAATTACGGAATCTGCTGGTGCGGTCACCATTGCGGTAGACGGTTCCTCTCAATTACCCACTGCAACGATCCCTAACCTTGCAGCTTCGAAAATCACCTCTGGAACCCTAGCTGACGCTCGCATCCCAAGCCTCGCGGCTTCGAAGATTACCTCTGGAACCCTAGCTGACGCTAGAATTTCTCAGGGTAGCGTCACGCAACACCAAGCCGCGCTGTCTATTACTGAATCGCAGATTAGCGATCTTGGGTCATACATTACGTCAGTAAGAACGGTAACCGCTGGCGGCAATACCCTTGGCGCGGGTGAGACGTTAGCGTTTACAGCGGGTTCGAATGTGCAAATTACAGAGTCTGCTGGTGCGGTTAGCATTGCGTCAGTCTCCAGTCTAAACGCAGGTCGTTTATTAGTTGGTAACTCCAGTAATGAGGCCGCAGTGGATGATACTGTTTATATTGATACTACTAATGGTAGGGCTGGTATAAATACAAGCAGTCCAGACTATCTTTTAGATATAGGAGGCGATACAGCTAGCGCTAATAACACAATCAGAATGGTTCAAGCTAATAATGGAACCGCTATAAGAATAGGCGCTGGAGGAGGTAGTAATGATGTAAACCTTTTGAGGGTTGATGGAGACACTAGCACTAACAAGGGAGAGAGTGACTCTAGTAATTACGGGTTCTCTCTAAGATACAAAGGTTCAGGCTCAGGAGCTAATAACGCTTTATCATTTTTTGCTGATAATTCAAATGCTGGTTCTCAAATTGAAGCTCTTACTATTTTAAATGATGGTAAAGTGGGTATAAATACAGCGAGTCCATCTCATCCGCTAGATGTTAATGGTACACTTAGGTCTGTTGGAAACGCGACCTTCGATGCAAATGTTAATGCGGGTGGAGTCATAACTACTGGCGGAAATACAGAAGCCGAAGTAAAGAGTTGGCTACATGCAGGGAGACAGTGGTCATTCTCAGGTCTACCATTCTTTAACAAAACTTCAGGATCTACAGCTCAAAGACTAGATGGGGCATTTATGGCAGATCTCAATACAGGATCTGCTGCTAGTAGACGAGCGCAAGCAGTATTTGGAGCAGGATTCAACGATATATCTGGTTATAGTGGAGCTGGTACTGATTATAGTAGAGCTATAGGAGCATCTATTAAAGTTGGGTTCTTCATTTCTGGTCAGAATTCTGCTAGCGTTATATTTGCGGTTGGTTTAGCTTCTACTTCAGGTGTTTTTGCTGATGCTGATCCAATTTCTAATTATGGATTTGGTGTAGAGTTTAGAAGAGGTTCTGGCAGCACAACTGAATGGAGGGTATTCGCGCACGATGGAACATCATTCTCTGCTTCCACTTTTACTAGTACTGGTATCACACATTCCGTTGATCCTCGTACTATTGCTATCTACAGCGATGGAGCTGGCAACATTACAGCTTACACAGCGATGTATGGATCTACAAGTTATACAACAGCAACAACAACAGGAGGTCCAACAGCAACTTCTGGCACAAGCACATCAACCAATATGCTTGGTCTTCGATGCAACACTAACGCTAGCAGTTATGTAAGTGGCGCTCATGCAAAAGCTAGAGCAATGGCTGTTAACTTATTTGCAGAATAATTAAAAATGAATATTAACAATAAAACCCAATTACAATCAGACCTTAACTGTATTCAAGCAGGTATAGATAAAAGCGAAGAAGCAGTGGGGATAGCTATTGATCGCTTGAATCAAGCTCATAAACAGTTTTGGTCTTTCCCCGATGATCGTCTAGAAGCGGTATTGCAGCAATTATACGATGACAACTCTCTTAATGATTTATTCGTTAATCATAGTGGCTATGCTGTTGATTTGAATTCTCTAGCTGAGAACCATACTGATATAGTTAAAAGAGCAAGGGTAGGCGCAAATAGAGAGTTTACTATTAGTAATGATATTGTTACGCTGACTCCAGAACCTGTTGATCCATTACCTCCTGAACCCACTGGCTCACCAGATGTTTAAAAACCGTTGAAAATTTTGTTGGTATCAATATTATTAAATAACAATGAACGAAATTAAAATCTCTCTACAGGAAAATGAAGCTAACGTACTTGTGCAACTTATTGATGTAGCAATCAAGGCCCAAGGTCTTCAAGTTGCTGAAGCGGGATCATTTCTCGCTACTAAAATTGAAGAACAAATGAAAGAGCAAACTGCCCCACAAGAAGAAGTAGTAGGGGCAGAAAAGCAAGCTCAATAAATTCTTTTCAAAAAACATTGACAGCCCCACCATAGATCGTTATGGTTGGGCTGTTACGTTAAATATGAGTCAAGAAATCGTAAATATCTCAGTCAATAAATCCGACATATTCAATTATGTTGTGGGTAAAGCTTCTTATGATCCAATCGAGAAGTGTATCGATCCAACTCTATACGAAACGTATTCTGATTTTATCTTGCGTCATGATGGAGATCAGCAGGAATACATCTACCAAGATAGAGATTATGAACTGTTCTACAAGGAGATGAGTAAACTAAAAAAACTATCCAAAGGTATGAGCGGAGGCGAAATCATTCGTATTTGTGAAGAATTAGAAGAGATGGCCCCTAAAACAATCAGCTTATAAGACATGCTACAAAGACAAGAATTTATGGAATACGAAGAAATATGTGAATTAGTGATTGAGTGGGGGGAGAGTAAAGGAATTTTTGATTCATCTACTCCACTTCGCCAACTAGACAAGACGCAAGAAGAGCTTGATGAAACAAGAGCAGCTTTAAAAAAGCTAAATAATCTTGATCGTCAGCCTGAACTTATGGAAGTTCTTGGAATGCCTACTTCAAATAAAGAGGATATTCTTGCAGAAGTTAAAGATGGCATTGGTGACATGTTAGTGACTATTGTTTTACTAGCAGAAATGGTAGGTATGGATAGTACAGATTGTTTGCAAGCGGCTTATGATGTAATTAAAAGCCGCACTGGTAAGATGATAGATGGGCAATTTGTTAAAGATAATTAAAAAACATTTAAATTAATTTAAAATGAGAAAAGCAGTAGTTTTTGAGAAAAAAAAGAGGATCAAGAGGAAAGGTATTCATGCTAAAAGCAAGACATCCACCACTAAAACATCCACAAATTATAAAAAACCTTATAGAGGCCAAGGAAAAATTTGATTTTTGGCGGTTTTAGGTGTAATATAATATATGGACGCTATTATTTCTCTTGTCGAGGGCGAAGCTTGGTTTAATTGGGTTACCGCTGTTATTGCAGCAGCATCAATTATCGCCGCTGCCAGCCCAACTCCAAAAAAAGGTTCTTGGTTATCTAAAGTTTATTCCGTTATCGATTTTCTAGCTGTAAATGTCGGAAAAGCTAAGGATAAATCTGAAGATAAGTAATACTTTTTAGTATATTAAAACCTTAATCTCCCTCACTCTGAATATTCGGGGTGAGGGAATTTTTTTGCCAAAACCTTTTCACCAAGGGCAAATATTCTCTTGACAATCTAGAGGTAAATAGTGTAATACATACACATGAAGATTACAGGTAAGCAGGAAGTCGAAATTGAGATTTCCCAAGGCCAAAGACACTTGATTGCTCTTGATTATATTTCAGAGGTATTTGATTGGGACTCAGACTACTTTATTGAGGATGGTTGGGTAATTAAGCGTGATATAGCTCACACCTCACACTCATTTGAGATTAAGAATAAAGTGAGGGAAGCGAGCAAGCGCGATCAATGTCTGTATGACATCTTCAAAACTTTGAAAAGACAAGCTTTTTAACCGTTAAATGAGGAACCGTCCCCAGTGTAACGTAAACCAGCATCAAAGGGGGAAATATAGAGAGACTCGTTTTGATTTAAATCTCTGATCTTCTTATTGAATTCTCTGGAAATATGATCATCCAATTCCCTATGAGGCATGTTACCGCTGTAAAAGGTAAGGATTTCCGATCTATAATTAGTCCAAGCCTCTGAAGAGCTAGAGAAGTCTACATGTATTCTTGATTGAGTTAATCGTGGCATTTCTTATTCTCCTTTAGCCCTTTTAATTTGGTCTGCGGTGGGCGCACCTTTGTCGCCTTTCTTTCTCATTTTCTCACCAGAACCACTCTTGATCCGCTCTTTCTTTTTTCTGATGTTTTCCCACAAGCTGCTATCAGACTTCTCCTTCTCCTTCTCTTTTTCCTTCTCCTTTAAGATCTCGTCATGGCGCTTCATGAACGTTTTATGATCTGGTCCAGCCATATATAAAGTCTTACCATCTTTTGTTTTGTGAGGGTGGATACCCTTAAGACCTAACTTCTTAGCGTCCTTCAGAGCCTCCTCTTTTGTTTCAAAGTAGTGCTGCATTACATTAGGCGCTGCGCTAGAGAAAAACAAAATCTTATCTTCGTCCCCAAGAACTACGGAAGCTTTACTTTCAGCATCTTGGAATTGAGAAGAGCAAACAGCAATCCTTTGCTTGATATCTTTGAACTCGTCCTTGGCTGCAATATCAACCATACAGCGGCTCATAAATTTAGATTTTTTTTCTCCGTTTTTAGGTGTTGGTAAAGGCATACTAATTGTTACACCTAAAATGTGTTATTTTTTCACTTTTTTTAAGTGCGTGTTTTCAAGAACCCAAGGAATCACAAGATTCTCAACACACCTCACATAAGCTTCTTCGTCGTTTATTTCCATGAAGGCTAAACCTGTCATCTCAAAAATCATGTGAGTTGCTTCATGAACCAAGGTCCACCAGTGCTGTTCTGGATCTGTTAGGCATTTTTTATTCAATTTAATTACCTTATCATCCATCAAACATTCTCCCCAATCTTCCATTTCCTCGTAAATAATTTTAATCTTCTTGCTGAGAATGTTTACGGAAGAAAGCCTCTTCATACCTATGATTACACTTAATTCTTGACATTTTTGAGTATTTAATTAAAATAAAAATATGAGCCTACAAGAGGAATTGGATTTAATTAAGAAAGCTAAAGTATCCGTAGCGGAGATAGACCTAAAAAAACGAAAGGTTTTCGATGATTTAATTAAAAAAATTGAACCTTCTGGCAGATTAGAAAGCACAATGTGGGATTATGTGATGGCTGGAATAAACTGTTACGAATACGATCTAGAAACTCTGCTAAAAAATAGGCGAAAAAATCTTGACCCTGAGTAGCCATCCATTATACTCACGGAGTTATGAATATATTCTGTTTAGACAAAGATCCAGAAATTGCCGCTCGCCAGCATTGTGACAAACACTGTGTCAAGATGATTCTTGAATGCAATCAACTTCTCTGCACGACATTTTGGATGCAGGGTCTTGAAGCTCCATACAAGAAGACTCACTACAATCACCCATCTGCGATTTGGGCTAGAGAGTCTCGCGGAAACTTCGAATGGCTTGTTCAACACGCCGCCGCCTTACTTAACGAATATACTAAGAGATATGGCAAACGCCATAAAAGCACAGATACTTTTATTTGGATTCTGGAGAACAAGCACCGCTTACACTTTGATAAGCAAGAGCAAACAGAATTCGCTATAGCTATTTCTCAAGACCAAAGGTGCAGAAAACTTCCAAACTTTGACGAACTCCCTGTAGTCGAAAAGTATCGCGAGTATTATAATCACGACAAATCTTACATGGCTAAATGGCAATACAGCGAAACACCAAAGTGGTATACCGTAAAATAAAAAAAATAATATCTGGAGCCACATTTTTTTCTTTAGTTACTGGATACGCTATTGGAATTTGGGTTTCAATTTTGCTGATTTGTATAAAAGAATACTTTAATTTATGAGATTATCTGATAATGCTAAAGTAGCTTTTCTAAATCTCAGTTTAGATTCCTTCAATCAGAAGCGGATTTGGAAAAAATTCTTTGATGATGGAGATGAAGAAACCTTCAACCTTTATATCCACTCTAAAAATAAAAAGTGTTCTGTATTCAAAGACTACTTCATTAAGAATACTGTCCCTACAAAGTGGGGGCAGTTCTCTCTGGTGGAGGCTACTGTAGAGCTAATGAAATCTGCGTTATCAGACGAACAGAATGAATACTTTACACTGATTAGTGATTCTCACTTACCTTTGTACAGCCTAAATGAGACTGTAGATTCTATAAAGCAAAGATATGACATCTTAACATTCACAAAACACTTTAGTTTTCATACCAAAGTGAAGAGTCAAAAGATTTTTAAAGAGGGGATCAAAGGCTACGATTTTGGTGAGTATAATGCTGTTTGCCAGTTTTTTGTCTGTCGAAGAAGAGATGTTGAAATATTTATTGAGACTTTTGAACATTGGTCTCAGTTCTTTGTGAAAGAAAAAGTTGTATTCGCTGATGAGTTTTATTTTTGGGGAGTAGCGAAGCAGTTGGAGATGGATTTTAAGATGGGTCAAGCAACAACTTATTCTGATTGGAGCTTTAGGAAATTACCTGATGGTAAATTGGAGCGAAACCCAAAAGCTTTCATTACATTCAATAAGGCTATGCTTGAAAGCTACAGAAACCAAGGCTTCTTGTATGCTAGGAAAGTAATGCCAAGCACTTTAATAACATTTTGATTTAAAAACATGAAAAATACAGTAGAATTACTTGGGTATTATGGATCTGATGAGGTCATCGCTTGTAGCGCATGGACTTCAACAAGTAGAGAGTTAGATGAAAAGAAAAGAGAGAGAATTCCGAAGCTCATCGACATGCTTTGGAGTAACGGACATGAGACACCCTTTGAGAAGGGCAGCGTACACTTTCTTGTTGATTGTGATATTGCCAGTCATATACATTTGCTTAAACATAGGATTTCTTCGCTCAATGCTGAATCGGCTCGCTACAAAGAGCTTAAAGAAAATAAAATGTTTATTCCTGAAGATTGGCCAGCATTTTGGCAGAGGGTCTTAGAAGAGTATACCGAAGACGGAAATAGGCTTTACCATAAATGTATTGCTGATCTTGAGCCAGAGTTAGGTCGCAAACGAGCAAAAGAATCCGCACGGTTCTTTAAGACTTACAATAGTCGCATTCAAGCAGACGTTCAATTCAACATGAGAAGCTTTGCTAACTTCCTAAAACTTAGGAATAGCGAACACGCTCAAAAAGAAATAAGAGAAATTGCTCAAAAAATGCTTGACTTGGTTGAGAATATCGAAGAAAATCCGTTCAGACATACCTTAAATAGTTGGGGTTATTAAATTATGCAAATTAAAAAAATTGAACTTCGCTCTCTTCAGCAAGTTCGCACTTACGAGTTGGAGGACGGAGATATCATTGATAACTTTGGTTCTATAGAAAGATTCCAGAAGATCCTTGATGATTCCGAACAACCTACAGAGGAGGAAAATGAAATGTTATCTAACATTCTGAGCGATTGTCCAATAGAGGAAGACAATATTATGGGTGATATTGAAGAGTCGTTTTTTGAATATTAAAGATTAAAAATGGATACTGAAGCGCTCGCTTTATTAATCGCACTTATTGCAATGTTAGTATTGCTCATTCAATGTTTTGATGGCTAAAAATTCGTATATGAATGATCTTATCAATCTTTTCCGTCAGGAAACTCAGCGGCCCATTCTATTTTATAGAATACCAAAAAATGCCAGCACAAGCATTTATAATCATATTGGTCATTTTAATATCGTTAAGCAGTATTACAAAAAGGTATTTGATAACGCTGATCAAGAAGTTTATTACAATTGGTTCTGCCCTTCTCACAGTACGCCTGAAGAGTTGTGTGAAACAATTGAGGAGAAAATGGGAAATTGCATAAGATTTTGTGTCATTAGAAACCCTTGGGATAGAATGGTTTCCTCTTTTAACCAAAATAGAAAGATTCAAAGTTGGAAATTAACTGGTCACAAACCTAATATGAGCTTCAAAGAGTTCTGTTCGTTGATCCATGAAAACAAAAATAATAAGAAGTTTCTAGGTTCTAGACCCCAGATCGAATGGGCTTGTGGTAAATACCCTCCTCATGAAATATTAAGGTTTGAAAACCTAAAATCTGATTTCGCTGCAATGGTTGAGAAATACAAATTAAAAGGATTCTCTAAAGAGTTGCCTCATCAGAATAAAACCGATCACCCTCATTTTTCTGAATGTTACGACTCAGAATCAAAAGAAATGATTGAGGATGTATTTTTGCAAGATATTAAAAAGTTTAATTATTCTTTCCCAGAAGATTCTGATTTTTCAAATCCCAAGGGATCAGAAGGTTTTTTAAGAATATAACATAAGATTAATGAAGATAAAGAAAAAGAAATTAATTAAATACCTCAAAGAATGGGCCAAGGCCAGCGCGAGAGACGCTGAAGTTTACAGCGAGGACGGCGATTACGCACGGGCTTACGAGGCCATTATTATTGCGGATTTCATGAAGGACGATCTCATTAAGGGTATTGATTATGATTTCAATAATGAGTAATACATGATGAATAAAAAATTAATAAAAATGGATGGCTACGATGACTGTATTGTCGGGGTAGTAGAGAGGGCTGGTCAAGAACCGATTCTCTGTTACGACAAAGAAGAAGTGCTTCACAAGCTAGAATCCCAAGGCATGAATAGAGACGAGGCAGAAGAGTTTTTTTATTTTAATCAAATAGGAACGTGGATGGGTGACTCTACACCATGTTTTTTATCAAAAGAGCTTGACAAAGACGAGCTTCTATCTTAGAGTACTGAAATCAAAGAAAGAAAAAATGAAAACACAATTATTCTTAGCTGTATCACTAACGCTTTGTGCGCTTGCCACTTGGACTTCCTTTAAGACTCCTGAAGTTAAAACGGTAATTCAAGAGGAGATTATTTATCCAGAAAAAGTTGAGGCTTGCGTGTCTCTCACCAAGTTTCAACTGGAGAAAATGCTTAGTCATTTTAATGAAGACGATCACCCTTCCGAAATGAAGCGTTTTAAAAGTTTGGTTAAGAAAGATGTGAATGGTTGGAGAATCTCTTCAACTCATTTAGCTAAAGGCGCAGATGATTATCCACTTCCAGACGGTGATTTCCTAGTTGTTGATGCCTCGTTTATTGATTATCATGGGAATTTCAAAGATTGTATCACCTACGCTCACAGCTATCAAGATAATCACGAATATATTGTGGTATCAGTCAAGTAAATTTAGGCTCTGTGGCGGAATTGGTAGACGCTGCGGATTTAAAATCCGTTGATCCTAGATCGTGAGGGTTCGATCCCCTCCAGAGCTATTATCACTTTATTGTATGGAGAATCTTAAAAGAGAGTCTGGTAAGTGGGTCGTAACCTTTGGCAAATATAAAAATTGTTGTTTAAAAAAAGTTCCCACCCATTACCTTGAATGGGTTCTTAAAAATTTTAAAGATTTATCTATTAAGGAATTGAATGTTATTAGAGGGACCGTTTCAGGTAGGAAAGGACAAATTAAAAAGCACAAAAAAAATAAGACCCGTTCGTCTAATGGTTAGGACTCCAGATTTTCATTCTGGCAATAGGGGTTCGATCCCCCTACGGGTTGCCAACTTTAAAAAAACTAATAAAAAATGAGACTAAGTAAAGCATTATTTACACTTGTAGCCTTAGTAATTTTAATAACACCAGCAATAGGGGAGACAAAATATACTTCAATAATGACTGGAGTATCAGTTGGCAAAGGTAGAGTTCATATCTGGGAGGTATTGACAAAAACATTTAAGGCATCTCAAATCCGTATCAAAAAAGGAGAAGAGCGTAAGCCTGTTAGATGGGCTACAATTCCGAGCTATGTGACCGTAACGTTTACATCTAAAGATAAGACGATTACAAGAACGAAAGTAGATAAAGCACTCAACATACTGAATTTTTCAGGTACTCCATACCTTGTATGGACGGTAAAGAAAGAAGAGCAAAAAATTAATAAAAAATAATATGAATGCACATTTAAAAGCAATTAAGAAAAAGCACGAAGCTCTTGGAGATATCGCCAGAGCAGATCTAGAAACCTATTTGAATAATCAAGTAGCTATCGGAGAACATCCTGATCTGGGCGTAGAAATCGAAAAGAAAGTAGAAACTATCGCTCATCATAATGAAGTAGTTGAAACAATTAATGATCTTATTTCAGGTCATTAATATATTTAAGCGCTTGTAGCTCAGTGGTTAGAGCAGGGGTCTCATAAACCCTTGGCCGTGAGTTCAAATCTCACCGAGCGCACCATTTTTAATTAGATAAATTTATATACGAAGGTATAATCAATTATGAAACCTGTTTCTCTTCACTGCTCTAAACAAATTGATGACCTTCTAGATGAATCTATGACTATGGAGGCTAACGGCAAGGTGTTCGCCTCTCAAGATCATGCAGGCCCCGCTTACGTTAGGAACCCTGACTTATGGTGTAGAGATCTAGATATTACATGTGTGTCTCCTTGGAATAGTAGTGGTGATCATAAGAAAGCGGGAACACTAGTGACCCCAAGGCATATCATAGGTGCAGCACACTACGAGTATTCTGTGGGGACAGTGGTTAGGTTTGTAGAGAAAAACGGTTCAGTGCATGAACGAACTGTAACAGGAAAAGCTCGCCATCCCGAATGTAGACGTTACTTTCCAGACTTAACAATATATACTTTAGACAGCGACCTCCCCTCTACGATAAAACCTTGTTCTGTAATGCCTAGTAATTACAGTGAATATTTAGATAACTTTAGCAGGATACCTAGCCTTGGTCTTGATCAAGAAGAGAAAGCTCTCATAATAGATTGGCGAGCTGGAGGTAGGATGCAGACACCCGCAGATCCGAAAAGGCTTATTTTTCATGAGAATAAAATCAGTGGTGATAGCGGGAATCCTGCATTTTTAATATTCAAAGGTGAGCCTGTTCTTATAACTGTTTGGACATTTGGTGGTGCAGGGGCTGGGACTGCTGTAGCAGATCATATTTCAGATATTAATGGTATGATTGCTACCGCTGACACACGGGCAGGTGTATCGACAAACTATACAGTTACTGAAGCGGATTTTTCAACATACGATAACAAAGTCTTCGATGCTAAAAAACTTTTTTCTCAATTCGTTGCTGCACTTCGTAAGTTAAGACCTCGGTGGTTTAAGAAAAGTCCCGAAACCAGCGCCGAAACCAGTGCCGAAACCAGCGCCGAAACCAGTGCCGAAACGAGTGCTGAATATAGTAGCTCTGAGCCACCTTGGGATACGAGTGCTGAATGCACTTCTAGTGCGGAATGCACTAGCGCGGAATGCACTCATCCCGAATGCACTAGCGCAGACCAAGCATCTCATTCTTTCCATGTGCAAAACTGGAATGAGACGAGTGCAGAATACACTAGCGCCGAGACCAGTGCCGAATAAAGGTAATATAAAATTATTTTAAATAATAAAAATAGTAGTAATTAATCTTTTAACTACATGGAAAGTAAAATCAACACTAATACAATTAATACATTTGCAATAATTCTATCTTGTGAAAAATATAAAGACAAAAAACTCTCCCAAGATACCACTAGGCTTGGGGATCATATGTACTTCATAGGGAATCCTCAATTATCTTCCCCTATGATTGAAGGTGATGTTGTCTATTTACCTTGCCCAGACAATTATGAGAGCTTACCTATTAAAACTTTAATGGCTGTTAAGTGGGCTTTTGAAAATAAAGATTTTGACTTATTGATAAAAACAGATGATGATGTTTACTTCTTAGATGGTTTTGATGAAATCGTTAATGAGGCATCTGTCCATGATTATTCTGGTTTTCTGAGAAGTGGTGGTTATATGTCTAATTGGCACTTTGGTAAATGCGAGAATCAAGAATTAAATAATTTACCTCACGCCGTTCCAGAAGTAGTATATTGTGATGGCCCATTATACTTCTTGTCTAGAAAATCTGCTGCCCATTTAGTAAATCATGGGATTAGAAGAAATTTATATATGTATGAAGATGCAGAGGTTGGAGAGTTATTAAGAAGGTCTGGAATTATTGCAAGGCAAATCCAAATTAAGTACGGGGTTTATTGGCCGAAATAATCTTGAATCACATAACGTGATACCTCAAAAATTACATCAAGTTTGGTTAGGTCATAATCACATACCTGAAGAATTTGTAAAGTTTACAAGTAACTGGAGGAAGCTGCATCCTGACTGGCAATATAAATTATGGACAGAGGAGACCATATCAAACAAACCACAAATTAAAAACTTGGTTGATAAGTGCGAGGCGTTTTCATCTAAATCAAATGTAGTTAGATTATATGCGGTTTACTTGGAGGGTGGAGTTTATGCAGACATGGACATTGATTGGTTCCGCAACTTTGATGAACTATTAAATGTTAATTCCTTTGCATCGCCCGAAACAAATAAGACTAATAAAGAATTAGGACTTAAAGATTTTCACATAAATTACTCTAAACTATTTTGCAATGCAATTTTCGGTGCGGTTACTAAAAGTGAGTGGGTAAATTGGCAAATAAAACAATTATCTGAGATGGTATCTGAGAAGCCGCCTTGGGGTCCAACCTTAATGACCAATGCTGTTGAGGCATTTAAAAATACGAATGATTTTCAAGAATACCCATCAACGTATTTTTATCCATATTTTTGGAATGAAGAATATACAAAGTCTGAAGATTTTAAAAATAAAAATAAAGAGTCATATGTAGTCCATCATTGGGAAAGTTCGTGGGATCAAAAAAAATAACAATCATGATTTTTAAAGCGCGAAATAAAATAGTACAATATTGTCCAACCCCAAAATGCGGTTGTACATCAACTAAAGTGATGATCCGCAAAGGGATAGAAGGTATTATTGATTATCAAAATAATATTCACGCTAGATTTAGCACAAAGACATTTAAAGCGGTAGATGCGGATATTAAATTTTGTATAGTCAGAGATCCTGTGAGTAGGTTTTTGTCATGCTATACAAACAGAATTTGCCGACATCACGATATTGAATTTGTAGAACTCGATGAGTTTATTAACAATTTTCATGATAAATACTATAGATTAGATAAAAATATGCATCATCATTTTCGACCACAGGTTGATTTTATAGGCCATTGCCCTAGCTACTATAATAAAGTCTTTTATTTGCATGAAATGTCTTTAGTGTCGCAATTCTTAAGTGAAATCATGGGGAAGTCAATAAAATTAGAAAAACTAAATCCCGTTCAGGCAGAAAAACCAATCCCAACTGAAAGCCAAATTGATTTCATAAAGTCGTTTTACGAAGATGATTATAAATTTTTGGACAAGATAAAGTAAAAATAACTAAAAGAGTCTTGGAATAATCTATAAAACGCAGTAATATAAATATAGATACGATGAAATTTAAAGGAAAAACCGATATCGTTAAAGAAGTCCAAGGTAAACTTGGCCTTAAAGCTGACGGGATTGATGGCCCTGCTACATGGAAGATGATTTGGGAGAATCTAGTTCATGATGATAAAGGTGAACCAGAAAAGCCAGAGCCTCCAGCTCAAGAACTTAAAGATGATTACCCTGAAGTTTACAAAGCGTCACCAAACCAGTCTGGACCCATCAAACCTAAGTATGTGATTCTGCATCATAGCAGTGGAAGTCATGATGGGACTCGTTCATGGATTTTAAATTCTGCGTCTAAGGTTAGTTATCACTATCTTATTGCGCCTGATGGATCTCGCACACAATTTGTTTATGATAAAAAAAGAGCTTGGCATGCTGGGAGATCTTCTTGGAAAGGTGTAAGCGGTCTAAATGGTCATAGTATCGGCATTTCTTTCTATGGGGATACCAACAAACGCACACCAAGTGCTGCTGAAATTGATTCCGCTGCCAAGAAATGCAAATACCTTATGGATAAATTTGGTTTTGGTATTGACAATATTCTGACGCATGAGATGATTGCCCCCAACAGAAAGAATGATACTTCTGCTGCTACCTACCAAATGGTTATTGATCGCATAAAGGATCTTTAACATGAACATATACTCAATCTTCGAAGCGATAGCGCATATCATTCGTGTAATTACTGAACTCCTTAACTTTTTCAAATGAGTAATTTTAAAAATTCAGAAAGCTGGAAAAGAGGGCAGAAGGTCGAAGCTTTATTTGGTTCCTGTTTAGAAAAGAGGGGCATCAAGTATCGCCCTGCGTCCAGAACAGAACAAATCAAACAGCATATTGATTTCCACACTGACGTAGGCACTGTTGATGTGAAAGCGATGAAGAATGTTAATCGCAAGGATTATAATCCTCAACAAGATCTTGTTTGGTTAGAGTTTAAGAATGTTGGAGGTAATACAGGATGGCTGTGTTCTAATGTAGATTATATAGCTTTTGAGCGTTTACATGATTTTGTGATTGTTAATCGTCAAGCTCTCCTAGAGTTAGCTAAAAATTTATGTGATTTAGTAAATATTACTAGACAGGGCGGTATGAAAGCTTTATACAGAGGGTATCAAAGGCAGGGGCGTAAAGACATTATCTCAATGATCAAAATGAGCGACATCTTAACCTTGCCTCATAAGTCGATTCCAAAGTAAAACATGGCCCTCAAGGACGATTACCTCATAAAGAAGATAACATACCAAGATGCGATGGAAATCGTCGTGAATAAGCATTATATGGGTAGAAAAGGCCCATGTAGTCATGCTTTTGGTTTATTTGAGAGGGGTACATCACATGAGCAACTAGATCTTTTTGATAATAACAAAGATAAGCTTGTAGGAGTCATTACATATGGGGTTAGTGCTAGCTCTACTCTTTTAAGAGGTGTTTGCGGTGAAGAAGAAGCTAAAAATGTTTATGAACTTACCCGTTTGTGGATTGAAGATAGCACACCAAAGAATGCAGAAAGCTTTTTTATTGGTAATACTATCAAGACATTAGACAGAGAGGTCATTGTTTCTTTCTCTGAGATAGCTCAAGGGCATGTTGGAACAGTTTATCAGGCATCAAATTTCTTTTATTGTGGTCTTAGTGCTAAGTTTAGAGATCCCAAAGTAAAAGGGCTAGAGAATAAACATCATACAAGCTATGCTCACGGGATGAATATGGCTCAAGTCAGAGAAAAATATGGTGCGGAGAACGTCTATTATGTTGACAGACCTCGCAAACATCGTTACGTTTTCTTTAACGCTAAGAAGAAAAGACGTAAAGAACTACTTGGTAAACTAAATTACAAAATAGAGCCTTACCCAAAAAGCCCAGATCGAGCGTGATTTTGCCAAATATGCAATGTGATTTTTAATCGAAACAAAATTTTAAAACTTTTGCTAAAAAAAAATACTAATCCTTCTTATTATTAAAAAATTAAAACATTTTCTTAAATTATGATACACAAAATACAAGAACTTATTATTTTTTTAAGTGCCATTGCAATTGGTATTCCACTAGGGTTAATCGTAGGATTAATTTGTTGGTTTAAATTTCCTTTTCAAATCTATTGGGAGGCTCGATCTAAGTTGGCAGAGAGCAGAATCGAGAAGGCAAAACAGCTTATAGAACAATATGAAAAAGATAATTCCAACGAGGGAATGTGGGAAAGACATATAGAAAGAATAAAATCTAAAGAAAATTATGACAACTGAAGAGCTATTAAAACTGCATAAAGATACCTGTGAAACTTGCAGGGATATTATGAGACAAAAAAATAACGATTATACTGGAGGGAAGACTTCGAAAGATCCTTTCGCTAATTTTAACGCTGCATCCGTCCTTGGGATTGATCCAGTGCAAGGCTTACTGCTTAGAGTAATCGATAAGATTCAAAGGATTAGGTCTTTTACAAATGACAAGGAGTTGAAGGTATCAAATGAGAGTGTTGAAGATGCTTGTGATGACATTGTTAATTATGCAATTTTAGCAAAGGCAATGCTCATGGAACAAAGAAGTCGTATAAGCTACCCAGAATTTGAATAAAAAATATTAAATATTCATTTGTTGGCACATAGCCCGTCCCCGTTTTTTTGTTTTGAGGGGGCGGGTTATTTGTTTGTAGATCCTTGCCTAAAACTCTGGCCTGAAAAATAATTCATATTTTAATCAAAAAAATGTTGACCTACCCAAACTCCAAGGTTAATCTACCTCCGTTATGAGTAATACACCAAAAAGAGGTCGTGGTCGCCCCAAGGGTTCGACCAGTTTCGTCAGCATCAAACTCGCTGATCTTATCAACAATCTTGGCCCCAATGCCAATGTATCAGTCAGTAAAAAGTGGCTTGATTCGATTGGTATCGAGATCCAAGAGTCATCTGCTCCATCTATGGTTGTCTCTTCGATCACTGATGAGCCTGAAGCTGTAGAAAACATTCAATTCCAAATCCACTAAGTCATGTTTGAAAAACTTGTAGGCCAGAGTGAAGTCAAGGGTCGCCTTGGCTTCTACGCCAAAGCTCACAAGGCTGGCTCTATCATTCCACCCATCATGCTCAACGGAGCTAAAGGTTTGGGTAAGACTGAGTTCGCAAAGGAATTTGCTAGCGGAATCGAAAGAAAACTTCTTGAGATTAACTGCGGGACGATCCGCAATGCTCAACAGTTTTTTGAACAGGTCTTCATGCCAGCTATCGCTGGAGAGGAGATTACTGTTCTTTTCGATGAGTGCCATGCCTTACCTAAAGATTTGGTTGAAGTGTTCTTGACGGTATTCAATAGCGAGGGAGCTAAGAGTAAGCAGGTTTCTATTGGAGAAGGCTTCGCTACATTCGACTTCGTAAAGCAGAATTTCTTGTTTGCTACTACTGAACTCCACAAGATCTTCGATCCACTTAAGGATCGCATGACTATTGTAGATTTCAAGCCTTATGTCTCCAAGGAGCTTGCTCATATCATTCAGAAGAAGATTGATTGGGTTCAGTTCGACGGGGATGTTCTTGAGCAGATCGCTGAAACGGTTCGTGGCAATGCCCGTAGCGCAATCAAAAGAGCTTTGGAAATCAAAGCATTCTGCGAGATCAATAACAATCCAAAGGTGGACGCTAAAGCTTGGCTCCAAATGAAACAAATCTTGGGTATCAAACCACATGGTCTAACCAACCTTGAAGTCCAGATCCTTGACGTTCTCAAATCCAACGGCCCTAGCTCTCTCCAGATGCTATCGGCTGTTACTGGGATGTCCCGCTCTGCCATCCAGCTTGATGCAGAAAACAACCTCCTTCGTAGCGGGTTCATGGAGATCGATGGTAAACGTAAGATCACAAACAAGGGGACAAAGATGTTGAAGGAGTTAGCATGAAGTATGTAGTATCACAATGGGGAACTGGTCTATCAGTCGGAATGATTGGTAGGCCAGAGGAGGTGGAGCAAGATAAGAACTTGGCTCATAATATATTTGGGGCTAGATCATATGATGATGTGTTTAATGGGCGCATCAATTTCAGTAGTATTTTTTATTTTTATAAATTCTTGCTCTATAAATATGCCCTCCCATACATGTTCGAACATGGCTGCTCCCTTCGATCATCGATCAAAGCTACCAAAGCGTTCGCTAAGAACCACACCATCATCAAAGAGAACTTCATGTTTCAGATAAGCAGGTTACCAGTAGTCTACAATATAGGATTATATAATGATGGGGACTTTGGGTATGAGTATGAAGATTGATAGTCGGGGCTGTGATATATAATATTGTTCATTTGTAATTACAAAATTCTTTTGTTTGTTACATATTGTAGTGTCGGACACTAAAACCACAACATATAGTATAGTTTTAGGTCCATATACCTACTGCACCAATCCCCTCCCATCGTCGCCTATCCCCCATACCTACAACATAAACTACACAACATACTAAGTAAAGATATAAGGGAGAATAATAGAGGAAAGACTGGAGGAATGGGTGTTCAAATACTGGATGTGGATTACCCTTTTTAATTAAATAAAAATAATATAAATTCCACACACAATAGTTTTCCTTGATTCTAAAGGATTTGCGGCCCTTTTGTTTGACGTAGCTGCCGCAGTGAGGTTGGTCTTTTTACTTCGCTTCAGTAAACCCAAACAAAAAAAATTATAAAAAAAGTCAATTTCTGCACGGGGGTAAATACAAAAAGTTTTTAAAAGTTTTACCTCACTGCACCAGCCACGTTAAAAAACAATAAAAAAAGTGCAGGTCGGGTGACATTTCGCAAATAATAGGTAGGCCCAGATCGAAAGAGAGCGCCCAAATAATGCAGCGCCCCGAATAAACAAAATCAAAATCAAATAATGCCCAGATCTAATCAAACGGCGTAAATAATGTGATTGCCCAGATCGAACAAAACAAACTAAATAAACCCAGATCAAATAAAACACCCCAAATAAGTGTGTGGTTAGCGGGGGCGACCACGTTCGACGATATCCGATTGTATCCGATTATCTCTGTAAGTCATTGAGTAGTAGGGAGTTACGGCGATCCGCGCCAGCGTCCTCCGTAACTCGCTGACAACCAACGAGTTACGAGGATTTTATTTTTTAATTAAAAGATTCTAGAGCTTCTATAGCATCTTGGAATGTGATGTAAGTATTGTTTTCTATATTGTGTTGATTCACCCCTTCAGACCATTCGGCATATTCTGGCGTTACTTCCGTATAGGGTAGCCCTTCGAAAAAATCGTCGAATTTTTTCCACCCCATCATTCTGTGTTCTTTACCACTCAACTGAGTAGCTGCCTTTGCTGCTAGTCAATTGATGCCACAATCAAGGTCTAGTTTTGCGTCTGGGTTTTGAGTTTTTGCGAACTCCAACAGTTGTTTGTTTGTTATTGTCATTTGCTTGTATTTTTTTAATCGATTAAGAATGTACCACCTCCAAACATCCCCTCTTGAGATTTAGCCTCTGCCTTCAAGATCATTACAGCCCTCAAGTCGCGACCATCTTTTGTTGCAGGGCGAAAATCCAAAATCTTTTCTATTTGTTCCAGCTTCTGCCTGTCTCCAGTGATCGACAATCCATCAATCGTCTTGAAGATTCCCGCAGCTTTTAGAAACAGTGGGATTTCGTCTGGAGCTTCTTTTTTTAGTTTTTTAATTCGTTCGTGCATCATGGTATCCATTTAGTGAGTTTTGTATGTAGTCTCTAATCTCGATGAACCACTCATCAGATAAATCCATTTGATCACAAAGGTCTTCTGGTATTGAGGCGCAAGCTATTTTAGCCATCTCTAAGATGGTGACATCATATAACCAGCTTCGTCTGATTTTGGAAAGCTCGGGACCAGAGGGTCTGATCGGAAACGCCTCTGAGACGGTTTGGTACTGCTTTGGTTCTTCTTTTTTCATAGTATTATAGATTGCTGTATTTTTCCATCAACTCAACTTGAACGTGCTTGTTCCAGATGCTGTGCATAAGGTCGAACCAACCACCTCCACGTTCAGCTTCACCTACGGAAGAAGGGAAGACCGTTCTAAACTCCTCCATCATGGTATCTAGTTGAGATTCAAATTGAACCTGCTCAGGGCTAGCCTCCTCTTTCAACCCATCAACTAACTTTACAGCTTCATCAACCGTTATTAGCTCGCTCCCGTCGCCATTGTAAATGTTCTTCAGATCATTGGTCTCCATGTAGGATCGGAGTAGAGCATCTAGGAGTCTCTTTGTGCTTACTTGTTTTTTACTTACGTGTTTTTTCATGTCTGAGGGAAACATACCATGAAGCGGAAGGGCCGTCAAATTTAAATTAATTAAAAATTCAGACGTAAGCCACTGATTAGCAAGGAGTTACGGCGAACGCCCCCGCCGCCGCCCGTAACCCGTTGATAGTCAACGAGTTACGAGGGTTTTTTATTTGGCAGATTTCATTTCTTCTTTTCGCTTTTTCCTATCGCCAAACCAACCAACATCTGGCGCTTGCATATTTCTGCGTCGCCAAAAATCGTGATAGGCTTTATTGAATTCTTCTCTAAAACCCCTTTTTAAAGTGGCGTATCTGTTTGCTTCTGAGAAGTCTGGTTTTATTGGTTCCATGTTTTTATCTTTCTGTTCTGTCTATTCTTTCTCTTCTTACTAAAAGTATCAATCCGATAATGATCGTTGCCCAAAACCAAAATCCCAACCTTGCTAGTAATTTTATCAAATTCATGCTGGCTCCACTACAAAACCCGTTTCATCTTTTTTTGCAAGACCTTTCTCAACTAATCCAACGATCACGCCCTTTTTATCTTTAAAGCGGAGGTCATTCTCATCACCATCGACGACGGGAAAACCAAGATAAGTTTTAGGAAGTGAACCACGGAAAACAACCGCGACATTCCCGCCTAGCGAAAGAATCTTTTTTATTCTGTCATCGCTAGTCTCTTCACTGCGGGAAAAGGTCAGGTGGTAGTTTTTAGGCATCTTGCCATCAAGCCATTTTCTCATTCTATAAAATCCCTTGGTGTAATCATAAAAATTTACCTCTGGAAACTCTTCGATCACACTTGTCTTGCTCCCCTTCTTCATATTCTCCCAAGGAATATCACTTGTCAGATTGAGACGGAAACAAGGAGTGAGATTTTTTCTCGCGGCACTTTTGATAGCCTTTCCTATTTCAATTCTAAGATCCGACATGAAACCGAAGTTATCTTTAAAGAACCTCCGCGTTTTAGCGATTCTAGAATTTTGCACGTTGGACATACAACCGCGCCCCGCTGTATCTAAACAAGCTGCACGACATCCTGCGCTTGCCCATTGGCAAACGTTAAATCCTGATTTAGTAGCAGGGGAAAGATGGAGACCGAACGTGCGGAATCCAACCTTTTCACCCTTAAGGGTTTTGGCGTTGCCTGAGTTAAGTAGTTTCATAATTACCACCAGCAAGAATAAAAAACTTTGTCCCCCTCATCGATAGCCTTTAGACCGTCCTTGATAAAGTCGAGATCCTTCTCTTTTCTCCACTCGTCTTGACTGCTGTCAGCACCATAAAAGAAACCCATAGTTACTGGTAGTTTTCCAGCCTCAACCACTGCCCACAGACTTTCTAAATCCTCGGCAGTCAATTGCATGACTTCACAATTCAAATCGTTGGCTGGCTTTCCCGTTTTGAGAGTCCAGAGTTTTTCCATCCAGCCTTGCAAGGCGTTGTGCTTTCTCCAAGAGGCGAGTTCTACATCCTCTCCGTTGGAGTCCTGTCTATGTGCATATTGGTCTAATCCCATAACGAAAGTATTTTGACAGGATGTTTCCTGAGAGACAAGAGTTTTTTTGATTTTTTATTATTTTAATTTGCGCTTGCACTCTTAGTTTTTTGTGATATGGAAACAATCCTTGTAACTCACTGATTGATAAGGAGTTACGGGGCGCGGCGGGGCGGTTCGCCGTAACTCGCTGGTAGTCAACGAGTTACGGAGTTTTTACTTAATGATTTTTTTACGATAGTTCTCTTCTATGCATTCCGATGTGAAAGAATCGAGCCATCCGTTTGCCGTGTCTATGTCGCGATTAAGAGCGTAAACAGGAGTCCCATCCTCATGGCTGATGTGAATTTCCAAATGCCCATCGCAATCACCTGCGACGGTGTGGCGTTGACCATTTAAGTGTACGGTCCATTTTTTAATCTTCATCTGGCAATGGCTCAAAGGGAGCAAATGGTTCTTTCCCATATTCAAGGAAGTGCATATGCTGCTTTGCATATTGATAGACCTTGTTCATGGCTTCCTTCACTTCTTCTCTTTCTTGATAAGCTTTATCCCAAGCCTCATCGCCTAGAGGGTAGTAATCTCTCTGATGGAAGGTTGTATCAAAAAGCAATTTAATTTGCGCCTCGCTTACTGCTTCAAACAATTCATTGTATTGTTTGCGTAGGCTGTCTTCTCCCGATCCATTCATATGGATGCAGGGCATTGTGTGTTCTTTAATCATGATTTTAATTCTTTTTTTCTTTCGTATTCAACCATCTCCTCATCGATTCTAAAAGAGTCACCGATATAACTGCTTTCATCTGGCAATGGCAAGCTGCCATTTTCTGCGATGTTAACTGCTTCATCCCAAGATTCTGCTTCTACCATCATTGTTCCGTAAACCTCCCATGAGCATGGGACTCCATATGTTTTTTTCATAATCTTTCTGAATCATACCGTCGGATCAAAACAAAACCCAACTCTTTAAGTGCTTCTATGTCGCTAATTGTTAAAGTTTTTCTTCCTGTTAGTTTCCTTATAGAGTTCCTAACAGATTCTTCTTTTACATAAGTAAGTTCATTACCCCAAACTTCTTTTCTTATTACTTCTATTGTCATGGTTTTAGCTTTCGCGGTGAATTTGTGTAAAGCCTAGCTTATCAAACACTTCTGATAGTTCAATCGCACCGTGTGTAGAGATAGGGATGCGAGTTTTCTTCTTATCAAAATCCCATTCAATGGAATATTCTAAGCCTTTATAGCCATCCTCTTCCCTTCGGACGCTAAAGGTCTTGTTGAAGTGTCCTGTCAATTTAATGGTTGGTGTTTCGTTGTTCATAGTTTTATTCTGCGAAAATTACATAACCGTGCTTGTTGCCGCGAATCACAACAATTTCAGCTTCATGGATAGGATTGTTGCGCTCATCAATAAAGGTCTTAGCCTTATAAGGGTTGTAGGTTACAGAAGCATTAGGAACTTTCGAGTAAGTGATTTGATTAAGCTCCTCGCCTACAATTACAGCATGGACATTTTTTCTTTGTTCTTTTAAAACCCGCTGACGACCAGCTTCGGAGACTTTGAACTTGGCATTTTTAACAATGCACTGCTCTGCATGGCGAACTACTCTCCACGCACCATCAACTTTTTCTTGAATGCTTAGGCATCGCTTGTGGCGGTTGTAGTAAACTTTGATTTCCATAACGAGGGTATTTTGACAGAATTTGATTTTAAGACAAGCCTTTTTTAATGTTTTTAATTAAAAAAAAATCTTCATAAGTCACTGAACGATAGTGAGTTACGGCGAACGGACCCGCCGCCGCCCGTAACTCCTTGATACTCAATGACTTACAGCGTTTTTTATTTCTGCAAGAGAAAACCCCGCCCCCCATGCAGAGGGGACGGGGTTAGCTATCGACCACGATGAAAATTAAAAGGCCATCTTAAGAAGATGCACAACGCCGATAAAGGAGATTAGCCCTGACAAAAGCAGAATGCAAGTAAAAACTACATTCTCGAAAAAAGTTCTATCCTGTTCTTTCATGATAAGAAGCCCCCCTCGCGGGGGGCGTTATAGGTTAGGCAGACAAAACAACTGCGGAAGCGCGATCCTCTTCAGTGATAACTGGGTTTGCCACCCTATCAAAGATTGATTGCATACGCATGGTGCGGTCAGACAACTTGGAAAGGTCGCTACCCTTGAGATTCTCGGTGACAGAATTGTAGAGAGTCCAGAGAGAGCCGCCCTTGAATTCTTCATGGCGAGGGTTGCGGAACTCCTCAACTGCTTTGTAGATATCACGGGCGGGAAACGCTTTGGAATCGACAAGCTCGACAATCAAGTCAGAGGCAGACTCGACTTCAGTTTGCTGGTAAGACTCAATGCGCTTCGCCATGTCAGACCAATGATCTTTGACCTTGGCAACGGCAGAAGAAAGCACACGGGGAAGATCTGACAGAATGTTAGTGGTATGACGGCGAGCCAGCTTCACATCAGAAGAGAAGCAAAGATTTTCACAAACCATCATTTGATTGCCAGCAGCAATAGAAGCAGCAAAAGATTTGTCGTGAGCATTGCGAAGGCCCAAGACGATCTTGCGATCCTCTCCAGAAATGTCCTTACCCTTGAGGGCAAAGCCTCCGAAGTAACGAAGGCCACCACGGGCAAGAGCATGCTCTTCCTCGGAGACTTCAAACCCAGCGCGACCAATGGCATCGCGGGTCATATCCACCAACTTGCGGTGAGGGATTGGGGTATGGGTTGCGGTTGCTTCTGGGGTTTGGACTCCAGAAAGGGCTTCGGCATCAATTTTGTTTTTAGCGTAGATAAGCATAACGGCAGGAGTATGACCTAAAAAAACACTTTGCACAACAACTAATTGAACAAAAATGAAAATAATTTGTAGGTCAGAATATTTTGCGGAAATAAATATTGACATACCCCCCAGCCTTATGATAGAGAGAAAACCTCCGTAACTCACTACTACTCAACGAGTTACGGGCCACCGAGGGGCGCTTCGCCGTAACTTACTGATTGTCAATGAGTTACGATGGTTTTACAGTAACTCCTAAAAAAACAAAAAAAACCCCTCCCACTGTCTAGAAAAGCGGGAGAGGTTTGGATAGTCAACCTTTCGATTAACTAAGAGCAAACTTTTCGTTTAATGCGGAAACGTGCTTGCGTGTCCACTTCACATTATCCACGAAGTTTTCAAACTTATCATCTTGGACATCACCCATTCTTTCGGCTAGGTGTTGATGAACGAGACGCAAAGCATATTCAAGCATGATAGCCTGATCTTGGTTTCTCACTTCGATACGGACGGATTCAGTTGATTTAGGCATAATTTGACTTTAGTTTATAGTTTCTTATCTGTCAAGTAAAAAGATTACTTGTTGTGCAGCTTGTTGTGCAGCTTGTGCATATCGAAGAAGAGTCTCTGCCAGCAGTTAGCTTTCCTGCCCGATACCGCTTTGATACCTTTTGACTCATATTTCAAAACCGCAAAGTGAAACTGAGTAAAAGTTTTTAGTTTGTCTTTTCTCGGATGATTGCCCCCAATGCTCCAAACACCATTCTTGATGATTTTTTTGATGAGATCGATATCATACAGCCCTCCCAATCCTCTATCCTTGATAGAGTCTAGTAGAAACTGTGGCAATCCAGACCACATTTGCATTCCAAATTTCTTTTGGTCTGCTATCTCCTTACTGAATACGTGATCAATGATGACAACTGTGTCATTCATTACTTTCTTGATGATAGCAGCCCTTTCTTTTGGGACTAGCAATCTATTTTTTAACACTCCATTGATGGCAGCTAGGATCTGCCCATGAAAAGACGCAACATTAGCACCAAGATCAAGAGCTTTCTCTTTGGTCGGATTCAACGGATTGTAACCAAGTTTTTTGAAAAGTTTGATTATACCATGAATGTTATCAGGATCACTTTCTTTGAGTCTAGTGATTGCCTTAGCCTTAGCCCAAAAGCGAGCATTCACTTCCCATTGGCTTTTTGTTCTTGGGTCGTTAGCTCGCAAGCATCTTGTGATTGATGCTAGCGTATTGACGACCCTGCAATCAATAACATCATAAGGGGAAGCGCAAATTCTATGCTGACCATCAGTAATCTGAGGATAGTATTTGCCTTTATGTTTGTGCAGATAGATGTTGGGCAAATCGCAATCGTCATCATCCCAATTGTTTTTGATGTTCTCAATCTGACTCTTGTTCAATGCTCTTTGGAAGCTCTCATCGATTCCAATATTTTCTTTTTTGATTTGCGCTATCTTATAGATCCCCACCTTTTTAATCTGTGGAGCCTTAGATAGAGGCTTTGCGTTTAGACCGTAGTCTGTTACTGCTTTATGCGTGTTCTGATAGAACTTAGTTTTATTACTCATAACGTTTTTAGTTTCTTGTTCTTTGGTTGATGCCCCCGAATCAGTAGTTCATCAGCGACAGAGAGAGTCTAACTGGATTTAGTTTATATGCAAGATTTTTTATTAATTTAAAATGCAGCTCAGAGTATTTCGCGCCAAATATCTCTTGAGACAATCCACCACCCCAAAAACATAGTTACAAAAAAACCCCGTAAGTCACTGATAATCAACGACTTACGGGCGGCGGCGGGGCGCTTCCCCGTAACTCGCTGATTACCAACAAGTTACGAGGCTTTTCCTACTTAGTAGGATCGTCGCAAGCAGGGCCGACATCCCCATCGCGCCCCTCAGAGTGAAAAAAGTCTCCGTCACACTCGCACAACCACCAGCGCGAGCGCCTGACCTTCCCCCGCTTACCAGCCCAGTCGGGGCCACAAGCATCCTCCCAAGCTTCCTCGGGGGAGGTTCCGAAACCTTGATTCAACAGCTGAAGCCCAAAAGGGCAGGACTGCTTTTTAGAACGGACAACATAGTGTTTAGTAGTGCTGGACATGGGAGTAGAATAAACAGAAAATGCGATACTAGCAAGACATTTTAAAATCTTTTTTTATTCTGCGTCGAGGTGATTTTGAAGAGCTTGCGCGTCTGCGGGTGACAGGCCATCCTCATCAGAAGACCATTCGGGATTGCGGTCGCCCATGTCGTTGTGGATCTGCGCGAGCAAATCTTGCATTACTTCGTCCGTGGGGTTGAAGTTGCCAGCGCGAGGTCCATCGTCAAGCATATCGCGCAAGTCAGTTTCATTCATAGGAGGGAGGGTATCAACAATAGGATTTTGAACTGTCATGGCGGGAGTATGGTTCAGAATTTATGATGGGTCAACCTATAAAAACATTTTTTTTGATTTTAATGTAGCTCAGGATATTTTTCGCCAAATATCTTATGGGGCAATCCACCCCAGAAACGCAGTCAGAAGAGAGCTTCGTAACTCACTGATACTCAACGAGTTACGGCGAACCGCCCCGCCCCCGCCCGTAACTCCTTGACGCTCAACGAGTTACAGCGTTTTATCTAACCACAAAGAAACTTCCCATTTTCTCCGACGCTCCAAACCTTTTCGGATTTTTCCCGCTGCCATTCTATATTGAGGCATAACCACCTCAACGCTTTTATAGTTTCCATTATTGAGTCTATTCTTTTTTTCGCAGACGAGTTTGCGAAGTGAACCTTGACCACAGTTGAAAGTAAAACTTGTGAGTGATGCCAATTGGTTTTCAGTCAATGGAACTTTTACAATTCTCAACACATGATTTTTTGCGACAAGTAATTCTTCTTCTAACAGTTTTAATGCTTCGGCTTCTGTGATGGTGTCTCCCCACTTAACATTTTTGGTATGCCCATAGCCGATAGTCATGACTCCACCACTGCAACGATATGCCTCAGACTTAAAACTCTCATATTGTTTTACCCTATCAAACATTTTATCCCAAGGGGAAACCTCTTTTTTATAAACTCGATTCGGCTTAACAAGCAAAGGGACATTCTCTTGCTTTTCGGCGATCATCGGGAGGATCTCTATTGGCTCCTCAGTATTTAAGAGGAGATAAACTGATGTGGCTAGTAGTGTGATCATAAAAAGTTTTTTCATTTTATTTATTATCAAAGTGATTTCTCAACCATCCTTCGACGGCTTCCTTACCAAACCGATTATGTAAACGGCGCAGAGTAAAGTGGCTTCTACTTATTACACCATCAACCTCAAGCTCCGCGATGTATTCTTGCATGGCTTTTTCGAATTTTTCTTTTTCTGTCATGATTATTTTAATTCCTCCAATTCAACTTTTAACTCTTGGCACTCTTTCTGGAATTGACCTGAGACTTCGACGACCCTATCGACCATCTTGTCCCAATTTTCTTCTGCTTTTGCCATCGCTGCCAATGCTTCTTCTGTCGCTGTCATGTGGGAAGTATATCAGAAAATGTGATGAGGTCAACCCCTAAACGCACTTTTTTAATTTATTTTTAGGGAAATTGGTCGCTCTAAAAGGACTTGCACCTTTATCTTTCTCGCCCGAACCATTGGGGTTGCGGTGACTTTCTCGCCGAGATTATCATCGAGCGTGTTATTGAAGAGGTCGTGGAGATTGTCTTGCTTGTTAGACTATAGAGCTTTCTTACGGGGGAGATTATAAGTGATTTGGGGGATGGGGACAAGCCCTTTTTTAATTTATTTTTCTATGCGTGAGAAGTAGAGAGTTCTGAAAACTTCCTTGTTACCGCTCTCGCTGTCGTGGCTTTTGTCAACTACCTTGCAAACTGCGAACTCCTTAGTTGAACGCTCAACCCCGCGAAGTTGATACATGCGGAGATTTCCATTGTTGGAGGTGGTATAAACAAACTGCTTATTGATCAGGCGGGTGATGTTGTCTTGGTTGGTCATGTGGATATTTTACTCTAAAAACGCAGAGATTAAAAGCTTTTTCTGCATCTTTTTTTATTTATTTTTTTAAGTAAAAGGCTTGACACTATTCTTCTTTACTATAAAGAAACATCCTTCGTAAGTCCTTGATACTCAACGAGTTACGGGCCAGCGACCCGCCGCGCCCCGTAACTCCTTGATACTCAGTGAGTTACGACGGTTTTCTTATTAGCTGTTTTCTCGCGGCTGTCAACACAAAAGATTAATTTAATTCAAAAAAAAGCTCCCTTTCGGGAGCCTTGCACGGGGTGGTTAGTCTTGCCAGTCTCGCGCTCGATCCTCCGCGCCTTGCGCCATGTATGTCCGAGCGTCCTCCAATCCGTCCTTGTAGGCGAACGCCCATATCTCATATGATTCCTCTCCATTCGGAAACTCATCGGGTATGATATAGCCAAGGTAGGAGGTGGGGCAGATGTTACTCTCCTGATTGTTGAGTGCTGCCTTGTATGCGAATTCTGCGAGCTGGTCTTGTGTTACTGTTGCCATGCCGAGATTATACTCTCGAAAAGAATTAAACACAAGATCTTTTTGCATAAAAACACAAAAAAACCCGCCAGCCTCCGAAGAGACTGACGGGCGACACACAACACCATTAGAAAACTGATTTGGCTAGCTGGTAAGCGGTCGCCACGCGACCCTTCACCTTGGTAATTCCCGAAACATGCAGAGTGCGGAACTTAGTCTTGCCTCCATCGTCGAGGTCTTGCACCTCTCCTTGGATGTAACGGCGACCCGAACCTTTGGCGTGATCGGTGTGATCAACTGACTTGATAACGAAACTACGAACGCCGTCATTTTTGACAGAGGATTCGTCGTGGTTGTAGTAAGTCACCACGCGATTGGTGAGCTTTTTCTTAAGGTCTTCGTCGCTGAGTCCATACAGGGCGTGGTCGAACTTGTAGTTGATGCCGACATTGGTGGTGGTAGTGGTAGTGGTGTTTTTCATAACGAGGTAATTATACTCTAGATTTTGGTTGGGCGCAAGAACTATTTTGCTATTAAAGTGATTTTTTTTAGAGGTAGGAGGCGACAGAAACAAGGGCTTCGACCTCTGCTCTTTTGGCTGCGCGTTTAGCTGCGCGGATATCGAGGAGAGCTTTCGCTGCTTGCTCGCGGGTGATAGCTTGGAACTTGTAGCGACTCCAGTTCTGATTTTTAACGGAGACATGCAAGTAGGTCATGCCAGTACGGTAGACTGAGAGAATGAGATGCTTGGTCTTATAGGTGCGGAACTTTGGTGATGTAGTGGTGTCGGACATGGGGATATTATAAACGGAAATCTCACAAAAGAAAAGCTTTTTCTGCATAAAAAAGAAACTTTTTTTTCGATTAAAAGTGTTGACACGATGGCTTGTTTTGGTATGGGAAAAACCTTCGTAAGTCGTTGATACTCAGTGAGTTACGGGCGGCGGCGGGGCGCTTCGCCGTAACTCGTTGATACTCAGTGAGTTACAGCGATTCTTTTCATAACATAAAAACTCAACGTGTCAAGTATTTTTTTTGGTGGATGGCGGGGGGATCGAACCCCCATCCGAGACTCGCATCCCGTCGAAACCATTGGCCACCCAAACTTTTTACTTGCCGTAAATCGAGCGGAGTTCCCAACTCGCTTCGTTCACTATTTCCGCAGTCACGCTTTGCGGATTCTTGCACGCTTCGGGAAGACCTTTGCGAATGATTCGCTTCAACTTACGCGCACGCATCCACTCCCCAATGTGATGAGGGAAGAGAATGGGGTAGGTAAGAATCAAGATAGCTTTCCCCATTGGGGATTGATATTTAAAATTGTGGAGGTTCATAATGTTTTTATTGAATGAGATCGAGAGACTCAAGAGAAACTTCTTTCGCGTGTCCGTCATTGAATGAGATCCAAGCGCTGTTGTCTTGTTGGAATGTCTCATGAACCAAGACGGTTTGGCCTTGGTAATTAGCGAAGAACTCTTCGCAAGAAACCTCGGCTAATTGACTGATTGTGTTTTGGTCTGTCATGTGTGTATTCTACTTGTTTTCTTTTTTAAGGTCAAGGAACCATTCCTCTTGTTCTTTCTGGAACTCTTGGCATTCCCTGATGAACTGCTCTCCGACTTCGACGGTTCTGTCCACCATCTTGTTCCAATTTTCTTCGGCTTTGGCCATTGCTGCTAGTGCTTCTTCGGTTGCTGTCATGTGTGAATTCTACTTTATTTTTCTAAGTGATACAAGCTCTTTTCGTATAAAAAGAAAACTTTTTTTAACGCTCCGTTAAAGGTCTCCAATCGAAACGACCGCAAGCGATCTCAAGACCGCGCCCCCATTTAGAGGCGTAAGCCTCCGCACGGTTAGCAAACTTCTCGACACGCTTGGGCTTTCCCTCGGGGAAGGCGAAACGGTTGTTGAGAATGCGCTCAGTCTTTTTGAGGTTGCTACTTCCACCCCAAGCAAACTCTTCACCGTTCCACTCACGGATTGCCGTGGAAGATTTGGAGATGATGACATAGAACGGGATTTCGCTTTCTTTTTTGATGGTGTTGTTTGTTTCCATGCGTGTATTTTAGCACAGATCCGCATGAATTAAAAGCTTTTTTTACCTCAATAGTGCTTTTTTTTTGACCTGTAATACAACCCCCCGATTAATATAAAAAACACTTGACACGATACCGCGCAAAGTCGCGGGGGGAGTCTTTTCTCAAAAACTAAACAATTAAATTATCATAGTTAGGCGTTGGATGGAAAAAAATAGCGGGGTTATTTTGGGGGAAAGTGCATGCCCAAGAAAGACCAGAATAAAAAAATAAATTAATATGCCGCGAATATAATATACAAAAACGTGTAGTATAAGGTATGACATATCGGAATATGCCAGTGGCAGTGGATACAGGTAATCCTATTTTGGCGACGACGGTTGGAGTGGATTTCTCCACTAAAAATCAGATAAAAAGACAATTGGGCGCGAATATCGACGCTGGTGATCAGTTGAGGTTTAATGGTGATGTGGATTGTAAGATAAATGCGGATTTCTTAGTGAAGAGTAGTGCGGGTGATTATTCGGGTATAGATTTTTTATTTGATAGTTATCATGAAACTGGGCAGAATTCTATGACGTTGGATATTGGGGGTAATAAATACAACTCTTGTTTTATTGATAGTTTCAGTTTGACGGTTAGACCATTTGAGCCAGTGATGGGGCGGGTTACGTTTACTAGTTATCAGCCTAGCGATTCAGGTTTGGCTGGTAACACAGGTAATGCATCAGATAGCCACCTAGAAACACAAGAAGTAATCTACGGACACAATTGTTTATTGAGTGGTGCGGGTGCTGTGGTAGCTTCTGATATCATAAATGATCTTAGTTATAATAAAACATATTCAAGAACTCCAATTTATACTTTAGGTTCGCAACAGGCGACAAGTCAAATTGTTGACGGTGTAGAGGTCGATATGAATGTCCAGTCTACAGGATTGAACCAGTTGATTGATTTCAGCGGTAATAAATTATCTAGTGATTTTGGCATTGGGCTAAAAGATGTTCTCGGCTCTGGAATAATCCAATATCCTTATAATGAATCTAATTTTGATTTAATTGTAAATTCTGGAGCGCATGTAGTTGCGGAAGGCTACTCCGTTGATGGAGGCGGCACTTTAGTTACAAAAGCTACCATTAAGGAAGTCATTCTATAGAAATAAGTGTAATATATACATATGCCCCGAAAAAAGGTTGCTAAGGAAAAAGAGGTTCCGTTTGAGTTGCTAGCGGATTTTGAGAGATCAATAAAGTTTAATAAAAGAAATTTTAGATTTAGCCCCAAGCAAAAGAAGTTTTTAGACCTTATACTAAACGAAGAGTCTAAGATTATTTTTGTTTCTGGCCCTGCGGGAAGCTCAAAGACCTACATGTCCCTGTATGGGATGTTAAAATTATTGGAGGAGGATTTCTCTAAAGATATTTTATATGTTCGAAGTATTGCTGAAAGCGCTGATACGGGGTTGGGTAGCTTACCCGGGGACATTGCAGACAAGTTTGATCCTTTTTTGTGTCCACTTTATGACAAAATGCAAGAAATCGTTGCTTCTGGGGACGCGATCTACTTAAAACAACGAGAAAAAGTTTCAGCGGTCCCAATAAACTTCCTTCGTGGAGCGAGTTGGCAGAATAAATTGGTTTTTGCAGATGAAGCGCAGAATTTTACGCTAAAAGAATTAACTACTTTGATCACTCGCATAGGTGAAGACAGTAAAATCATTATTGGAGGTGATTTTTTTCAGAGCGATATCAATGGAAAAAGTGGATTTAAACCGATGTTCGAAAAATTCAATGATGATGAATCTAAAGATATGGGCATTCATACATTTAGCTTTAATGAAAGCGATATTGTGCGTAGTAAAATATTAAAATTCATTATTAAAAAGTTGGAAGGTGAAAAATAGTGTAATTACTTACTAATTTTGATATAATTGTAAGATGAGTCACATATTTTGTTATAGTTGTGGGGTTAAGATTGAATATAATTTTGCTAAACCTAATTTTTGTTCTAAATGTGGGGCAAGTTTTGGAGGGACGCAGCAATCTCAAGCTGCGGTGGAACAGGTTTCCAATCAAACCAAATCCTCTGTAGTTTCAGATGACGAAACCGACGCAGAGTTCGTCCCACAACTGCGGGGATTGCAGGTAGAAATTGAAAAGCCTAAAACTGTCACCATTGGTTCTTTAGCGGGTCAAAACACACCACCTGACTATAAAGGAAAGGGATCGTATGACCTGAATGATTTCACTTCTAAACCTTAATGCCCGAAGAGAAGAAGTATGAAGACTACCAAGACATCATAGATCGAGCAGTTAAGAAGCAGAGGTCAAGGTGGCGTTTAGATGCTATCAAGTGGTTTGACTTCGAAGATGTTGAGCAGGTGGTAAAATCACACATCGCCCAAAAGTGGCACATGTGGGATCAGTCGCGTCCATTGGAGCCGTGGCTTAGTCGTGTAATCACCAATAGGATGTGGAATCTTATAAGAAACCATTATGGATCTTATATCAAACCTTGTTCAACATGCATACATGCACGGGATGAATTGTGCGCTAAGACCGTAAGTGGTAACCAAGATATTTCGTGCAAAGATTATGCTAAATGGTCAAAGAAGAAAAAATTTGGACTAGAATTGAAAACTGCATCTAGTCTAGATGATACTGAGCATGTTATAAACGTTAAGTGTAATTCGTATTTTGATTATGATGCTGATACGCAGAAGCTTAACGAGAAAATGCTAAAAAAACTTGGAGAGAAACAATACGGGGCATATCATATGTTATATTTCGAGGATTGTACAGAAGAAGATGTAGCAAAGTATATGGGGTATAAACTGTCTGATACTAATCGTAAGATTGGCTACAGACAAGTAAAGAATCTCAAATGTAAATTTCATAAGATTGCAGTAAAAATTTTAAAAGATGGAGGAGATTTGTAATGGATTTAACAGATGATCAAAAAGAATATATAAAAAACAATGTGAATAAAGTCACAAATTTAAATGAACTCACCCAAAAATGTTTTAGGGATGATGATTTAGATGGTCGCACGAAAGAGGGTCGGGCTGTTCGAAAATACTTAATAGAGAATAATATTGATTATAAAACAACCCGCCGCAAACCACAGGACAAAATAGAACTAAACGATTCTCAAAAAGAGTTCATTATCCAGCAAGCTCAGGAGGGAATGTCGTCTTTGGAGATTGCCAAGCTTATATTTCCAGAAAAGAGAGTAAAGCCACTAAGCAATGAGCAGAGAACGGTTCTGGCGCACATCAACGAGGTCAATCCCGATTTCGTCCCATCGCAAGACTCCGCTGCCGTAAATGATTACGTCCCGCCCAAAAGCCCAAGTCGTGTGTTAAAGAAAATCAATGATGCTACAGGATTAGCGTTGGATGATGGAAAACTAAATAGACAAAAGCAAGTCTGTATAGAAAAGCTTCAAATCAATCTATCCAATAGTAGATTTTTAAAAATCATCAATAATTATCTTAATAAACAGGACAGAGAGTTATTCGAGCAAGAATTTATTCGTTTGAGTTGGGACAAGCCCGATTTAACCGCAGACGAAATCAATCTATACCTGAACGTATGCAAAGAGGTCATTAACTTGGAAGTCGTCTCTGCACACTTGAACAAGCTTAATGAGATGTTTGACGTTGCTGATGACCAAACCGAAATGACCGTGCGTCTCGCGGAGATTATCAAAGCTAAATCACAAGAATATCATCAATGTGAGACCCGCATTGAGAACTTGACGAAGAAGTTACAAGGTGACCGTGCTGAGCGCATGAAGAAGAGCCAAAAACAAAATGCGTCATTTTTGGCCATCGTCCAGATGTTTCAAGAAGAGGAAGAGCGGAAGAATATGGTTCGCATGGCAGAAATGCAAAAAAAGTTAATTAAAGAAGAAGCTGAGCGGATGGAAGGGATGGCAGAGTGGAAAGCGCGAATCTTAGGTATTAGTCAGGACGATGCAATTTGAATGTAAAGAGTGTGGCCAGACGTTCGATACGCAACGTGGTCTACATATGCACATCAAGAAGCACGATATGCTTCTTGGTGATTACTATGTCAAACACTATCCACGTTTCGACAGGCTGACCGAAAAACCTATCGAATTCAAAAACGCCAAGCAGTACTTCTCTACAGATTTCAACACAACCAAGAACATGAACCTCTGGTTTGAGAAAGCGCCCAAAGATGAGGTAAAAAAATATATTTTGGAGAAGTTCAAAAAAAGAATAGAAAACAAGAACCTCAAACAAGCTCCATCGAGCCTATATCTGAAGACGGGCGACTGGCCTACGTTGGACATCATAAAAAAGCTGTTCGGCGGTTACAACGCATTCTGTGAGCAAATAGGGGTGAGTCCTGCGTACGGAAAGAATGTATGTAAAGAGTTTTTTGAAGATTATAGCAATGAAGAGGTCTGGATCGATACAAGAGAGAATAAACCTCTAAACTTTAAAAATTCTTATGTTTTTAAACTAGACTTCGGTGATTACACTCTGCCCCCGAAAAACTATACCCATACTCATGCAGAAAGAAAGTCGTTCCAAGATTTTGCTGCCACTGTAACAAATGGTTATGCTAGGTTTGTTAGAGAGATAGAAAGATGCCAAAGTTTGGGGTGTTTCTTATTTATCGTTGTTGAGGCAGATTATAATCAAATTTATAAAACAAATAGTGCTGCTTACAAAAAATTCAATATGGGATTTGTGTTTAGCAGAATGAGGTCTATCGAAGCGCAATTTAGTGACTGTTGTCAATTTGTGTTTAGTGGATCTAGAGAAGGCAGTGAGGAGTTAATACCCAAGATCCTCTGCTGTGGTAAGAAGCTGTGGAATGTTGACTTACAATATTTTTGGGAAAAAGAATTAGAAAAAAATGGCTTGGATAGAAGGCAATCAAGACCTATACAAGAAGTTCAAAGAAGTAAACCAAGAGATACTTTCCAAAGAAGGATACATCGAAGAAGGAGAGGCTAAGCTTCTACTTTATAAGTTTTTAAGAGATAATCCATCTTTTGCTTGTGAGTTATTCACAGGTGTAAAGCTATTTCCGTTTCAGCATATGGCTATTAAGTCTATGATGGAGACGGATTACTTTTTGGGAATATGGAGTCGTGGTATGAGTAAATCATTCTCCACTGCTGTGTTTGCAATTCTAGACGCTATCATGAATCAAGGCGTGCAGATAGGAATCATATCTAAATCATTCCGTCAGTCCAAGATGATCTTTAAGAAGATTGAGGATATCGCTAGAAGCCCGAAAGCTGAGTTTTTATCTCAATGCATAACTAGGACATCAAAAATGAATGATGAATGGGTTATGGAGATAGGTTCTAGTAGTATCAGAGCCTTGCCTCTAGGCGATGGCGAAAAGCTTCGTGGTTTCCGCTTCCAACGTATGATTATCGACGAGCTTCTTCTTATGCCTGAGAAGATCTTCAATGAGGTCATTATGCCATTCCTTTCTGTTGTTGAGAACCCTACCGAACGTCAAGAGATCTATGATCTAGAAACTCAAATGATTGCGGAGGGTGAAATGACCGAAGAGCAAAGAAAACGATGGCCAAATAACAAAATCATTGGTTTATCCTCTGCATCGTATAAATTTGAATATTTATTTAAGCTTTATCAACAATATGAATCTCTAATCATCAATGAGAATAAACAAGATGGCGCTCATAGGGTAATCATGCATTTTAGTTATGATTGTGCGCCTCCACAGCTGTATGATCAAAATTTGATTAACCAATCTAAATCGACAATGAGTCAGTCTCAGTTTGACCGAGAATTTGGAGCTGTATTCACAGATGATAGTTCTGGATATTTCAAAGTAAGTAAAATGGCTTCATGTACTCTACCTGATGGTGAAGGGCAATGTGTAGAGGTAATTGGTGATCCCGCCTCTAAATATATCCTCGCATTTGACCCTTCTTGGTCCGAGAGTGAAAGCTCAGACGATTTCGCTATACTTTTGATAAAGATCCACCCAGAGACAAGAAAAGGCGTTGTAGTGCATAGCTACGCTGTTTCTGGCTCAAACCTACAAACACACATTAGATACATGGCTTATGTGTTGACCCACTTCAATATTGAAATGGTGGTTGGCGATTACAATGGTGGTGTTCAATTTTTAAGCGCGTGTAAGGAAAGTGGTATATTTAAAAAATTAAATTTAAAAATAGATACTGTAGAAGCTGATTTAGATAACCCTAAAGATTATGCCAAAGGTATTAGGAAGCTTAAGACCCAAATAGACAAATCATCAAGAAAATTTGTGTTTTTAAGAAAGCCTAGCTCTACATGGATTCGTTTCGCTAACGAAAGTTTACAATCAGCATTCGACCATAAAAGATTATACTTTGCTGGGTCTGCTATGGATGACAACTACAATATGCAGCGCAAAGCTAATATCCCTATTGAAAATTTGAAGTTCTTGAGGAATCAAGATTCGGAAGAGAAAAACAAAGGAGCTAAGATGATTGACTTTGTTGAGCATCAAAGAGATATGATGGATCTTATAAAAGTGCAGTGCGCTTTAGTACAAGTTACCACTTCGCCACAAGGAACACAAAGTTTTGATCTACCCCCTAACCTTCGTAAGCAGAGAGGCGCTGACAAAGCTCGAAAAGACTCCTACTCAGCTTTAGTTCTAGGTAACTGGGGTATGAATGTATATTTTGACATGTTGGATAATCAAGACTCCGATATTACAGAAACATTTACCCCAATGTTTATTTCTTAACTTTTAAAAGTTAGAAAGTTACTTTTTGTGTAATATAATATTGTAATGGCTAGGAAGTATACAAAAAAATCAGACTATTGGAAAAAGTTCAATAAAAACAACAACTTGGAAGATTTAGCTATGAGCCAAGCTTCTGAAGAAGCATATACCCCAGAATTACTGGGCGAATCATTTTATACATCAGATGCTTCGTATAAGAGTGTGTCTACAGCTAGAACTAACAGGGCTAGCTCTTCAAGCGCTACAAGGGTCAATCGCTCAGCAGTAAGTAACACTATCGATAGATTCTCTAGCATACGAAAGGGTATGTTGCCCTACCAGTATGCTGGTGATGGCGTAAACGTTCGTGAAGGAATCGAGCTATGCCAAAAAGCTTACGCCAACGTTGCTGTATTCAGAAACGCTGTGGACGTTATGTCTGAGTTCGCGAATACTGAAATCTACTTAGAGGGAGGCACAAAGAAGAGTCGTGAGTTTTTTCATCATTTCTTCAGGCGCATCAACCTTCAAAACTTAAAAGATCAATACTTCCGTGAGTATTATCGTAGTGGTAATATTTTTGTCTATAGATTTGATGGTGAATTTAACGTGGAGGATTATGCTAGACTTATGAATCAAGTTGGAGCTATCAACCCTTCAGCTAATAAGATTCCAGTCAAATATGTGCTACTAAACCCTTTCGATATTGTATCTAAGAGGGCTACCACATTTAATGTTGGGGCGTATGAAAAAGTCTTATCTGAATATGAGCTTTCCCGCTTACAGAACCCATCTACAGAAGAAGATCAGTTAATTTATGATTCTTTAGACCCTGAGATGAAGAAGCTTATCAAGGATGGTTCATACTACACAGATGGAATCAAAATTGAATTAGATCCCAAACGACTTAGCTTTTCTTTCTATAAGAAACAAGATTATGAGCCATTTGCAATACCATTTGGATATCCAGTATTAGAAGATATCAATGCTAAGCTTGAGCTTAAAAAAATGGATCAAGCAATTACCCGAACTGTCGAGAATGTTATTCTTCTTATCACTATGGGCGCTGAGCCTGAGAAAGGTGGAGTGAACGCCAATAACATTAACGCAATGCAACACCTCTTTAAGAATGAGAGTGTCGGTCGGGTTCTGATATCAGATTATACTACTAAAGCTGATTTTGTTATTCCAGATCTGAATAAAGTTCTTGGACCTGCAAAGTATCAGATTCTGAATGATGATATCAAGCAAGGTCTGCAAAACATTGTCGTTGGAGATGAGAAATATAATTCAACACAAGTTAAAGCCCAAATCTTTATTGACCGCCTAAAAGAAGCTAGAAGTTGTTTCTTGAATGATTTTTTACAGAGAGAGATTAAGCGGATCGCTAATAGCCTTGGATTCAAGTCATATCCGACTGCTACAATGAAGGATATCGACATGCGTGATGAGACTCAGCTTATGCGTGTTTCTACCCGCCTTATGGAGCTTGGTATTCTTACCCCTCAACAAGGAATGGAGATGTTCCATAATGGCAAGTTCCCAAATGCGGAAGATATCGCACCAGCACAAACAACCTTTATCGAACAAAGAAAAGAAGGTTTTTACAATCCTATTGTTGGCGGTGTGCCAATGATTGAGGATGAAGAGCCTGATAAAGCTAAAACCCCTGAAGCTGCTGGTAGGCCACATGGCACTACCACAGTAGATGAGCAAAAACTGTCTAACGCAGAATATTCTAGAACAAACATTCAATCTACTATTTATGCCGTAGAAGCCTTTAATTCTATAGCTAGGGAGAGGGCAGAGGAGAAGTTTGGTGGAGAGTTAAATGAACAACAAGAAGAGATGGTCACCAAGCTTTGTGAGTCGATTATTTGCGCTTCTGAGCGTGAACAGTGGAATCAGACCCTTGAAGCTTGTATTGATAATTTCGAACTTATCGAAGAATTAAATGTAATGAACGACGTTTTGAGTGTAGCTAATAAGCATAACTTAGAAATTTACCCATCAGCAATTTTATATCACAGTCATGAAAATTAATCCAGAAGACATTGAAGTACCCCTTGAGAAAACTGTTAGTTTCAATAATGGGGAAGCAGAAGTATCCATTGCTAGAAAGTATAACGGATCAGAAGCAGCTTTATACAAATCATACATGCACGTTTGTGCTATGGATGATAAAATGCTCACAGATACCACTGAAATGGGAGAGAAAGAGACTCACAGCGCTTGTGCCGTTATGTATAGTAAAATGCGAGCTATGATGATAGATGATAGCAAAGGAGAACTTACTGACAAGCAAAAGAAGCTTCCACCCGCGCTACAAAAAGCCATCCTCGATAAGATGAAGAAGGATGGAAAGATTAGCAAAGAAGACTCTGAAGCTGCTGAAAAGAAACTTTTATCAAAAGATGATGAAAAGGAGCCTGATCCAAAAGGTGAAAAACTGGAGGTTAAGGAGAAAAAGTAAAATGCCTTATAAGTATACAACTACTTTTGAATCTGAAATTTTCGCTCATCAAATAGATGATGAGTTTGTATCTAAGGCTTCGCTAAATGAATTAGCTTCTCTAGTCCCTAAAAACATTGACTTTGAGAAGAATGTAGACCTACTAGGTGTATCATTTAACGCTGCTGTTGTTAATGTGTTTAATAGGAACGGTGACGGTATTGATACTGCCACCGCTTTAAAGTATAACGATCAATTTATACATAAGCCCACTAATATAGAGCATAATAAAGATAAGATTGTAGGGCATATTGTTACTGCTGGTTTCAGTGACTACGGCTCTAATAAAATTTTATCTAATGAAGAATTAGAAAACAAAAAAGATCCGTTTAATATAGCATTGGGTGCTGTTGTCTATAGATCCGCAAACAAGCAGTTTGCTCGACTTCTAGAAAAATCAACTGACCCCGAAGACGAATCTTATTATAAAAAAATATCTGCAAGTTGGGAAGTTGGTTTCTCTAATTATGTTTTGGCTGTAGGAAGCGATAAGCTTAACGAAGCTGAAATAGTATCAGACCCTAACAAGATTAAAGAAATGAACGGTTTCTTAAAAGCTTATGGCGGTTCTGGTAAAACTGATAAGGGTGAACCAATCTATAGATTGATTACTGGAAAGATATATCCATTGGGTATTGGTTTCACTTCTAATCCAGCCGCAGATGTAAAAGGTATCTATAAAAACCAAGAAGATAGTGATCAAGATAAATTTTCACAAAAAGATAAAAAAACTGTAACAAAAGAAAATAACATAGCTATGGAAAACATTGTTAACGAACTAAAGGATCTTCTTATCGAGAAAAAAATCGGTGAGGAGACTGTAGCTTCCATGACTCAGACTTTTTCAGAGGCGATTCGCGAAAAGAACGAAGAGTTTTTGAAGGAAAAAGAGGCTCTTACGAGCGAAAAGGAAGCCGTCAAAAAGGAATACGAAGATCTTAAAGCTTCTGTTTCTGAGCTTGAAACCAAGCTCTCTGAAGCAAATGATCGGATTAACGTTTTTGAAAATGAGAAAAAGGCTGAAGAAGCTGTCGCTCGTTTCAATGTGCGTATGGACGAACTTGATTCCAAGTTTGAACTCTCCGATGAAGATCGTCAGTTCCTTGCTGAAGAAGTGAAGTCTCTTGACGAGGCTGAAGAAGCGTTTGCTTCTTACTCTGATAAGCTTGAAGTGCTTTGGAAGCATAAGAGCAAAGCTAATAAAGAAGCTTTCGAGGCTGAAATTCAGGCTCGCATTGATGAGGAAGTTGCTAAGCGTGTTGCTAATGCTTCGGAAGAAGTTGATGTTGAGCAAGCTCTCGACAACGCGCAACAAGTTGACGCTGACATTTCAAACAATAACGAGGCTGTCGCTTCTCAAGAAGAGAACCTCGTTGACAAATTTAAAAAAGCGTTCTCTCGCGAGAACATCGAAATTTCTTAACTTAAACTAAAAATAATATTATGGGACTAAAAATTCTTCCTTTTAGACAATATGACGACCACGATGTCGTTAATCTCTATCGAGTTGCTGATGGCATGGTACTCGATAGCACAACTGGAGCTGGTTCTGGCGATGCTGGAACTTTCGTGAAGGTTTCTGCTGGTGACTTCTCTGCTGATCCTGTCGCTTATAGCGCAGACAGCTATCTTGGTAAAACTGATTATCCTTTTGTTGGACGTAATCAGTATCCAAAAGTAAGTCTTGAAGTTGAGCCAGTTGGAACTGGTGACTCATCCCTCTTGGGTATCACTCTTCTCCAGACTGCCAAGAACGACGAGAACGGAGAGAAACTTCTCTACAATCCTCAAAAAGCTGCTGAACTTCAGGCTGCTCTACCCGGACAGGCTGTTCCTATTGCCACTAAAGGCATCTTCACTATTTCTGCTTCCGCTTTCCAAGGCGCTCTTGGTGGCAATACTACTATCGGAAATGGAATTAAACCTGCTGCTGGTGGAACCGTAACTGGTTGTGCTACTACTGATAGCGCATGTTTTGGAACCATTATTGGAACTGGTAGCCGCACCTCTCAAAACGGCGTTACCGATCAGTTTGCTGGTGAGTATCTTGTCTTTAAATTCAACTAATATAGAAAGAATCTAAAAAATGAAAATCACTTTAAAAAGAACTCCAGAACAAATTGAGTTGGTTAAAGCTATGGCTTCTCGTAACCGCACTGTCGCTTACGAAGCTCAAGTAGCTCTTGCTGAGTTTATTGGACCTGTGCTTGCAGAGGTTATCAATCAAGCTCCTACGCTTTCCAGCCTTTTCACTACTCTTCAGTTTAACGCTGATGACAATCCTTCGATCCCTCTTGATCTCTATCATGATGTCAACGACGAGGATTACATCAAGGTTTACAGCCAGTCTCATGCTGGTGGTCTTCCTACCAATCAGGTGCTTCCTACTGCATCTGAGATGAAAATCGCTACCTACAGTCTTGATACTGCTGTTAGCTTTGATCGTCGTTATGCTGCTAAGTCTCGTATGGATGTTGTGTCTAAGACCTTCACCCGTGCCGCTCAGGAAATCCTTGCTAAGCAGGAGACTACCTCCGCTAGCTTGGTTATGGGAGCGCTTTCTGAGGCTTCAACCAACAGCGTTGATCACGTTTTTGAAAACGGTCACGGCGGCTTGAACTTCGTCCTTGACGATATCAACAAGCTTATGACTCGCGCTAAGCGTATTCAGGCTTCTTTCCTTGGTGGATCACCTGCTGGTGGAACCGCTAAAGGAATTACTGACCTTATCGTTTCTCCAGAAGTTGTTGAAAAGCTTCGTGCTATGGCTTACAATCCAATCAATACTGCTGCTGCTCCTCTTGGGTCAGCTGTTAAGACCAGTATTGCTGCTCCTGATGAGCTTCGCATGAGCGTTTACAACAACGCTGGCCTTCCTGAGTTCTACGGCATTTCCATCATGGAGATCCTTGAGCTTGGAGCAGGTAAGAGGTTCACTAACGTGTTTGATGCTGCTCAGGCATCTGGCGCTTCTACTGGAGCTGCGTTGTTCACTACTAACGACGATCTCGTTGTTGGTATCGACCGCTCCCGTGAGTCCCTTATCCGCGCTGTTGCTGTTGATGAAGATTCTGGTGGTGAGTTTAACCTCATCGCTGATGATCAGTACAGCATTCGCCAACAGAAGATTGGATACTTCGGATCGCTTGAAGAGGGCCGTATGGTTCTTGACAATCGCGCTCTTGTCGGATGTATCGTTTCTGCTTAATAGCAAATTCTAGATTAAGAGTCGCTCCTTCGGGGGCGGCTCTTTTTTTTGTTTATTTTTCTATATATTGTGTATAATAATGTATGGACAATTTTGAGAACGTATCATTCGGTAATGGCCAGAACAATTATTTTGGCGCAGAAACCACAGCTGAGCTTACTGAGAAGCTTGGTTCTTACGGGAAATCAGAACTTAGAGGTTTAGCTTCTAAGGTCGGACTGAATCCAAATCACGCAACTAGAACTTTAAAGGATATGATCATTAAAGAGTTTAGATCTTACAAAGCTAAAAACTCACCTATCCCCGCTCCAAAGCCGATGTTTTCTGAAGCTTCTGAAGAGATTCAAGATATGATTAAGTCCGTTGGCAAAGTTAATGCTGACGAAAAAGTCAAAAAGAAATGGTCTAAAAATAAGAACTCCAAGAAAAAAGATAATTAATAGTGTAATATAAGGCATGAGTGTAATTAGCGATTTAGCCTCTGGCATCTTTACAGACGAATTTGATAGCGATACAGGTATTGCTACATCAAGTTCTATTCAAGCTTGGTTAGAAAATAACTTGGGTGAACTAAATAATTTGATCTATAAAGATTTTAGTGGTGCGAGCGCTGATCTAGACACTGAGGCTCAGTCTATCCATAAGGAGCTTTATTTACATAGTTATTATAGAAAGCAGTCTAGGAATGCGTTAAGGGGAATATCTTCTTCAACAAGCGATAACAAGATACTATCTTTAAAGGACGGAGAATCGTCTGTGACGTTCGTTAACCGTAATGAGGTGTCTAAGGTCTACAGAGGGCTTGCAAACGATTCTAAGGGTAAACTAGACGATTTGGTGGCGCGTTACAACATTTATGAGGCCAAGCCTCAACAGGTGGGTGGTATTGAGGGGGAGATTTTTACTGGAAGTGTCGATACTTAATATAAAATAAACATTATAAATAAAAAAAAGGGCGGTATTTCTACCGCCCTTTTTATTTGAGGTTTTAGGGTTTTTAAGAGCCAGTGAATGGAATTGCTCCAATCTTACTAGCCGTAAGGAATACTCCATTAGTTGTATCGTTGTTTCCTCCAATTTGAGTGGAGAAGGTCAAATCGACACTCTTGTTAGATCCAATGCTGGAAGAGAAGCTTTCGCTGTCTATTTTGCACCCTTTGAGTTCATACTTCAATGCATCTTCACTCGCGGTATTTTTCAAAAGGAGAGATACATCAAACTCTTCAGTATTATCCATGAGTTCCGAAAGGTTACGAGCGTTGACTTCATTCAGAATAGCGTTTACGCTTAATGTTGCGTTAACTGGGAAATCAACAGTTCTAGCATAAGCGAAACGAGTTCCAAGTCTTTGAATTGGCGAGCGGCCAAGTGGGAGACTCAAAGAAGCGCTTTGAATGTGGATGGACTCATCTACATCAGCCCCGCTAATATTCGAAATCGCTAAGCCGTTTATAGCGGAAATGTCAACTGCAATGTCCCCGGGTCGAAGAGCTGAAATAAGATCAGATTCTCCAGAGGGGTTAGCTATTGGTAATTGAGCAGTACCAGCGATCGTAGAGCCGTCAGTGATGTCTACAGAGGGTAAGGCAATACCACTAATTGGAGAGCCAACTCCGCTAACAGTCGCGGAACCTCCTTCGCCGACACTTGAATTAATATTAGAGCATTCCATAGAGACAGAAACAGTAGGTAAGCTACCAACTGAAAGATCTAAGGTGTAATCAGTAAGGAATGCATTACCCAAACCAATAACAGAATTTATATCATCTCCCTTTGTATTAACTGCATCTGAGCCGTCAGCAACAGTGGTAATGTAGAAGTTCTTACCAGAGGTAGAAACTAAGTGTCCTGAAGCAAATTGAACTGCTGCTCCAGTGCCGAAACCTAAAGCTGCTTCATTGAAGCCGTCTGTTGGATAATAAGTGAAATCCAAACCAACAGTAGGAGCATCCATGACAATGGAGTCGATGCGAGCGAGTTGCCCGAATTCGTTGACATCCTGCCTGTTGATTGTGAAGTTGTAGTTCGCGCTTTGAACTCGCGTAAGTTGTTCATGCCCATTTTGGCCAGTAGAACCTGCGTTCTCACTGACGTAAAGGGCTTCCGATTGATAAATTACTCTATTTCTGGCCATAATAAGTTATTTTTTAATGTTTACAATATTTTTGATGTTTTATGAAATTAAGAAAATCTAAATCTATATGCTTCTATGTCAAAATCAATAAATCCGACATAAAGATCATTAGCTAAAGACTTCCTCGCTTTGTCTGTTAATTTTGAAGTAGTTACAGTATCTACTAAAAAAGGTTTGTTGTTACTATACTCGCTAGATAGCGTATCGTATGAATATGTACCGTCTTTTAGGTCTCCATATTCGTTGTTGGGATGTCCACTCATAGGTATTGGAAAGAATACCTCGTTGTGAGAATCTCCGAAAATTGATAATACTCCATCTAATTTGTACGGGTCGTCTGAAAGAGTTACAGCATTTACACGAACTTTGGTACATTCTTCTCCCCCAAATGCAAAAGGCTCATTCTCCATTGTGGCTGTAGAAAGAAAAATCGCTGGTACAACTTGATCATACGGAGCTATTCCAGATTCATTGTATGTTGGGATTCTGGAATTAAGTTCATATTTGTTTTCTACAACTAGATCTTCTTCTGTTTCGTTTGTGAAGTAGATGTTAAAGTCTTTAACTGCAAAAGTTCCTGTGATTGTAGAGCTTGATGTATAGTTAGATCCTGTTTCCACAATACGTCCATTATCGTAGTCAATATAGTGAGAATTTCCTGCAATGCCTGTTGGTAGAGTTGCTCCTACAATTGATGAATCATTCACGAATTGTTTGTAGGGGCTAGAAAATGGAACGTAAGAATCGTCTAAAAAATTATCTGGGGTGTGATAGAAAGCGCCTGTTTGATTTGAAAATGCCTCACCCTTTTTCAACAAAAAATTATCAAACCAAAGCATAAACGAATTGGTAAGCGTATGTATAAATTGCTCTTTCATTTGATGTTATTAAGTTGTTTTTTATATTTATTAATCAAAGCAGATATGTATTGGGTATTTTGAAACCTCCCAGATCTCACTAAAGTTTTTGATTGCACAGCTTTGCCTGAGCGACCTTTATCTTTTCGAAGTAAGTAGCCGAGTCCCGATATGCCCGTCTCTATTCCTTGCGCCCAACTTCTTCCTGAAGCCCACGGCAATGGGGTCGCTTTGAAAATGTCTGAGGCTTCAGGGATAGTAACATTATATGTTACACCAATTTTAGCTTCTCCTGCATAATTATAATTCATGTTTTCTAGCATTTGGAGTATAGGCTCTATGGGTTTATCCGAAGCGTCAAAGCCTATAAAAGCAAAAAGATTAGAGACACCACCTAAAGTCCCACTAATATTAGTGCTACTTGGCCCAGCTATTAATTCAATAGTTACTGGATGACTAAGGAATTCTTTGATCATCTCAGATTTAACTTCAAGAAACTTTTTCTTAAACTCTTTTTCAAATGGTCTTTTTAAAGCTTTTGGAGCTTGTTTTTGTATAGCCATTTGGACATCTTTCGGTAGGGTAGCCATTATTCGTCAGTTGGAGTAAGTAAAAAAGTATAAAATTTATTTGTAGTTAATCCACGGGGGGAGCCATCACTCTTGATTGCAAATCTAATTCCGTCTAACTCAACCCTTCTGGCTTCCTGTAAAAACTCATAAGCGTCATTTTTTACCACAATTTTTACAGAACCATCTGGTAGGATAATTTTGTTTTGAGTGCCTCGTTGGTTTTCATTATTCGATAAATACTCTTCATCCATATTAACATAATAAACTCTAGCATCAAAAGTTTGTGATTCTGTAGTATATTGCACATTTGATCTAGAGCCTGTGTTAGTCCTACCATAAATGCTGTTATATTTAGCATTTGTAGAGATCACAGTTCTTTTCGAATTCTTAAAGACGGTGATAGTCCGTGCGAAAGTTTCATGCAATGTATCATACGTTGCATTAATCGCAGACTCCATATTAGAAGATAAAAAACCAGCCATGTAGATAATTACACATTTTTTGTTATAATAACTAGGATAAAGGATGAATGCCAAAAAAAATTTAAATAAAAAGTCTGGAGATGAAGTATCTTCATTGTTCAAGATGATGTTAATTATGGTGGAAGACATGAAGAAAGATCATGATTTTCACTATCAGAAGCTGTATGAAGCTATTCCAGAAAATTATCACCCAGTAATTAAAGCGGCTGATCATTTTACCCCAGATAAAGTTTCGTGGATTAGGAAGAGGATTTTGGACTTTGGCAACGAAAGTTTGCGTAATGTGCAAAATGAAATAGAAAATTACAAAGTTGAATTTATATTTAAGTAGGAATATGGAATTAAAATTACTATATCAGTTCACCGTCGATGAAGTTAAAGAGGTAGAAAAAGAATCCTCAAGGAAAAACCGAAAGACTGGTGAAGTTACGATTACTAAGAAAAAGGTAAAGGAAAAAGTACCTCTTGAGGTAAAAATCAAGAAACCTTCTCGTCGCCAGTTGGAAGATGCTGAGCTTCAATACACTATCGAAATGAGTAAGTGTATTAAGCAGGGTATCCTCACGAAAGCAATGCTTGCAAAAAAATATAGCGATACTGGAGGAGCTTTTACTGAAGAGGGAGAAAAAGAGTATGGCAAGCTATACAAGCAGATTTTAGAGTTTCAGAATGAATATATCAAACTTGACTCAGCCTCCAAACTTGACGCAAAGCAGAAAAAAAGGCTTGAATTCCTTAAGGAAGAGATCGCCAGAGTCAAAAGAGAGTTGGTTGAAGTAGAGACAAATCTACAAGGTTTATTTGAACATACTGCTGATGTCAAAGCTCAAAACAAGCTCTTACTGTGGTACGCTCTTCATTTAACTTATATCCAAAAGGAAGAAGATGAAGAGCCTATCCAGTATTTCAAAGGTTCTGATTATGACGAAAAGCTTGAGGATTATTATGATAAGGAGGAAGAAAACTCCGATGTTTATCAGCAGGTTATCAAACAAGTTTCTACCACATTAGCTTTTTGGTTTTACAACCAAGCTTCTTCACAAAAGGAGTTTGAGGAAATCATGGACAAAGTAGATAAGGGTGAGTTATAGTGACGAATTTTATACCTCCCTTATGGGGGAGATATTTGACGGATATAGCGTCTCGACCTTTGAAGGTCGGGACGTATTCGTTAAACACATAAACATAAGAGACCAGAAGTATATACATTCTTATTACGAAAAGTATAAGAATATTGCTTTATCTAAAGGTATTGAGTCTCAAGAAGACAGGGAGGCTTACATCAAGCAAGAGGATTTGTGGGAGGAGTCTGACAATATGAAGATACTGTCTCTCACAGAAGAAATTAAAAATCTTAAAAAGACAAAAGAATCTGTATTCTTGCCCTCGCAAAAAAGCTCTTTCCAAAAGACTATCGAAAAGAAGTCCGTTGAATTATACGATTTAAGGAAAAGCAAAGCTGAGATAGTTGGTTTGACCGCAGACAGTTACGCCTCCAAAAGATCTAATGATGAGATGCTTAGATTTTGCGTTTTTAAAGACCCCGACTTTACTGAAAATTTACATACCGAAGATGAATTTTCAGAACTTGAAGTTCGCCAAGTAATGTTATTAAGTGCTATCGTGACAGAATCCTCTGATAAAATGTGTGAGGATAATATTAAGCATGCTGTTTTGAGGCCATTTTTCGGTATGTATATTTCCAACTGCGAGAATCCTAGCGATTTTTATGGAAAACCTATAGTCGATCTCTCCGCTTATCAAATGAAAGTTGCTATGTATGGTAAGGTGTTTAATAGTATTTTTCAATACACCCAAGATATTCCAGATAACATCAGGGAAGATCCAGATAAATTGCTAGCTTACTCAGAAAGTCAGAGAAATAAAGATTCTAATAAAGGAGGAATAAAAGACGATTCGGATGCTTCAGCCGTATTTGGGGCAACTAATGAAGACATGAAGGATCTAACTAAAGATGCCAAGACTGTTTCTTTATCAGAAGCCGCTAAAAAAGCTGGCGGTAAGTTAGACATGAAACAAATGATGAGATTAGCAGGTCATGATGTGTAATATTAGTGTATATAAACACTAAAGGAACAAGATTATGCCCATCAAATTACCAACCGTCCAAACGGGTTTCGAACAAAGTATTGATAAAGCAGCTAAGAGAGCTGGTAAGAATCTTAAAATCAATATGGGGCCGGGGGCCAAAAGTATCGAGGGTTTAACTAGACCTTTGGGTAGATTAACTGGTAAAGCGGATGAGTTTACTAAATCTATGGAAGCGGCCAACGCCCGTGTTTTGGCGTTCGGTGCATCTGTTGGTGTTATTGCTGCTGTTTCAACAGCCTTAAAGCAGTTAGTCACAACGAGTATTGAAGTTGAGAAAAGCTTAGCCAACATCAACTCTATTCTAAATCAATCAGCATCGCAACTTGATGGTTTTAAAAACCAAATTTTTGATATTGCTAGAAATACAGGTCAAACTTTTGATACCGTAGCCGAGGCTGCTTTAGAGCTTTCTCGTCAAGGTCTTAAAGCTGAAGAAGTTACCAAAAGGCTTAATGATGCTCTTGTCCTTTCTCGTCTTTCTGGTTTAAGTGCTGCGGAGTCTGTAGCGGGTTTGACAGCGGCAGTTAACTCATTTTCTTCTGCTGGTCTGACAACCTCTGATGTGCTTAATAAAATCTCTGCTGCTGCTGCAAGCGCGGCTGTTTCTGATAGGGATTTGATTGAAGGTCTTAAGAGATCGGGGGCAGTTGCTGTTGCGTCTGGCGTAAAGTTTGATGAATTGATTGGTATTATTTCTGCGCTTCAAGAAAGAACTGCGCGTGGTGGATCTGTCATTGGTAACTCCCTTAAAACAATTTTCACTAGAATTCAAGATATAGAAAAATTAAATACACTCCAAGATCTGGGTGTACAGGTTACAGATTTAGGAGGGCAGGTTTTATCCTCAAGTCAAATTATTGAAAATCTAGCCCCAGTATTTGCTAAGTTAGATCAAGCGTCAAAAGTTAACTTGGCTGATAATCTTGTTGGTAAATTTCAAATTGCCCCTTTCCTCGCTTTACTGGAAGATTTTAATCAAAAAATCTCTAGGAGTGGAGAAGTTGCCACAACCTCTTTTAACGCTACTAACGAAGCTTACAAACGTAATGAGGTTCTAAGTCAAACTTTGGCTACCGCTATAAATACAACTACTGTAAGCCTTAAGGAGTTAGCTAACGCTTTAGGTGAAATAGGTGTAACTGACAACCTATCTAAGATAATTGGAGTCTTTAATAGTGTGGTATCTAGTATTACAGGTATTTTAGATGGTGAAGGAATTGGGTCTAAGTTCGCTAAAGGGTTAATTAAAGGGATTGGAGCTATAATTGCTGGACCCGGGTTAGCTTTAGCTTTGCTAGCTATTGGTAAACTTCTTTTAGATTTTGCTAAGTTTGGTACTGGAGCTTTAAAAACTTTCTTTGGTTTGAATAAAGCTGCTGAAGCTCAGAAAATTTTACAAGGCCAGATAGCAGCATCACTCCTAAACGATAAAGGTATCAGATCCGCTATCTTGTCAATTGAACAGCAGAATATATCTGCGGCTGAAAAGAAAGTATTACAGACCAAGTTCTTTACAAAAGCTTTAAATGAGCAGTTGATGGTCATGCAAAAAATGCAAGGCATCGCCATGAATATTGCCCCGGGGGTTATGAGGGGAACAGCCTCAAGGCGTGGTGGAAGAGCTGCTGGAGGATTCTTACCTATTGGCGCGGAAAAATCTGACATTTCTAGAGGTGTAGGTGGCGCACCTGCTTCTGCAAAACCTGTTGTTATTCCTAACTTCGCATTTGGTGGTGGTAAGCGGGGGACAATGGTTGCTAATAGTAGTGAATATATTGTTCCTAATTATGCTAATGGTGGAGACGCTATCTTTAATCAGAACATGGCTTCTTCAATGGGTCTTCCTGCTAACGCTAGGAAGGTGAGAGCCGCTAGTGGATATATTCCAAACTTTGCTCGAACGCTTTTACAGGGTTTTCGTGCTGGATTCGGTGATAAATTAAACAGGAAACATACTAGGGCTGATTTCTTTAAAGGGGATAAACCTAGAACAGACGAGATTAGAAATGTTATGGAAAAACATCCTAATAGCCCTGAAGGTAAAAAGTTACTGGCATTAAAAAACCGAGACAAAGATAAAGGCAAAAGATCCTTCATGGCTAACCAAGAGCCTAACAAGTCGATCATGCTTGTTCCTAGGAGAGAAAGATTTTTACTGAATGGGTCTGATCATAAATTTCTAAGCCCATTCGAGTCTGTTAAGAATGGAAAAATTGATTTCTTTGAAGGCCCATCATCTGGAATTTCAAAAAGATTGAAAAAAGACACTGTACTGGGTGGCAGATTTAAGACATTACTAACTTTGGATGGAGATATAGAAAAAGCTCTAGCCAGAGGAGTTAATGGTATATTTACTAAATTTAGAAAAAAGGCTGGGCCAAAAGCTTTTAAAGTTGAGCCTAACAAGATTACATCCGATAATATTAAAACAATAATGGAGAAGGGTGGCCCGGGAGCGCTTGGAGCTATTAAGGGCGCGACTTTTGAAGCTTTAATGAGGGCTATTGTTGGAGGAGTAAGTCAAGATGCCAAAGAAGGAGAACTTGATATAGATTTCTCAAAAGATGAAGGCAATATTCTTGATGTAATCTTTGGTATCCAAGGCAAAAACTTTAAATTTGGAGATTTTAAATCTTCACGCAGCGGGGGAAATAAGACTAAATTTGCTAAACAAATTCTTAATAACGTTGCAGGTAAGGTTGCAATAAGTAGAAAGGCTAAAACGACTAATAGCAAAAGTGCTGCCTCTGGTTACATACCTAACTTCGCTGAAGGAGCTTTAGAAAACGCTATTGGTAGGGAAAAAGCTGCTGGTTTACCAGTGAGCCAAATTAGAATTAATCAAAGCGGCAAACTCCGCAATTCCCAAAACCCAATGGGTCTCGCGGTGACTAACACCCGCGATGAGCCTACTGGGGCGATTCCTAATTTTGTTGGTGGTGTCCCTAGCATGGGGGGACTAATGGATAAAAAATTTGAAAAAGCCGCAGATTCAGCTGAAAAATCAGCGAAAGCTTTAGACAAGAATACTAACAATTTAAATAAAAACGCTAAAAGTTCAGAAGGTCTTACTGGTAAATTAATAGCTGTACAGATGGGTATGAGCTTATTTAATTCTGGATTAGGAGAGGCTACTAAAGAAACAGAGGGCTTTAAAGGTAATATAGCTGCTCTTGGTCAAGGGGTTATAGCAGCGACTCAGACATTTTTTATGATGCAAGCTATGGGGATGTCACCCGGGTTTAGACTGGCGGGGAGCAGGAGGTCTATGGCTACAACCGCTCTTGCTGTTCGAAGTAAGGTGACTATGGGAGCCAAAGGGGGGATGCTCAACAAGGCTACAAAGGGACTTGGCGGTTTCATTGGAAAGTTAGCTGGAGGTTTTGGACGACTCGTTCCAATTATAGGTACTGCTATTACGGCATTTATGTTACTTAATCCTATAATTAAAAAATTAACTGGAGATAGTATACTTGGTCATATTGGAAAAGCTTTAGGGCTTATTGATACTCCAGCGGAAAAAGCTTCGAAAGCTTTGGGGAAGTTAGCTGATGAGGCGACAAGAAATTTAAAGTCGGGGGCTGACCCTTTTAAAGATGCAGCAGCTGAGATACGAAAGGAAATAGCTAAACAACAGGGTATTGGAGTCACAGATGAAGATACTGCGGGATCGGTATTAGTAAAGCGAGCTGTCGCTATGCCATCAGAAAATTTTGCAAATCTAAGAACTACTCAAACAGTAAATGAAAATGACGCTGGACCGATGACGGGTAGGCAGTTCAGAAGGGATCGCTTGGTCAACATACGGTTTTCGAAAAAAACAAGGAAAGTTGGTGAAGACGTTTTCCTGAGAGGGTCGGATACTAATTTCAAGGTATCAGGTATACCCGATTCAAAGATAATTGAAGAATCTGATAAAGTTCGTACGCAATTTATGGTTTCAATGATTGGTACTTTTACCGACGAAGAAATTGCCAAATTAGTTAAAACTGGAGACCCTAAAGCGTTTGCAAAGAAAGCCCAAAAAGTATTTAAATCTTTTGATATAAGCCTTCAAAATAAAATATTAGACAACCTCACAGATCTTGTCGGGCTTGATCTGACTGCGACTGAGAGAAATAAAGGTGAAACTGAAAAATTAAAAGTAGACAAAAATACGCAAATTTCTCAACTTATCGCAGCTGGTGTTAAGCCAAAAAAAGATAGAGAGGCTGACTTAGAAAAACAAAAGCAAGATGATCTAATCAATGTAGCTAATGCTAAAGCTCGATTAAAGGCGACAATTGAACTAAGGAAGTTTCAATTATTAAATATTACAGACAAAAAAAATGAGCTAGAGGTTGCTCAGACATTAGGCACTCTTACACAAAAAGAACTGAGAGATGAACAGCTTAAGGTA